GTCGCTTTAGCGGTAAGCGCGAGTGGGAAGAGTGCTATGATGGTTGGGATCTAGCTGATGCTATTAAGGATCTAGGTTTTGTTCGTCCTGATGGCAAGACACTGATTCAGCAGCCTCACCTGCGCTTTGATGACAAGCATATGTGGACTCTGGACCACGTTAAGGGATTCACTTTGGGCAGTCCGCTCAAGGCATTCCGTGCCCTAACGCCTGAACAGCGTGAAGTGGCAGCAGCAGAATACCGTAAGGGATTCAAGGTCAATCCGATCTAATGCTGATGGTATATCGGGGAGTTACATCCCCGATATTCATATAAAAACCCAGGACTAAACACCCTGGGTTTTTATATGGATGTTAAATACCAATGTAGTTCAAAGGTAGAACAATCGGCTGATAACCGATAAACGAAGGATCGTTACCTTCCGTTGGTACCAAGAATAATGGGGGATTAGCACAGTTGGGAGTGCGTCTGCTTTGCAAGCAGAAGGTCGTCGGTTCGATCCCGTCATCCTCCACCATTAAATAGAAAATCGCCCCCATAGTTAAGTGGTATAACAGTTGCCTTGTAAGCATCAGTTCGCAGTTCGATTCTGTGTGGGGGCACCAAACATAGGGCTGGTAGCTCATGATGGTTAGAGCAGCGGACTCATAATCCGTTGGTAGTGTGTTCGACTCACACCCAGCCTACCACTAAATAAAGTTTTCGGAGTGTAGCACAGCCTGATAGTGCGCCTGGTTTGGGACCAGGAGGTCCAAGGTTTGAATCCTTGTACTCCGACCAATTCATAAAGGAATGTATATGAGTGATGGTGGTAAAGGATCTGCGCCGAGACCATATAGCGTGAGCAATGAAGAATACGCTTCTCGCTGGGATATGATCTTCCGCAAGGATCAGAAAGAATCAGTTGATTTGACTAAAGAATCAGTCGATAGTCAGTCGAAACAGGAAGAAGAAAAGAAAGTGTCTCCTTAGTGTAACGGCAGCATACGGGTCTCCAACACCCTTGGTCGCGGTTCGAATCCGTGAGGAGATGCCAAATATATGCGGGTGTAACTCAGTGGTAGAGTGTCAGCCTTCCAAGCTGTTCGTCGCAGGTTCAATCCCTGTCACCCGCTCCAATTATTTACTTGTCGCTCGATAAGTACCATCCCAATCAGTTGGCACTCCAGCTGACTTCATTTCATTGCAACGATCTATCCACAGTTCGTAGTAATGATCCATCTGGCTCAAGAAAGAGCCTTTCAGTTCTTTACAGTAACGTATTGCTTCATCAAATTGTTGCGTACGGTAAAGTTCTAACATCTTATTATGTTGTTGTGTCTCAAACACATATCCGGAATTTTGCATCATCCAGTCATGCCTTCCGACAACAGTAAAAATCCTAACTCCCTCTGTTTTTCCTTTTACTGCAATACAGTCTAGTTCTAGTAGTGCATATTCATCTTCTGTTTGTTGAGCAGTTAAGGTGCCAAGAATAATTCTTACACCATAGCCCTTACTCTGACCTTCCAATCTAGATGCTAGGTTAACAGAGTCACCGAGACAAGTATAATCAAAACGCTGATTACTCCCCATATTCCCAACCACAACGACGCCAGTATTGATGCCCAGACCCATACCAAAGGCAGGGATACCTTCTGGTTCAATTTCTCTATTAAATTCATCTAAACTCTCCATCATTTGTAGTGCTGTTTTCAAAGCCATCTTTGCATGGTTTGGTTCATCCAATGGTGCATTCCAGAAAGCCATCTGAGCATCACCGATATATTTGTCTAATGTTCCATTGTTCTCAATAATTTTTGCAGTCATCGCTGTCATATAGCGATTCATAATTTTGGTTAGTCCTTGTACATCTTTTCCATAGTGTTCAGATATTGCTGTGAAGCCTCGAACATCGGTGAACATAATGGATAACTCTCTTGACTCACCACCAAGTGTAAGTAGCTCAGGATTTCGTTGCAACTTTTCGACCAATGCGGGAGAGAGGTAGGTTCCGAACTGTTTCTTGATTTGCAGTTTGGCATTGAGTTCAACAAGGAACTTGACAATGTACCCATGGAAAGAGACAATGGTAAGGGTAAGAATCGGGTACACAGCATCAACCAAATAGCCTGATCGAACAAAGAGTTCATTACCTCCATAGTAGGTGCTGACGGCGAAGATGATTGCGAAGATGTATCCATGTTTGAACCTCGTAAGGTAGAGTGAAAGTATTACTGCTATTACGATGTATAGTAATTCTGCTCCAGTCGCCCAATCAGGTCTGGTGATGTTATCACCATTCAGTAGCGTGTCGATAACTGCACCCTGCAGATAGTGCGGAAAGACTGCTCCTGCTGCGGTGGCTACTGGATTATTGAGTCCATTCGCAGTAAGACCTACAATTACAATACCACCACCGAAGTCCTCTGGTAATTTCGCAAGAGAATGTTCGATTGGTTTGTGTTTCCAACTAACCCAGATTCTGCCCAGTTCATCTGTCTCGATCTTTCTGAATTGTGGAATGCGTACTGCTTCAATTCCTGTTGGGTTTACCTTTACCTGGAAAGATGGATCACCAGAAGCAACTCTCAACGTCTCAAGACTGATGCTTGGGTATATTTGATCTGCAACAGAAACCACCATTGGCATTCTTCGGGTAACACCATCAATTTCTGGTAGAGTGTTGACCACACCAATACCAGTGGCATTTTCATTTACTGTTTGCACATTTGGCTGAATTGCCTTATAGTGTACACCAACATCACCCTCTCCGATAACTGACACACCTGGTCGGAATGCCTGTGTGACAGAATCAGTTATTTGATCATTTACTGCTAGGTGTGGGAATACTGTTGGGTTTTCTTTTAGTGCCTTACCTAGTTGAACATCTTGACCAAAGCGATCAGCATCTGGCAGGTAGACATTAAACACAACCAAGCCAGCATTACGATTATACAAATCTTGTATGATATTTGCATATTCATTTCTTGGGAAGGGGAACTGACCTTTTTCTCGAATAAACTCATCGTCGATATTTACCACGTGCACTTGTTCAGAGACGGTGGTATCCTTTGTTAATAGTTGGTCGAAATATCGTAGTCTTACAGATTCGACAAATCCAGGATCGTATATTCGAATAGCAACCATCAAAATCATTGTCAACAATGCAGTCCATGGCGATAATATATATTTCTTCATTTTGATTGTTTGATGTTGATCTTATTGGTTGTGAAATCCTGATTCTTTATATTTATTGTCTTGTTGTCTTGCGTCAACGTGATATCATACCCACGGTCTTTGCTAATTAACATCACGGCATCCTGTCCCATATGGCGTTCAATTTGCCAGTAGTAGTTCTTGTCAAAAATGTAAACACTATTTGTTGAGTTGAAACCAACTGCAAACAAATTCATATCCAAATTATCTAATACATTTGTTAGATAATTGGAGTCAAGTGCATTGACATCTAATGAATTAAATTTCAAAGGATCAACATATGGTTTGAGGTCCAACGCATTAAAATCCAATCCGTTAAATGATAATGCGTCTGCTCTTGATGATGTTTCCTGAACAATCTTTTCCATTATTTCTTTTGGCGGAGAAAGTATCATCATATTATCAATTGCAGATTCTGATAATAACAAGAGAACTGGCTTGAGTGGTTTAATCTCAGACATTCTCGTTACTGTTGCCTGAAATGCCTGGTTAAGCAATACTGTTCCTGCAACAGTTTTCACTTCAATCTCACCAACTGATCCATCTACGTTTGGTAGAAGTATTATGGTTGAAGATCCGATCTCATCTACGGTCATAGTAAAGGCAGTGCCCCGAACTGCAATAGATGCAGTTGGGGTACTGATTGCTACATTCTTATTATTCTCATGGGCAACAGCACCTGATGCATAACGAACAGTGCCCAGAGCCACTCTCATCACTAACTTACCTGTGCCTTTAGATTTTGGGTCATAGACAAAATCATCAATAACTAATTTTGAATGCTCAATGACCCTAACCTTGGTGTTATCATCGAAAGTTATACCAATAACACCATTTACAGTTTCCACTTTATCCATAGGCTCGATGCCACCATTCATCTTGGCACCAATTTTGGATTTCTTTCTTTCTATTTCACCGCTGCCCTTTTCCTCAGTAATTGTTCCTATAGCAGCAAAACAATTAATGCTGAACGATAGTAGTAGAAGTACCAGAACCTGTGACATTCAATGTGACCTGGTTAGGACGAGTTGTTCCATCCTGTGTTATAGATGCAGTATTGTTGCTGCCGATAATGTTACTCTTAAAAGAGTGTCCTGTCACATTTGAAGTACCATGCGCACCGATTTGTGTTGTGGTCATTGTATTTGAGTTCCCCACAATAACGACCTCATTGAATGTATACTTGCTATTGATGGTATTTGTAATAGTATTTGAACTTCCGGTGGCAGTCAATGAAAAGTTATAATTACCTGCGTTCGCCGACGTGCCCATATTCAAGTTATGGGTATTGTTGTCTCCGGTGTATGTCAGATTCAATAAACCAGAACTCGTACCGAAGTTTCCTTGGTTAAGAGTCAAACTGTTTCCATTACCTATTTGCGTGATGTTTGCAGTTGAATCACCACCAATGAAGTTACCAATGATGGCGTTGTTCATTCCGTCCTGTATGATTGTGAGAAACATTGAGTTTCCGTCAATCTCGAATGCTGGGGTCAATAGACTTGTTCTGTCTCCGACGCTGTTGTCTGACCCAGTTTGTGTAATGCTGACACTAGAGTTATCTGCATCGGTCTGGTCAATGTAAACGGAGTTACCACCAGAATCTGCCGCCATAGTCAATCCAGAGATCATCATAGTAGATATCGCTGTCATAACAATATTACGGTTAAGGGGTTTCATTTTAGTTTAATCCTTTTGTTTTATTTGAAAGTCCATAGTTCTTTTCTGCGTCCTTCATAAACCAATTCTTCAACTGCCAATTCAATCGCAGATTTAACTGCGAATACACCAGGTTCAGTTGAAGTTACACCAATCTCGTTTTCGAATGCCTCAGTTCCCTTCTTGAAGAATTTGAATGTTGATATTGAATTAGCAACACTCAAAATTGTTTTCTGTGTATTGACAGTAAGAATAACTTCACCTGTCTGTACGTTAATTGCTCGGAGTGAAATTGTTACAATATCTTCTTGGTAACTCGTTTGTGGTCCAATTCCCAAGTATGCTACGCCGAAACCACCTGTCTTCTGGTTTGAGTCATAAGATACGATACTACCTTCAACAATCATACCTGCATAAAGTATTGGACGAAGTATGTTTTCTTCTTTTGCCTCATCTCTTGCACTTCTGATCAGTTGACGTTCTTTTAAGAGATTGTCCAAATTGACTCTCTCGACAATTCTAAACCACTTACCATCACCGACATCTGCCAGTGCCTTCAACAATAATGCCTCACCACCTTGCGTTACTGCGGATGAGAACTTGGCAATGGTGTTAGAATCTTTCTTCTGTCCTGTTTTATCTGTAAATGAATATACTGCAATAACAATTGGTTGCCCTTTAGCTGGCTCAGGAAATGGTCTTTTGAATTTCGTTGGTTGCATCAATTCAGCAGGTTTAGCATTCTGCATGATTGGTGATGTTGAGCAACCAACAAGTAAAGAGGTTACACCAATGAGAAATATAATTCTTAACATTTACAGTCCAAATGTTCCAACAGGTATAACTATCTGTGTCACATTTCCGTCTTTGTCCGTGACTGTCAAAGAAATCTGGTCTGCATTTCTCGTGTATTGAATCTTATTACCTTCTAGGTTTATAGTTCCACTATTCTGTGGATTCTCACCGAAAAGATTATTGACTAGTTGGGTTGAAAGTTGAGCATATACTCGACTCTCAAAGTTGTTTAAGAATTTCGCAAGATTTGTATTTCCTTTGGCAGTCGCAGCGTCGATTACTGCCTGTTTCCTGGCGGAAATTATTGCTTGGTTTCTTGTGTATTCTGTGTTCTCAATAGTTTGGATGTGCGAAGAATATCCAATACCAGTGAACTGAGGAGATTTGAATTGAAATACTTGTTGGGCGTATGTATTATTCGTCAGCAGTATTACTGTGCTTAGTAATATTCTTTTCATTTTTGACTTCTCGCATCATCTGTACAATGTTAATCTTTTGGTTTAATCTAATTAAATCATTATCTAACATTCTGACGCGATCGATCATAGCAATCAAAACTGCACTGGCTTCACCCAAAACAGGTTTGATTTCTTGTGTCGCCCACTTCCATACATAATAAATAAGGTAACCCATCCCGCCTGCAGCGACAATAGGAAACCCATATTTGTTTATCAATTCAGATATATCACTCATTTTTCATTTCTTGTTCTAGATACTCGGAAAGGCGATATAATTCAATAATCACTTCTTGTGTATCCAGATTATTCTTGCATTGTTCGAGCAGGTAAGTTATGTCAATCTTTCCTGGCATCATTCTTCCCATCAGCTCTGGCAATTCTATCCACATCAGGTTTTATTCCCAATGCATTTGACACCAAGGTATCGATTCTGATAACGTCATGGTTCATCGTTTTGACTCTGTTGTCAAGTGCTGAAATTATGCCGATTAGACCCCTGACAGAACCCGTAACACCTGCTAGAATGAACTTTAGAGTAAGGAAAACGAAATAACCTGCCGCTATTGCTGCGGCAATTGGAAATCCAACTTCAGCGACAAGTTTAAAAAAATCCATTACTTTATTTCCCTATGCTTTATTTAGCTGTATTTGTAGGGTATACTATATACATGTTATGACTTTTCTTATTAAGGATTATTATGAATTACATTCCAATGAATCGAAACATTATCGTGCGCTGTTCAGAAGGCTCGAAGATTACTGAGTCAGGTATCGTGCTGCAGAATTCACAAGAACAAGAGATTGCAATTGTGATCGCAACTGCATCTGATGTTGATGAAGTTTCGATTGGTGACCGAGTTCTGGTGCATTGGCCAGACACGATCAAATTAGAACTCAACACATACAAAGTTCCGATGAATAATGTGTTGGCAGTTTACGAAGAATAATGCCTTGTTAGCTCAGTGGTAGAGCGGCTCCTTTACACGGAGCGGGTCGGCGGTTCGAACCCGTCACAAGGTACCATTATAACGGAAGTGTGTCCGAGTGGTTTATGGATGCAGTCTTGAAAACTGCCGAATCAGAAATGGTTCCGTGAGTTCGAATCTCACCACTTCCTCCAGAGTTGAGTTATTATGAAAAGAATATGGGGTTTGTGGGCTAAGGCTCTTGGCGAGAAACAAGGGAAAACTGATTCAGACGCAGACAAAGTCGCTCTGATAAGAACTGCCATTGTTCTATTCTATATAACAACCAATCTGTTTATTATTGCTGGTGTCGTAAGGCACTGGTAGGGAGAATAAGACTCGGTCAGTACGGTGGGACGTGCAGGTGGACAACACATGGACAAGGTTCGAATCCAAACTGAGTTTTTAGTATGATCGTATGAAGTAATTAGAAATGAGTTCTGGACGCGGGTTCGATTCCCGCCAGCTCCACCAAAAGCATATTCTGGCTGGTATCGGCAGTAGCCAAAAGGTCTTAGTATGCTTTTGATGGGGCTGATCAGGTTTTCGACAGGGCGAAAAGTATATGCATGGACGATCCAGTAGGCGATGACTGTAAATCAAGCAAAACAACGTAAATGCAAACGACAGCGTCTATGACGTCGCATTAGCTGCCTAAACTCAGCTTAGGGTTTCGGTGGGTTTCCTAGTAACAGAATTACCCACCACTAACAATTGGGGATTAGTTAAATGGTATAACATCGGATTTTGATTCCGAGATCACAAGTTCGATTCTTGTATCCCCTGCCAGTAGTTATAAATAAACTTATGACTATTCCAAAATACAAAAGTATATTCATATCAGACGTACATCTAGGTACGAAAGACTGCAAAGCAGCGACACTTAATGATTTTCTAAAGAACAACAGCTGCGAAACTCTATACCTCGTCGGTGACATTATCGATGGCTGGAGGATTCAACAGAACAAGTGGCGGTGGAAACAAAGCCACACCAATGTTATTCGGAGAATCCTAGGTTGTTCAAAGGACGGTACGAAGGTAATATACATTGCCGGAAACCATGATGAATTCCTAAGACCACTGTTATCCTATCACATTGGATTTGGTCTCGTAGAGATAGCCAATCAGTACGAGCACATTGGAGTTGATGGTAAGAAATACCTCGTAGTCCATGGTGATCTATTCGATGGTATTACCAGACTAGCACCTTGGCTCTCATTCCTCGGTGATCGCGCATATGATTTTATTCTTAGCGCAAATACTAAGTTAAACTGGGTAAGAAGAAAACTTGGATTTGGCTACTGGAGTTTAAGCAGATTCCTAAAGTATAAAGTAAAGAAAGCAATTGATTTTGTTTTCCACTTTGAAAAGAATATCGCAAAGTACTGCGCCAAACGAGGTTTTGATGGAGTTATCTGTGGCCATATCCATCATGCAGAAATCAAAAACATCGATGGTGTTGTTTATATGAATGATGGTGACTGGGTAGAATCGTGTACGGCATTAGTTGAGCACCACGACGGAACCTGGGAAATAATTATGTGGAATCCGCAGGATGAATGATCGCAAGACAATTCTTATTATCACTGATAACTTACCGGACCAAATAAATGGCGTCGTTACAACTTTCAAAAACATTGAAACGTATGCTGATCGTGATGGGTTTGATATTGTTTATCTTGATCCCAGGCAGTTCAATTATATTAGTTGTCCTGGCTATGCTGACATTAAACTCTCAATCCCGATTAAGATTGGAAAAAAGATTGAGAGCATATCTCCTGATTTTATCCACATTGCTACGGAAGGTCCAATCGGATTTTTCTCGCGATGTTACCTGGATAAGAAAAGGATAAAGTACAATACAAGTTATCATACAAAGTTCCCTGAGTTTCTGAAGGAGTTATATGGTATTCCAGAATGTATCAGTTACGCATACTTTCGCTGGTTCCACAAACACAGTGGGAAAGTTCTAACCACTACAAAGACCATGGTCCAAGAACTGGAAGAACATGGATTTGGTTCTAGAATAATCCCATGGACTCGCGGAGTTGACAGAAATATATTTGACAAATCTCTTCGATCACAGTATAATGGTAAGGTGTTACTAAGCGTAGGTAGGGTAAGTAAAGAGAAAGGTATCGAGGATTTCTGTTCTCTGGACTGCTCGAATGGTGGCATTAAGAAAATAGTAGTTGGTGATGGTCCATTGCGAAAAGAATTACAGGCAAAATATCCAGATGTGGAGTTCGTCGGTACGAAACGAGGAAAAGAATTAGCAGAGTATTATGCCAATGCAGATGTGTTTGTCTTTACGAGTAGGGTTGATACTTTCGGTATCGTGATAATTGAAGCATTATCAATGGGTACTCCAGTAGCAGCATATAAAGTTCCTGGACCAATTGATATTATTGAACCTGGTGTCAATGGATTTATAGGTGAAGATCTTGTTGATAGTATAAATAGCTGTTTAACACTCGATCGAGATTTGGTTGAGAAGTCAAGTAGTAAGTGGTCTTGGCAAGAATGCTGGAATATATTCAAAGAAAATCTAATTTCTGTTCAGAGAGTCGGCTAATATGAATATCACAAAAGAACAACTAAAACAAATCATTCCAAAAAATCCATACGTGGATCATTGGCATGGTGTGTTATCTAAACTATTCCCAGATTATGGAATTGACACTCCAGCCAGAATGGCATCATTCTTGGCTCAATGTGTCCATGAATCTGGTGGATTCACTACCCTTAAAGAAAATCTAAATTATAGACCAGTAACTCTTCGGAAGATTTTCGGAAAGTATTTCCCCACGGATGCACTGGCTGAGGAGTATTGCAGCAAGCCAAACAAGCAGGAAGCAATTGCCAATCGAGTTTATGCCAATCGTATGGGTAATGGTGACGAGGCGAGTGGTGATGGTTTTCGTTACTGTGGAAGAGGTCTTATTCAGTTAACTGGTAGGGACAATTACTCATGGTTTGCTGCGAGTATAGAAATCAGTCCAGAAGATGCATCAGAGTATCTTCAGACGTTTGAGGGTGCTGCGCAATCTGCTTGCTGGTTCTGGGAAAGCAACAATTTAAATACGTTTGCCGATGCGGGAGACCTTCTTACAATGACCAAGCGCATCAATGGTGGTACAATCGGAATGGAACATAGAAAACACGAATACGAACACGCAATGAAAGTATTCGGAGGTTGATATGGCTTGCGATAAGAAGATGTTACTTGGTGCGTTGATCATATTACTCTTACCTCTGTCATTGGCATTTTGTGGTGGAGACAGGTTTCGCTATCCATGTCAAGATCCTAAGAATTGGGATGACGATATGTGTAAGCCACCTATTTGTGATGTTACGAGAACTTGTCCAGAACATATTTTCAAAGGACAGCGAGATCCTAGGTTGGGACCTCCCGAACCAGTAAATTTACCAGCTCCGAAAGTAGGAGGAAATTGTGGAAAATAAATTAATGTATACAGAAGAACAATTAATGGCTCGATTGAAGTTCTTCATCGGGATTTGCTTGGCATTGACATTGACGGGAATTATTTTCGTCATACTTTACTCAATCCTGTTCATTACTCAACCATTGAATGCGATCAGCCCTATTGATCAGAAGTTCTTTGAGATGATCATTCCGATTGCAACTTTCCTGACAGGCACCTTGTCTGGTATTATGTTGGCTGGTGGTGATAAAGATCTAAGAGCGAAGGCACTTGAGGCAGCAAACAAGCCACCTCCTCCAGCTCCTGCTCCAGTTGGATTCCAGCCTGGTTTGTCTACGACTGTAAATAACGGTATGGATTCTCCAGTGTCGAGATATACATTCACCCAGACTCAATCTTTCGCTGAACCAATCGTTGGCTTCAATGGAATGTTGGCTCCACCTGCTGCACCGCAACCACTTATCTAGGAATAACTATGATCAAGAATATCTTATTGTCCGTAACATTAGCAATTTTCTCAATTGGTATTGCTCACGCTGAACCAGAAAAGAAGAAAGTTTGCGTAGAACAAAAGAACCAAAAGACTGGTAAGACAACTAACGTGTGTAAAGTTATCAAGATCCATAAAAAACTAGAAGTTGCTCCTGTCCCTGAAAAGAAGAAGTAATTGTATGGATAGTTGGCCGAGTGGTTAAGGCAGCAGTTTGCTAAACTGTCGCTCAGAAATGGGCGCATAGGTTCGAATCCTATACTATCCGCCAGAACGTGACTAAATTATTAGTGCGTCAACTGATGAGGTATCATTATGAGTAATCCAGAAGATAAAGTAAAACACAGTCGGCGTTTCTATGATGTTGAAACTCACGTAGAACGTCGCAAGAAATTGATCAAAGCAAAGTCAGTGTACTTTGATGGTCACTCCACTGATAAACAACCCCACAGACTATACAAGTGTTCAGGAATGAACTGCGGTAACTCACATTGCGTAATGTGTGGAAATCCTCGGAAGTTTCTCAAGGAGAAAACTATTCAGGAACGATCCTTCGAGCAGTTACCAATTGATCTTCTTGGTGAAGATCTAGATGATGAGATTAATGAATTACGATGAGATTATGATTAGATTAGCGATGAGATTAGTGTATGATGAAAATTGATATAGATGAACTACAAAACTTTATTGAATCACAATCAGAGACTACTCGGATTTATTTCGGGGCAGACTCCGAACGTGTCAATGTAAATGACGTATGGATGGTAGATTACCTTTTGGTAGTTGCGATTCACATTGATGGAAAACATGGAGCCAAGGTATTCGGAGAAGTGCATCGTGAACGCGAATACGATAAGAGACTTGACCGTCCGAAGATGAGGCTTATGACAGAGGTGATGAAGGTCGCTGAGTTGTATCTAAAGTGTGCAGATTTTCTTGAGGATAGACATGTAGAGTTACATCTAGATATCAACCCTCTGGAAATACACGGAAGTTCCTGTGCTCTCAATGAGGCAGTGGGCTATATAAAGGGTGTTTGTGGAATTGATCCTGTTGTAAAACCCAATTCCTGGGCAGCAAGTATTTGTGCTGACAGAATCAAGACCATATTCCCAAAATAAACTATTAACTACTGAGGTAAATTATGGAAGAAAAGAAAGTATTCGAATTTAATCTGGCTCTTAATCTAGATGAAGTTAACACCGTACTGACCGCACTGTCATCGGGGCAGTATAGCGTAGTGTCGGATCTCATTGCTAAGATTCGTGCACAGGCTTTGGGGCAGATGCCTCCGGAGCAACCAGTTGAAGTCGCTGACGAAGTAGTTAGCGAATAAGTTACCCACCTTAGGGCACGTTAGTCGTCACGGTTATAGGCGTCCGAGAAATTTCACTGTCGCTCGTCAGTCGACCCAGTATAAAGTAAGCTGGACTAATTCATAGGATTCATTATGTTAAATCTAACACTGATTCGTGGTCTCCCTGGCTCTGGTAAGTCCACTGTTGCTAACCAACTATTAGCTGATATTCCAGGCACATATCACGTAGAGACTGATATGTTCTTTACGGATTACAATGGCAACTATGAATGGAATCGCGAGAATCTCGCCGCTGCCCATGAATGGTGTCTAGATCAGACTCGTAGGGCATTACGAAATGATCTCCAAGTATTCGTATCCAATACGTTCACTACCCTCCACGAACTCCGTCCATACTTCGCTCTGGCAAAAGAGTTCGAGATTCTTCCTACAGTTATTCTCTGCCAAAATGACTGGGGGAATGTCCACGATGTCCCTGTTGGAACTATCCTCAACATGAGGAAGCGATTCGTCTACGATATTTCATCACTCTTCCAGGAGTAGTTTACTTTTATTCAGTTTCGAGGTATAATAACTTATCGAAACGAAATTAGGAAATAAGATGTTTGACGAAACTAAAGTTCTGGAAGTTGTCAAGAGTGTAACAGACAACGGCGCATATTTCTTCCAGGGCACTCTGTTCCTAGAGACCGAGGATCCTGAGATCGCAGTTAACGTCTTCATCGCGATCGCGGAGAAGATCACTGCTGCTCTTGCCTTCGGTAAGGCTGGCCAGGGTGAAACCTACTACGACTTTATCTAAAAGTTTAGTTAAGGAGTATATTATGAAGTTTCGCGTAATTGTGAATGGCGTGCATTTCTTCTCTACTACCAAGGCCATCCGTAATGGCATCGGTGATCATTACGAAACCAATGCTGCACTCCAGAAGGCACTTGTCTGCCTTGAGACCCCAGTAGTTCGTAAATACTTTGCTCCGGCACCAACGGTAAAATCCAATGGCATCGCTGGCACCTGGGAAGGTATGTCTGTTCAACTTGATCGGATTTAATATGGAAGACCATCTCAAACACTTCGCTCTCCTAGCACTGGAGAATCCACATAACCCATACTCTGAAGTCACCAAAGGCGATATCCATTGCTTTGATGACACGGAGTTGTTTCGGTACACGATGTATGTGGTGACTGAATGTTTCTACATTATGGAGACACTTCAAAAGAATATGACTCCTGAAGAGACTAGAGCAGCAGAGATGTGCGCTGAGGCAATTCAGAAAGAGTTCAAACCTGTTATGGATAAAGTAGTAGCCAAGTAAGGAGCCAATATGTCAGGTGGTCATTTTAATTATGAGCAGTATCGTATTCAGCGCATTGCAGACTCAATCGAGCAATTGATTCTAAGTAATAATTCAGATAAACTTGATGAGTATGATTACCCTATCGGTCGCCATTACTCAAAGGAAACTATCAAAGAATTCGAGATTGGACTAGATCATTTGAAGAAGGCTATTATCTATGCACACCGCATTGATTGGTTGGTTTCTGGTGATGATGGTGAAGAATCATTCCATACAAGATTGAAGAATGATTTGGAGGAAGATCCAAAATGGTGATGTACTGCTATCCTAAAAAGAGGTACGTTGTTGCTACTGGAGTTTGGCGGAATACCCGTGGCGGTGGATTCAGGAATTTCCTCACCACTCCTAGTCTTCAACGTGCATTGTCAGTATATCGCAGGTGCAAAGTGAAGACAAGGCAGATTGATGTTCGTGGGCGTGGATTCAAAGCATATGCACTGATGTGGGAGAAGATGTGATGACTGATTTACGAAAAGCAGCGCAGAAGGCGCTGGAGGCTTGGGATATATATCAGCAATGGCCGCTTCCTATTCGCCCAGACAAAGAGTTTGACACTCTCCGCGCTGCCCTCGCGCAGCCTGAGCAAGATCCTGTGGCGTGGATACGCAACGAGGGTGGGCTGTTTGGTAGTGATTGGACGCCTCTCTACACCAACTCACCCCAGCGCAAGCCGATGACGGACATGGCAATTGAGCGCGCATACGATGAACTGCTATCACAACCCATGCGGGAGCAGGACAAAAGGGTGATCGTCAACTTTGCCCGTGCCATCGAAAAGGCGCATGGGATTGGGGGTGATGTATGAGTACTTCTGATTGGATTCTCCTATATTGCACTGTAGTTGCTTTTGGCTTGGGGATTTGGATAGCAAAATGAAACCACTTTACAAAACAGTCAAAGTAGTGTATGATGCCCATACCGCAGAGTACAAGGTCTATTATCGTAATTGGTTTCGTTGGCACTATGATCGCGGATATTTTGTTAGCAAATATATGTCTCCTAAGACCGCAAGAGAAAGTGCAATTGAACGTGCCGAATCTCTTTTGGAGACAGTTGAAGTATTCCGGAAATCTTATTCTCTGCCATGGAAGCATATGAGTTCTTATGAATCAGAATGAACTAAAACCAACAGAATCTGAAGTAATTATCGGCAGACTTCGAAAGAAGATTGTTAATTTGATGGACCAGAGGGATGGGTATAAGAATGAACTGGTTCATTATCGTGAGGTACTTGACCATCATCCTTTCCGTGAGCGAGAATATAAAGAATATAATGCTAGAATCAAAGAACGTGAACGAGTTAAAGCATTGGAAACAAGAGTCAAAGAGCAGGAAGAACTTATTAAGTTGCTGAGGAAAGAACAATGAGTGAACAAACTGATATTTACACTTGTAAAGCACCAATTCCAAAGTTTGTTGGTATGTATAAGATTGGCGGAGACCAAGGTTTATGTTTTTCGTTCGAACGAAAACCAAAATGGTTTCACCGTAAGATGATGCAATATTGTCTTGGTTGGGAATGGAAGGACACAGTATGAACGAACGTATGCTAGAATTAGCCCTGCAAGCAGGTCTCAAGAAAGACCATGGTTCTGATCGTGAGTATATCGGTGATTTTGATTGGCGACAGTTTGCTGAGTTGATTGTGAGGGAATGTGCCAGGATTGGCGATTTAAAAGAACAGGACCATGAAGATTATGATCCTGACATATCAGTTTGGTGGTACATGATGCAGCATTTCGGATTTGAATAATGAACGAAAAAATACGACAACTTTATGACACTGCAATGGTCGCAGCTGGCAAGGAAAACCAATTCGAAACAACTCATCTGCATGTAGCAGAAAAGTTCGCCGAGTTGATCCTACGGGAATGCTGTCTTGTTATTGAGAAACACTATGAACCAGTGTATGATGGGCAACTTATCAAGAGATACTTCGGAGTAGAATGATGGCACGTAGAACTAATCTTAATCTCAAGGCAGAATTCAGAGAGTATTATTTGGAATCCTTTGCGAATCGTCCCACAGGAATCTATCATGAACTAGAAGCCGCATATATCGCTGGTGCTAGAGAAATGGCTCAGGACACTCTGGATACTCTAGGTGATTATGCCTGTGCTTGCGCTGGCTTGGAACCTGAACTAATCAAGCCAGAAGAAGTATATGATCGTGCGGAGCACTCTCTACAAGTTTATTACACTAAGATTCTGGATAATGCCGAATGAGTGAAGATCTAGTCTACCGTCTTAGGAAACGTGCTGAGATTCGGCGAAAGATACTTACTCGCAAGAGTGTGCAGGAAGGTGAACCAGATCGAATCGCTGATCTCCTAGAAGAAGCAGCGAATGAGATCGAACATATTCGCGAAATTCTTGATATTTCCCGTTCGGTAAATAATACCCCAAATGGAAATAATATCATCCAATAATTCCCGAACGGGAAATCTATATGTTTAGTTTTATACTGAGAATCTTTGTTATATTATTTTCTATTTGTTCCTTATCCTTGATAGCAATAGTTATGTTAGTTCCGATAAATATGTTTATTAGCGGAGTAAAGAGTTTAATACTTTACTTTTTGCCTTGATCAAGGTATAATACATTTATGAAATTCAAAGGTAAAGAAGTTCTTGCTCATTTGATGAGGCAGAGAGTCAATGGTCAGGACCAGTGGTTCTGGATTAACCCAATTACAGGTTCTTGTATCTCTCCGAGATTTGATATTCAGGCAGCTGCTGATGAATGGTTTAATAATCTTGCAGAAGCGCACAATGAGTCATATGATTTTATAAACAGGCTTACGAATGGCAAGATATATAAAGTAAAGGCAGTAGTTGATTTTACTGCCATACTGTCATCGACGAAGATTTGCCCATTCGATGTTGAGCAAGAAGGTAACACTCTTTCTGCTAATATTCTTGGTCTAGATCTTTATGATGCCAGGGTTAGGTTCCGCGAATATTTCGACGTATTAGAATGGATTGAAAATGATCAAGAAAATCAAACTTGAAGAAGCAGTTGCATTAACTAAAGCAGAGGGCGCTGAGTGTATTGACACCGAGGTACTGCTTTGTGGATACTTCGATACTTGGATAGTTAAGTACCTCGGTGATGATTATCGGTTCCGGATGTATACCGATAAGTATAATTCTTGGAATATGTTGAATCCGCAAATGATTGACTTGGCTAAAGTTAAACTGGTAGAGAAAATGGTAGTAACAACTGAATGGGTTGAGTGCGAATGAAAGTTTATATTGGTAAACATCCTTCATATTTTGGTCCATACCAACTAGCAGAGAAGATCCTTTTCTGGATGGACAAGGAGAATGACGAACGTGTGCACAATTTTGGTCAGTGGCTCGCTGGTGATTCCGATAAAGTTAAATCTCTTAAGGGTATTCTAGTAGAAGACATCCAGTCTAATTCACTGTGCAAGTTTCTTACTTGGGTAGATTCCAAGAAGAAGCGCAAGATAGAAGTACGTATTGATAAGTATGATACCTGGAATATGGATGGTACTCTTGCCTATATCATCCTTCCAATGCTGAAGCAACTACAGGCATCCAAACATGGCTCGCCTTATGTTGATGACGCAGATGTTCCGGAGAATCTTCGTTCAACTTCTGCGCCTCCGAAAGAGGAAGAGTGGGATACCGATGGAAATCATCACCTTCGTTGGGAGTGGGTTCTAGATGAGATGATCTGGGCATTTGAGCAACATCACCCAGATACTGATTGGGAGAAGCAGTTCCACTCTGGCGAGCATGACTGGCAGTGGAAAGAATCAGAAACTGAGTATCCAAATCCACTTACTGGCAAGACGGAAAAGTGCTTGCAGATGTTGCATGGTCCAAACCATACACATAAGTATGATGCGGAAGGTGCTAAGGTTTATTCAGACCGAATTGACAATGGGTTCAAGTTATTTGGTAAATACTATCGTGGACTCTGGGATTGAATTTACACTTGTCAAAATGATACCTCGGCATATTATTACCGCCACCAGTCTTTCCGCAATGTGGGCAAGTTACTATTGGTCTAGGTCCACGCATATTCTGTTTATGATTTTCTGACTTAGGCTTTCGCAGATTCTGTTTATGCTCTTCTGATAAAGATTTACCAGTGTGTGCTATTGACATATTCTGTTTATGCTTTTCTGATTTAGGAACACACATTTTCTGTATGGACTCTTCTGAACAAATATGACCAGAGGATCCCTCTCCACCATCAGTTCTATTGAGAAGAATTCCAGTGCTATTATCTTTTCTGCCATACCAGTTAATATATCTTCTCTCCAGAGCAAATGCTCCAAGTTCTGATAAATTGGTCTCTAAGAAAATGATTTTGGTTTTGTCTTTTGGGACTGGTGTTTTGCCGTGTTTGTCAAAGGCTCTATTGCCTTTACCCTTACCAATGTAGTAGGGTGTGCCGTCAGATTTTCTGACGTAGGCATAAACGTAGTAAATAAGTGAGCTGGACATAATGGTTCCTTACTGTTGTTGAAATGTCTAGAGGTACTGGGAACGGGAATTCCGCGAGTACCACTTATTTAGTGTTTTATGGAGCTTGCGATGAATAATATCATCTCTACGATGATTATCTGGATAAAATATGATTATAGATCAAATAATTTTCGTTTTTCGGTTGAGTTGGCTGCTTGGGTTATTAGCGTTGGGTGCGCTTTTACAATGGCTATCACAGTACCCGATCCACCTCTTCAGTCTTTGTATCCTCTTTGGATTCTTGGTTGCTCTATGTACGCTTGGGCAGCCTATACTCGCCGCTCTTTTGGCATGCTCGCGAATTACATGCTCCTAGTCTCGATTGATACTATCGGTCTTTTACGAATGATTTTTAATTAGGAAGTTAAATGTTAAGAATTGACGGTAAGAATAATATCTCTTGTACAGTTATTGCAGATTCAATGACTGCTGGTAGTCGGATGGTAACTATGGAACTGGAATATCCACGATTCATCCACGCAGAGTTGATGACGCATCGGATGTTGAGTAAGAATGCCGCTAGTTCAAGAGCAATTCCTATTAAGAAAATGCACGAGACTATTACGGAAAAGACTGCAATGCCAGTACATTGGGGAAAGAATCAACCAGGGATGAGTGCCAAAGAAGAAGTAGATGATCTCGTGAAGCTGGGTGCTGAGGGTGTGTGGAATGCAGCCAGGGATTCTATGCTGAGCCATTCCACTGTTATGAGTGATATGGGACTACACAAGCAGATCGCCAACAGAATCACTGAGCCATTCCAGATGATGAAAACTGTCATCTCTGGAACCGAGTGGGCTAACCTGATCTGGCTTCGCCATCACGCAGATGCGCAACCAGAGTTCTACGAACTAGCAGATTGTATTGTTAAGTGTCTTAAGCAGTCAGAATCTATGTTGATTGTTTCTGGCGAATGGCATACTCCATATGTTCATCGCTTCCGTGATATCGATGGAGTTCTTCAGTATCTGGATTCCAATGGCGAGAAGTTGAGTAAAGAAGATGCAATCAAGGTATCGTCCAGCTGCTGCGCCCAAGTATCCTACCGTAGGAATGATGATTCGCTGGAGAAAGCCAAGGACATCTTCGCTCGATTGATTGAATCCGAACCAATCCATGCATCTCCTATTGAGCATCAGGCGACTCCAATGAAAATCAAGAATGCTGGACTATATTCACAGGATATGAATCCAACCATCTGGGAAGAAGGCATTACGCATATGGATCGTGACAAGAACTACTGGTCTGGCAACCTTCGTGGATTCATCCAGCATCGTAAACTTATCAAGTGCGAGGCGAAATGGGGATAAGAGATTTCCTAATAGAACAGGTCCACAAATTAAATGTGGACCTAGGCTGGCCAGTCATGGAAGACCTACGTACCTGGTCCAACAAAGATCTGCTTGAAGAGTTCGGAAACCTATCAGTTGAAGTATGGCGCAGGAAAAATCTAGATGACGAATCGTAAGAGTTTGGTTGATGCTGTCGTAGAGATGGCATTGGAGATGGAAAAGACCGATCCAACGGACTTTGGAATGTTGCCTATCAGTGATGAGGAAGCATATCGATTTATTGCGAATTCGGTCTTAGATAAGGTAATTGACGTAGAATCCCCCATCGAGAGGGAATTAATGCTACTTTCAGCCTGCACCCACCTTGTAGTGGAAAATTTCGTCCTGAACCAAAGGCTAATGCGTCGGAAGTGATTTACTTTTATTCAATTTCGAGGTATAATAACTTATCGAATTGAAAAGGAAAGTAAAATGACCCGAACCGAAGTCTACTCCACTCTGAAGAAAAACCACCCTGACGCTACGAACATCTATAAGAATCAGTTCGGCGAGTGGGAAGTGGATATCGAAGAAGAGTATGAAGTGGTGACCCTGACCTACAAGGTCGTGGAAAGCGATCTGCGGTTCATCAGCGAAGATCGTTTCTTTCATTGCTGCTGAGTAGTAGTTTACTTTTATTCAGGTTAGCGGTATAATAAATTATTGAAACGTGAAGGAAAGAAAAATGACTGATTATCTGATGAGCCAGGGTTACTCCGCTGAAGAAATCCAGACGATCCTAGAAGAAGTTGAGTACCAGTATGTTCGTGGTGGTACGTTCTACTCGGAACTGCTCGACGAAGACCTCGAGTCTTGGGTCGCTGCTGATCCATACGCCTACGAAGGTGAACCAGTTGACATCGAAGTGTTCGAAGACGTCCCTTTCTAATCGGAGTATATTATGACTGTTTCAGAATTGATTGAAGTGTTGCGTGGTATGGACCAGGACAAGGAAGTATCGGTCTGGGATCCTGAATGGGATTCTACAACCTGGGTCGACCGCGTGGAAGAGGAAGACAACGAAGTGGTGATTTACTGAGAAATATATTATGAAAAGATTCAACGTATCATTTACAATGGAACTGGACGATGAGTTGCCGACAGGAGAAACCATCGACTACACTTCGAAGGTTCTCCATGGTTTCATTCTTCAAGCATTTAATGGTAGTCTGAATGATAATGAATACATCGAAGATTTGTTAATCCAGCCGGAGTGAATATGAGTGAACTCTTTAGCATTATCTCTGCCCTGAAGGTTCATCCTTCAACGATCAACAAGCAGCAGATCCTCGAAGCCAACAAGGACAACGAAGTCCTGAAGGCAGCATTCAGTATGACGGAGAATCCGTTCTACAATTACTACATCAAAGTAGATAAGGCTATCTGGGAAGATGTTCCTGGCGGAGAGGAAGAAATTACATTTGAGTTGCTAAATTCTGTCTTTGACCAGCTGGCTGGGCGTAAGGTAACAGGGCATGCTGCTCGAGATTATCTGGCAGGTGTTTTGACTAGCCTGACCAAGAAAGACCGAGCAATCCTCCATAGGATCATCAATCGGGATCTGGAGTGCAATGTCGGTACTGCCATCTGTAACAAAGTTTGGCCAGGTCTGATTCCAGAGATGCCTTGTATGTTGGCATCGAAGATGGATGAGAAGGCAGCTGCATCAGTTGTTCCGAACAAATATGGCTATATCGTCCAGACAAAGATGGATGGTGGTCGAGCGATGGCTACTGTTAACTTCGATGGTTCAGTAAACATTCGTTCGCGTAATGGCAAGGAATTGCTGCTTTATGGATTCTTTGACACTGTTCTGAGTAAGTTCCCTGGCTATGTGTTTGATGGCGAGTTGGTCGTTATGACAGATACTGGCGTAGAGGATCGTAAGACAGGTAATGGATTCTTTACCAAGGCAGTTCGTGGTACGATTAACCAGAAAGAAGCATCGCGTTTCCGTTATGTTGTGTGGGATATGATTCCACTGGCAGACTTCAATGCAGGTAAGAGCACGGTTCCTTACAAAGAACGTCTCAGTAAGTTGATCGATGCACAGTCGCTGATGACTCCTGGCATTGTTCATCTGGTTCAATCTCGAATCGTTTCTACGCTTCAGGAAGCCGAAGTGTTCTATTCGGAAATGCTCGAGCGCGGCGAGGAAGGCGCGATTCTAAAGTTCGCTGATATGCCTTGGGAGGATCGTCGTAGTAAGAAGATGATTAAACTCAAAGAAGAAAAGGATATCGATGCAGAAGTAATTGGTGTTACGGAACACACGAAGGTGCCAGGATGGGTCGGTTCTTTGACCTGTAAGACCGCAGATGGTCTGGTGCAGTTTGATGTTGGGTCTGGGTTCACGGAAGTGGATCGTCAGAAACCATTTGATTATTATTTTGGGAAAATTGTGAAATGCAAGTATAATGCACTGATCAGCAATAAGACATCGACTACCAAGTCTTTGTTCCTGCCGATCTTTGATGAAGTTCGTGATGATAAATTGACTGCTAACTCTCTGAAGGATTTGAAATGAATGCTATTGAATTTGCTACGGCTATGTCTACCAATGTCTACTCAATTGAATTTGAGAAAGTAGATGGTACGATGCGCAAGATGGTCTGTACGCGTATGAGTGAGAAGATTCCATCCGAGGCTGCGCCTAAGAAGGAAACTGTTATTGAGGAAGCAACTACTGCTGTTCCTGTGTTTGATGTTGACCTCGAACAGTGGCGTTCGGTTCGACCCAATTCGATTAAGACTATGGAGGTGGTGTGATGAATGTGAATTCTTTGGATGAAGTTGGTAAGAAGGCTCTCAAGGACTTCTGTGTTGAGATGAGTTCGTCGATGTTTCGTGGAGAAGCAGAACGTACTCTTCAGAGGGAAGCCATCAAGGACTTCGCTGATAACTATGAGATCGATAAGAAGATCCTGCGTAAGATGGCACGAGTTTATCACAAGCAGAATTTCTTCACCACTGTCGAAGAACAGAATGAGTTCGAGGCAGTTTACAACCAAGTATTTGAAACAACGAAAGCAATTTGATGAGCACAGTTATTGAAGATGTCGAGTACTTTATGATCGCAGTTGGTCAGACAGTTGCTCATGATAATGGAACACAGGCATTGCTGTATCGCAAGTTGATCCTGGAAGAATATACCGAGCTACAGGAAGCATTGAGTGCTGAAGATGATACCGAGACAGCAGATGCTATTTTTGATCTCTGCTGGGTCGCTATTGGCTACGCAATGTCTCGTGGTTGGGATATGCCAGCAATGTGGGCAGAAGGTGCCCAGAGCAACTTGAGCAAGATCGATCCGGAGACTGGCGTAGTCAAACGTCGCCCTGATGGCAAGATTCTTAAGCCAGACGGATGGTTGCCTCCTAACTTCGCTCAGTTCGTCTAACGAAGGTATTCCAGATATGCGTAAGAGAAGTAATACCATCTCAAGGGTAACTAGAAAAGTTCCTGAGAACACATTTACTCAGACAATTTTAGGTAAAAGAGAACAAACTACATTCAACTGCAAATGTTGTTACGAAAAATTACTTATCGGAGAGTCATATCTGGAATCAAAGAGCAAACGAAAACATGATAATCAGATTCGCGGGATTTGTGTTTTCTGTTGGGATTTAACTAATGGTCGCGTAAAACAGAAAGAAAAATCTGACGCATCTCTAATGGAGTTTCTCAACACCTAATAGTTTTTACTTTTATTCAGAATTCAGGTATAATATATTACTTGAAAGGAAATCTGATGGCGTGGAATCCACCCGAGACGCGAGAAGAAATTAAGGATACCCTGTTCTTTATGGGCGTTCCCTACGTATATGAGAAGTTGATGGAGCCACGAGGACACGTCTACTTCTTTGAACTACCCAAGGAAAATTTCATCTCAATCTACAGCCCGAACTATATGAAGTTCAACAAGAAGACGTTCAAGAGTCCCTATGATCTTAAACGAGAGATCATGCGCGTGTTTTCCTACCTACTTTGAAAGAAATATCATGTCCGTAGTCAGCTTCTCTACCTCTCCTGTTGAACTCGCTATTAGCGGAGTCACTGGTCGCCCTCTTTGCTACCTAGTCACTACGGTTCGACATTCTGGTCAAAAGATTGATATCAGCTCCAGTAAATATTACTACGTCCCAGAGATCAATCGCTTCGTGAGCCATCGTGGTTCGTATGCGAAAGTCTTGACCGTAAATGCAACTGGAACATATAACTTCAACAAGAAACTACCAATTGGTGCTTATCAGTTTCGTCCTTCTGCTAACCTCTTGCATGAAGAAGCAGAAGGAACATTCCGCGGATGATTTACTTTTATTCAGTTTCGCGGTATAATAACTTATCGAATTGAAAAGGAAAAGAAATGGCTACTACCGCGAAACGTCTGGCTCTTGTTGAGAAGTTGATGAAGAAGACTGGCGAACCAGAGATCAACAATCTTCGGTACCAGGCTAGTCTGATGCATGCTCTGAACTACTACAACGCGGAGTTTAACAACGCGCAGAAGAAGGCATGGTTCCTGTCTTACTTCAAGAAGGAAGCAAAGTTCCCTACGAGCCAGATCCACGAACGTGAGTTCCGTACTGCTGGCACCCTGTGCCGTATGCTGACTCTGGGTAATGCTCTTGAAGACAAAGAGCTGGATTTCCTCAACAATGAATTCGACCGTATCAAGAATCTGTCGAAGCCAGATGTTGTGGAAGTTGCTGTAAAGAAGGTCAGCGTTCAGGATCTAATGGAAGATAAAGCCAAGGAGTTCGTTGCTGACTTCAATGGCATCCTTGATGAGTTCGTGATGGATCGCAAGGCGATTCCTGACATCGATCGCCTGATGAAGACTCCTCTGACGACTCCTGTGGCTAACAAGGTCGCTCTGAAGATCCAGCGTACCTTGCTCGAGTTGCGCGAGGCAGTGGCTGGTACCGATGAGTATCTGGTCGAAGGCTACAGCAACTTCAAGAAGACCGAGCTGAAGAAGTTGCTGGCTGCATACGAAACCCTGACCGAACGTCTGACCCAGCTGAAGAAGGTCGTGGTTCGCAAGACTCGTACTCCGAAGGCAAAGCCAGTCGGTGTGATCGTGGCGAAGATGAAGTTCGCAGCTACCAATGATGATCTTAGTCTGAAGTCAGTCAGCCCTACCTCGATTGTCGGAGCTGATGAGTTGTATTGCTTCAATACTAAGACTCGTCGGATGCAAGTCTACAAGGCTCTTGATGGTATGACTCTGACCGTCAAGGGTACGACGATTATGAATTTCGATATGGAGAAGTCTACTCAGAAGACTGTACGTAAGCCAGAGACTCTGTCTAGTATTACTGATAAGGGTAAGCGTGTGTATGGCCAGTTTATGAAGGCACTGACTGCAAAGCCTGTTGTACCGAATGGTCGGATTAATGCCGACACCCTCCTCCTCGCTACTTTTAAGTGAAAGAATATGGCAATCCTTATTGATTATAGTCAGCTAGTGATTTCCAGTTGTCTTGCCTTCGGTTCTGATATGGATAAAGGCAAGGACACCAAGAAAGCAATTGACATCATTCGTCATGCCACCCTGTCTAGTCTGTTGAAGTATAAGACCGACTACTCAGCCAAGTATGGTGAGGTAATTCTCTGCGCTGATGGTGGAAAGAACTGGCGTCGTGGGTATTTCCCATACTACAAGGCATCGCGCAAGGGTTCGCGCGAGAAGTCCAATACTGATTGGAATACGATCTTTTCGTTCGCCTCTGAGTTGCTCGGAGAACTACGTACGATATTTCCATACCGAGCTATCAAGGTCGATGAGGCAGAGGGTGATGACATTGTGGCTGTTCTGACCAAGTATCTTACGGAGAATGACACAGTTCAGCAGGGATTGGTATCTGATCCTGCTCCGATCCTGATTGTATCGAGTGATGGTGACTTCAAGCAACTGCATAAGTTCAAGAATGTCCGTCAGTGGAATCCATTGATGAAGAAGTTCGTGGCCAAGCCAGAACCAGACTTCCTCCTTGAGAAAGTTATCAAGGGTGATGCAGGTGATGGTGTTCCGAATGTTCTTTCTCCGGACAATATCTTTACCGTAGAGGGTCGTCAGAAACCAGTTACGGCTAAGGTAATGGATCGGTTCAAGAGCCAGAATGGTTTGTCTGATGTTGATCAACGCAACTTCCAACGCAATCGAACTCTGATTGATTTTGACTATATACCAAATGAAGTACAGGAGAAAATTCTCTCTGTATATAATGAGCAACAACCGAAGCGTGATCTCAATGCCATTATGAATTACTTGATGGAACATCGCTGCCGACTACTTCTAAATGACCTACAGGCATTCTAACTATGAGCAATATCTCTGAAATCCTATCTGCTGCCAATACTGATATCAATACACTCAAACAACACATCGGTAATAGATATCTACGTAATCTAATGGAAGCGGCGTATATCCCTGAGAAGAAGTTCGTTCTTCCAGAAGGACTTCCAGAATTCAAAGGCAATCTACAGCACCCAGATCAGATCAGTGGTGCTTTCTGGCAGATTGCTAAGAAACTTGACACCTTCCAACGAGCAGAACTACCTGCTATACGAAGAGAAAGTATTTTCATCCAGTCACTGGAATCATTGAGCGCGATTGATGCCAAGATTCTTATTGCTGTCAAGGAACAAACACTTCATAAGATGTTCAAGACTCTTACGTTGAAGAACCTAAAGGCAGTTGGATACTTCGCATAATGTCAAAGTTCGACCAGTTCTATATGAATGTGGCCACTGGCGCGGCCAATCTCAGTCATGCCAAAAGAGCACAAGTCGGGGCGGTGGCTGTCAGAGATAGAAATATCCTGGCATTTGGCTACAATGGTACTCTTCCAGGAACAAGTAATGTCTGTGAAGATGAGCATGGAAATACCAAGGCAGAAGTAATTCATGCTGAGGAGAATCTTCTTATGAAGATGGCCAGGTCTTCAGTCTCAGTTGAGGGAGCAGTTGTATACGTGACTATGGCTCCCTGCATCAACTGCTCCAGGCTTATGGCCAATGCAGGAATAAAGAAGGTAATCTACCGAGATACATACCGAGACTTATCCGGAGTTGACCTACTCAACAAATATGGCATCGAAGTAAAGCAATTCCAAACTATTCTTGACCAAGAGCAGAAAACAGTGTGGAGTGTCTTGGACTAACATTTTACTTTTATTCAATTTCGAGGTATAATAACTTATCGAATTGAAAAGGAAAGAAAAATGAAAGTTGGTGATCTGGTTAAGTCGTTTGATTTTGTCGGCGAATATTCTTGCTACATGCTCGGTCTGGTGACCAAGATCTCGAAAGAGAACAAGACTGTGACCTGTAAGTTTGTCGCTCGTGTGGTTCGCGGAGAGCCTGTTCCGGCTGATGGTCTGGAAGAGTTCACTGCTCCTCTGAATGGTGCATTCTTTATGGATCGCCCTGAGTTCAAAAGGATTCTGGTCTGCAAATGAAAATCTACCTTGATATGGATGGCGTCCTCGCCAACTTCAACAAGAAGTATGAGGAAGTGTTTAAGATCGATCCAACTACGGTCGCCAAGCGATCTGCTGAATCAGATAAGAACTTCGAGGAGTTCATTGTCGGATTCCGATTCATTGAACTTGACTACATGCCAAACGCAACTCGGCTGCTAGAGTTCGTCGATGGGCTTGATGTTGACGTCGAGATCCTGAGTTCTTCTGGTGGCGCCAAACATCACAGAGAAGTCGAATATCAGAAGAAGATCTGGTTGAACAGCAAACTTCTTCATTACCCAGTGAACATTGTTCCAGGTGGTAGCAAGAAGGCGGCATTCGCTGCTCCGGATCATATCCTGATTGACGATACGGAAAGAGTTGTCAACAAATATCGGGCAGCTGGTGGTGTCGCTATTCTGCACCGCGATGATGATATTGATCATACATTTTATGAACTGACGAGGATCTTCGGACAATGAACAAGCAAGAAACTGAACTGCTAACTATTACTCTTGAGGAGTGCTCTGAAGTAATTCAGGCTATCTCCAAGTGTTTCCGATTCGGAATGGACGGCCAATGGCCAGCTGGTGCTCCGAGTAACAAACAGCATCTGGAAGAGGAGATCGGAGATTTGATGTGTATGATTGATATCCTTGAGCGAAAGGGTATTATCGATATCGATGCTGTGCATGCAGCGACTCTGAACAAACGTGATAAACTATCTAAATGGAGCAATGTGAACATATGACTACCTATACAAGTGAAGTTATTCTCGATCCAGAAACTGGTGAGTACATTCTTGATCTTCCTGTTGAAGTTACATATGAACTCGGCTGGAACATCGGTGATACCCTAGACTGGACAGTAAATGATAATGGTCAAGTAATTCTTAAGAAAGTAACTAAAATGAAGACATATGCCGTAGAGACAGTTTCCTCCTTCCGTCATGTATATTTTGTCGAATGTGAAAATGAAGAGCATGCACTGGATACTGTAGCAATGGAAGAGGCTGAACATTATTTCCAGCATCATCTTGGTGAACATGTTATCACTGCTCGAGAAGTAGACAAGAGCGATATGGTTAAGATCATTCGTGAGACAGAACAACCTAACCTGACTATGGAAGAGTTCGAAAGTAAGTCATGGATCCAGAACTGTGTTCACGTGGTTGACTATACCAAATGAATGCTACCTTCGTGATCTATAGCAGCGACACGGAGGCGCTGGCTAGTATGGATGAGATTGTGCGGAGGGTTATATCTAAATCCCTCGGTACAGTAGTCATTACTCCAAATGTAGACGAAGAACAGAAGATGTATTATGAATTTGTCATCAATGTCGAAAGTGATAAACTAAATTTCGTATGAACATCTTTGCTCTTGATAATGATCCGAAAATATGCGCTGAGTATCATCTTGACAAACACGTCGTTAAGATGATACTCGAATATAGTCAACTTCTCTCAACTGCCCACAGACTACTCGATGGAAAACAATCTGAATCCCTCTCCAAGACAGGTCGCCGCACTACTACGTGGAGACTGGACGATGACAGGGACTCTCTCCTGTACAAAGCAACTCACAGCAATCATCCCAGCGCAATCTGGGCGCGTAAATCTTCAGGGAACTACCAGTGGCTCCAGACTCTGTTGGCTTGTCTCTCCAAAGAGTACACTTTCCGTTATGGAAGAAAGCACAAGTGCGAAACAGATGGACTTATTGCCCGTCTAGCAACTCTTCCGACCAATATTCCTATTGGTGATATTACTCCAATTCTGTTGGCTATGCCTGATGACTATAAAGTAGCTGATGGAGTTGAATCCTATCGTAATTACTATCGTCTTGGTAAACCACACATCCATTCCTGGAAAGGGAAAGTAGCTGGTCGTCCGATTCCCTCCTGGATTTGGTGCGGTAAATAGAAAGTGTGTTAAACTTTAGGAGGGCATATGCCTCTATACGATAGACGATGTTCGATCTGTGAAGCAGTGTTTGAGATTAGCTGCAAGATCAGCGAGAAGTCAAATGAATTTGCTTGTCCTGATTGCAATTCCACTGCAGGAGAATGGCAGATTGGTTCACCAATGGCGATCGCACCAGATAGATTGGGGCGTGGTAGAGATGGTGGTATGAATGAGGTTCTCCAGAAAATCCATGCGGCAAATCCGAAGGGTACTCTGGGCGAACGGAACTCATTTTAATAATCCATAATTGACAATACCTCTAGCATCCTTGACGTAGTTCTGGGTGCTAAAGTCATTTGCATCTAATAAGAAAGAAAATATGGCAACAAGAAAAACTCCAGTACAAAGACGCGATGAACAAATTGATAACGATGAGACAACGAATCGTCATCAGCCTGTAAATAATGCTCTGAAGATTAAACTCGATCATCTCAAGACATTCGAGCCATTAACTGATAATCAAGGTAAGTTCTTCGAACTATATCGTGGCGGTGCATATTGCGTTGGTTTGTTTGGTAGTCCAGGTGTTGGTAAGACATTCCTATCAATGCTCAAAGCAATTGAGGAAGTTCTTGATAAATCGAATTCATTTAAGCAAGTAGTTGTCATCCGAAGTGCAGTCCAGGTTCGTGACCAAGGATTCGTTCCAGGCGACTTGGATGAAAAGATGGCTATCTATGAACAGCCATACAAAGAGATTAGCCAGACGTTATTCGGTCGCCCAGATGCATGGGAGAGACTGAAGGAACAGGGTTATGCTCGCTTCATCTCTACTACTGCTATTCGTGGTATTAGTATTGACGATGCCATCATTATCGTCGATGAGTGCCAGAGTATGACATGGCACGAACTGAGTTCAGTTATTTCTCGAACTGGTCATCGATCCAAGATTCTGTTCGTTGGTGATTTGAAACAGAATGACCTCGTGAAGACAAGGAATGATATCTCTGGTCTGAAGCAATTCCTTGAAGTGCTATATACGATGCCAGAGTTTCAATCTATTGAGTTCACACCGGATGATATCGTTCGAAGCAGTCTGGTTAAGAGCTTCATTGTAGCATGCGATAAGTTAGGGTACTGATTACTATATCATCGCTACAGTTGAATTATACCTTATGAAAAACAAGTGTAAAATAAATTATGAAATTAGTTGAGTATGATGCACTGAAGTCGGTCTGTAAAAGGATCGACTCTCCCTCTGGTAGAAAATACCTAACTCCGGAGGGAAACAGTTACCCCTCGGTCACGAGCATTATTAGCATAATGAGTGAGGAGTTTATTCGTGCCTGGAAAGAAGCAGTGGGTGAGTCTACGGCCAACGAGATTAGCCGAAAGGCAGCTACGCGTGGTACATTGATCCATGAGAACTGCGAGAATTACCTCCAAGGCAAACCTCTGACGTTTAGTATGTTCGAGCAAGAAGAACGCAAAATGTTCGAGAATCTAATGCCAGTTATGGAGTCGATTGAGGAAGTGCATGCGATGGAATCCGTGCTCTACTCAGATACTCTTAAGTTTGCTGGCACCGTAGACCTGATCGCCAAAATCAATGGCGAGCTGTGCATCCTGGATTGGAAGACCAGCGGTCGTTATAAGTCCTCTGAGGACATCCCAAACTACTTTACCCAGGCAGCGGCGTATGCCTATGCCTTCTGGGAAATGACAGGAATTACTGTTCCGAATATCGTAATCGCAATGACTACGGAAGAATTTGGTTTACTTTTATTCAAGGAACCAGTGAAAAAATGGATCCCTGAGTTCGTCGAAATTCGCAAGGAATACGCTCGCCAGCGAGGTTGTTGATTTTACTTTTATTCAGTTTCGGGGTATAATAACTTATCGAAACGTGAAAGGAAAGCAAAATGCGTCGTGTTCAAATCGTCAAGGGTCTCAAGAATTCCCAGCGTATTCGCGTGATTATGGATGGCATCGGTTATAATTCTACCGTACAGGATTCTCTGGATGGACCATTCACTACTCAGAATAGTGCAATCCACCTGGCTCTGGAAAAGTTGGCGAAGTCCTCTCCAAAATCTACTGGGCTTGCTACTCGCATCACGACCTATGATAGCAAGATGCGTGCAAAAGAGTTCGATATTCAAATTGATCTGATCTAGGAATAGAGTTTACTTTTATTCGGTTTCGCGGTATAATAATTTATCGAAACGTAGAAGGAAATGAAAATGCAAGTTTATTCTCTTATCGGTGGGTCAATGTTCGGCGACGACCTTCTTGGCGTGTTCTCTACTTTGGAACAACTTATGGACTTCGTGCGTGCTGGTACTGGTCGTGAAGAATATGATGGTGCTTGGTGCTATGATCGCATGGGCTATGTTCAGTCCGAACTGGGATCGTCTATCGATGTCCGAGTTGAGTTCGTTGATGTTGAGTTCCGTGATTCTGGCTTTTACGCCTAAGGAGAAAAGACATGAAGGGTGGCACTCTGTTCTATCGCGTTATTCCTGCTGATCGTGATCGTGGTTACGTTCTGTTGACTGGCTGGGCTAAACCTCTGAATCGTGCTTCGAGTTATACGAACAGTTCGCTGACTGCTCCGAGCCGAGCATCTCTGAATGCACTGCTCGCTAGCATCAAGGCTACTTCTGGTGCTGATACTCTGGTTGATGCAACTGAACCAGGTATTGTCAAGAGACTGGCCAAGTTGTTCGGTGAAGTTCCTGTCGTTACTCCTGAGGAAACTGTATGATCCCCATCTTTGATCTGAGTTCGTTTTCGTATAACAAACAGACGAAACATCTGACGATGTACAATGAAGCCACAGTTCATCCGGAGTTCTTTATTCGGTCGAACCACACTGGACGCACTGTTCGGTTCATCGTTGATCAGGCAGATATGATTCGGAATGAGTTTTACGATGGCGAGATCGCTACGTTCATTCCCTATGAGTATGAAGAACGAATCAATGTTACCCGTGTTGTAATTATTCGAGGAGAAGGTTAATGTCTGTTATGTCTAATCTCGCAATCGATCTCGAGAATATGATCGAAGAGGGCTACTCTAATTCTGTTATTGCCGAGGCTCTTGGTGTCTCAGTTGATATCGTCGCGCAGTTTCGTCAGGAGTGTGATGACATTGATGATTATGACGAAAGTATGGATGGTGACTTCGATTCTGCTCTGGCGTCGGCAGGATTTGGTACTGATGAAGATTATGGAGGATATAATGAAGAATAGTGTTACTGTGCCGCGACCTTACACTAGGGTATCTATCAAACCAAAGCAAGCGCATAAGATCGCTACTCGTTATGACCGAAAAAAACTGGACAAGTATAATTATGACTGATAAGGAACTAGAAGAACTCCAGCAGCGCAATGCCCAGCGACTGGCAGAAGTTAAATTGAGGATGGGCGATAAGTGGCTCCTGCATCCTACCAATAAGGTTACGAAGGAAAAGTGGCAGAAGGTTATCAAGACATCTACCAAAAGGATTGTTCTTAACAATGTCTAAACTAAAGTTCAAATCAGCTGCAGAGAAACGTCAATACGAAGAGAATCTGCGCAGCTGGGAAAATTTGAAGGCTAAATACCCTCCAGCCCTAGTAAAACGTAAGAAAGATACTGACTGGGTGTATTCGCTACCAGTTGCGCGTAATACGGAGAAATTGCAGAGTTTGGTGACCCCTGGTGGTTCAACTGCTGCAAAACAGTCTATGATGTACACTGGAGACAAAATCAAGGGTATTGGGACTATGCATAAGTCCAATATGGTCCCTGTGTTCTCCAATGACGAGGCTAAAGACCTGGCGTCCATGCGGCGATAGTTCTTTACTTTTATTCAGTTTCGAGGTATAATAACTTATCGAAGGTTGAAAGGAAAGCAAAATGTTTGAATCGTTTCTCGCGTGGATGTTTATGCCTGGCACCTGGAATGATGCTATGGTTTACCTTGGGTTTGTCGCTCTTGTCGCTCTGGCTACTCTTGTCGCTTTTGGAGAATAAGATGAAGAAATTATTGCTTATCGTTGGTGTTACTCTGATGCTTTCGGGTTGTGGTAAGTTTAACCAGACGTGGGACTCTGCAGTATCTGGGTTTACTACCCGATGCATCGAAGGAACGACGTTCGTAATTCTGGATTCTGATCGCGGTGTTGCAATTACCCCTCTTGTTGGACAGGATGGGCTACCTAAAGTTTGCGTGTCTGAATAATGAATGATCGGATTAAGAAATTGGCTGAGGAAGCTGGCCTAGGTCAGGAACGATGGAATTCCACAGAACAGTTTAATGCTTTTCTGGAAGAGTTCGCCGAGTTGATTGTAGGGGAATGTGCCGTTGTTGCGGATTATTTCTACTCTCGGAACGATTGTGTGAGTGGTCGAAACATTAAGAAACATTTTGGAGTTGAATGATGGAAAAACTAGATAAATTTATGAAATATATGCCTGGTCTGTATATGTTTGTTGCGGGATTCATGTTCTTAGTCATGTGCCAAGATTTCCTCGAAGGAAACATTGGTCTGGCGTTCATTAGTTCCATTTTGTTCTTGGGCAATCTTTGTGCTTACATCCATGATGTGAGGAAGGAAGAAAATGAATCTGTGCATTGACTGCATTCACTTTCGTCGCGCCCAGATGCTCGATTCGAAAGGAATCTGTTATCACCCTCAGGCAGTCATTTCGCGATCGCCAATTGATGGCACGGTAACCTACCATAAAGTTGAGGTGATGCGCGCCAAGGTCGATCTTTGCCGCAATTCTGGTGTTCTGTTCCAATCTTTGCCAGTAGGCAAAGGTAAAACGGATTCCTCTTTATTTGATCGCATGAAGCGATGGTTTCCTTAATCAAATATCACATCGTGGCATTTCTCTTGTTGGTAGCTACCTTACCAACAAGTTTAGCCACAATGCCACCAAGTATAGATTGGCCCTCTGATGAGGTAATCAGTGAATACAAGTGTATGGTCACTGCTCTTTACTTCGAGGCTCGAGGTGAATCTATCATCGGTGTCCAGGCAGTCGCTAATGTTATTCTGAATAGAACTACGCACTATAGATTCCCTGGTAGTGTTTGTGAAGTAGTGAAGCAAAGAAATAAACGTACCTGCCAGTTCAGTTGGTATTGCGATAAGAAACCGCGAATACTGCCTGATACTATCGACATCAAGATAAAGGAAATCGCATACTCTGCAGTGATCACTAAATCATTAAAAGACGTAACAGGTGGCGCGTTGTTCTTTCATAGCAAAACAGTACAGGGTTGGGAAAGGTTAAATAGAACGAGACAGATCGGAAATCACTATTTCTACAAATACTAAGGATCATTATGGCAACTAGAAAACAATCAGCTAAACAGAAGGAAGACAGTCGCACAAGCCAAGGCGATATGGAGAACCATTCAGTTCAGTTGCTATTCGGTGAGATTGATATTGAAATCGCAGCAGTAATCTGCGCATGGATTCTTGAATCAAATATGGCACAGAATCCAGAAGAAAAGCCAGCGGCATTGACAATGATGATCAATAGCGTTGGTGGTGATCTGCATGCAGCATTCGCCATTATTGAATGTATGCGCGGCAGTACTATTCCTGTTCATACTGTGGCATTGGGTAATATCTGCTCAGCTGGTCTTATGATCTTTATGAGTGGACAGAAGTCGTTTAGAACTCTGACTCCAACCTGCACGATAATGAGCCACAACTACTCAACTGGTATTGTTGGCAATCACCACGAACTCCTTGCCATCCAGAAGGAACTGAACTTTACGCATCAACGTATTCTTGATGTATACAAGAAGTGTACTGGACTGCCAGAGAAGGTCATTCTTGAGAAGTTGATTGGTAATCAGGACACGTACCTGACCCCAACTGAGGCACTGGCATTGAAACTAGCAGATAGGATCGCAGGATTATAGGAACTCTAAATAATCCATCGAGAACTATTTTGATGGATTAGCATGCTGGATTTTAGAACTTATATCACCGAGGCAACTAATGCCCACATGACTCACATTGCCGACCTACCTTTTATCGAAGGTGTGGAAGGTACGCGAAAGGCTATCGCCTATTTGCATGATCTGAGGGACTTCCTAAATGGTAGTCCCTCTTCTCACATGGCATCAAAGAATAAGATGTCAGTTAAGTTCGACGGAGCACCTGCTGTTTTCCTAGGTATCGACCCAACTGATGGAAAATTCTTCGTCGCAAAGAAGGGTATCTTCAATAAGAACCCAATCGTCTACAAGACTCAGGCTGAAGTCGATGCTGATCTTCAGGGCGACCTACAAGAAAAGTTCTCGATCCTATTGAAGGAACTGCCTAAGCTGGGCATCAAGTCCGGAATCTTCCAGGGCGATTTGATGTTCACGAAGTCAGATCTCAAGAAAGAAACAATTGATGGTGAGCAATATGTTTGCTTCCACCCAAATACGATTGTTTATGCAGTACCAGTATCTTCTCCTCTTGCTGCTAAGATTCAAGCAGCCAAGATCGGTATTGCTTTCCATACTGAATACACCGGAACAGAATTCGCTAACCTATCAGCGCATTTCGGAAATAAGATTGTTCCGAAGTTCAAAGAGAGCAAAGATATCTGGGCAGTTGATGCTGCCTTTGAAGATGCTTCCTCAGTAGCTACTCTTTCTCCGGCTGAAGAAGCGAATGTAGATACTCTTCTTAGTGGAATTGATAAAGTATTCAAGAGCATCGATGGTGTAATGCTCAATGAGATCCATAAAGACAAAGAACTGCTCGATCTGGTTTTGATCTACATCAACTCCAAAGTAAAACAGAACGTCAGATCAGAAATGGCATCTGATAAAGCACTTGGCTTCGCTAAGTTTATTGATGATCGTTATCAGAAAGAGATCGAGAAAAGAGCTAGCGCAGCGGGTAAGGCTACTCAAGAACAAAAGCGATTAAGAGTCCTTGAGTATTTCAAGAAACATGAGAACAAGGAGATCGCAAAGATCTTCTTAGTTGCTGATATGATTGATGAGTTAAAGGGTATTCTTATTGCCAAGATGAACCAGATCGGTGGTCTCAAGCACTTCGTCAAGACCAACAGTGGTTTCAAGGTAACCTCTCCTGAGGGATTTGTTGCTATCAATAGTGACAATGAGGCAGTAAAACTAATTGACAGATTTGAGTTTAGTCAGAACAACTTCTCTCCAGAGATCATCAAAGGCTGGACTAAATAATATATTCGTCGATTGTCAAACAAAATGAAAAATTACAAATCACTCATTCAAGAAGTTGCTGGGTCAACCATCGTTATGGGCTTCGGAAGACTGAATCCTATTACCAATGGTCATGCGCTTTTGTTAGATAAACTTCTTAAGATTGCTTCTGCCAACAGAGCGAAGCACGTGATGTACATCACAAAGACTCAAGATAAGAAGAAAAACCCACTACCAATTGAGCGGAAATTATTCTGGTCGAAGAAAGCATTTCCGGAAATCAATTTCGTTGGTTGTGATGACCAAATCCGAACAGTTATTGAAGCAGCGAAAGAACAGGATGGCAAGTACAAGAACCTAATTCTTGTAGCTGGTTCTGATCGCGTTCCGTCATATGAATCTTTATTGAACAAATACAATGGAACTGAATATAATTTCGATTCCATCAAGGTAGTCTCCGCAGGTGAGCGCGACCCAGACGCAGATGATGCTACTGGTATGAGTGCTTCGAAGATGAGAGCAGCTGCGACGAATAATGATTTTGTGTTGTTTAAGAAGGGCGTTCCTGATTCAATTAAGGAACCAGATGCTCGTAAAATGATGCAGGAATTGCGCACCCATATGGGCATCAAGTCCGTAGCTGAGATGGCGATTCAAGTTACACCTTCAAGAAATGCATATTACCTCGGTGAGACTTTCCTTATTGGTCAGGTAGTAAGAGAAGGCAATGAGTATTTCGAGATCCTTGATCGTGGAAGTAATTACGTAACCGTCTCTGATATCAATGGACATATGAAACGTAAGTTCATTCAATCACTGGTCGTCGAAGATATCCAGATGCCATACGCTTCCGCAGAGGATGAAGATACGGGATTTTCCTTTAAGGGATTCCATCCTTCTAAGTCATTCCTTAATAATCATGATGCAGTGACATCATTCCAGGCTACAATTGGTCGCTATGAAGAAGGAAAGATTGGCGACGCAGTTGGAATTCTTCGTGCCATGCAAAATACTGATGAGATGATTCAACACATCGAGAAGATTGTTGATCTAGGGGAACATCCTGGCGATCATACTCTGGTAAATGCAAAGGTAATGGAACATTACGCAAAGATCAGAGACAGTCTTATTGGTATTGGTGAGTTCGAGCACCACAGAGATTACCTACAGGCACTTCTATCTTTAGTTCAACTGGCAGAAATAGAAGCACAACCAATGGCGGAAAATATGGAAACACCAATCGTTAAACCAAGCGACAAACTAAAAGTAGCCAAGATTATCGCTGATGCTCTTGGTGTTGACTCATCTGGTAGCAATGCCGAGACACTTGTTAATAGTGCACTTCGTGCTATGAGGAAGAAAGTTCTCAAACAAGATTCAGTTGCGATCATTGGAAATATGCTTGATCTTGCTGACGAAGTAGGTATCAAATACGATAAGAATTTAGTTCCAACTGGTCTAAAAGAAAGTGCTGATCCAGTAAATATGGATACTGAAACAGAAATGCTTGGATTCGAACAGCTGCGTCGTCGTATTCGCAAACACGCAACCCTCGGCGCACCAGAACAAGAAGAACTTCCTGAGAAACCAGCTGGCGTCGGTTCTAGTCTTGGCTCATCTTCCGAAACTCATCGTAAACAAAAAGTACGCAAGTTGATGAGTAATGATTAATGGCACAGTTTAATAAAAACACTCAGGAATTTCTCAACCAAGAGAAAACACTATTTGAAGTTCCAATGATTGCCAACAAGAATGGCGACATTGTTACCACTTCAAATCGGTTTCCAGTCGATGCGGTAATAACAGGCACACCCGTTGTATCGTTTGGTGGAGTAAATCTAGATGCTTTTGGTAGATTAAGGGTAAGCAATCCACATACACTATTTGATGGCGCACAACGTTATAGAGATGATCCATTTAAATGGAATCAAGTAGACACTGGCGCAGCCACAAGTGTATTTCTGCCTAACGAAAGTTCAGTGTTAATGTCGGTCTCAGGCAACGGTGACGAAAGCCTGAGACAAACTAAATCAGTGTTTGCCTATCAGCCTGGCAAAAGTTTACTGACCATGGTTACCTTTGCTATGACAACACCCACTGCAGGTCTGCGTCAGCGTGTTGGATTGTTTGGAGCACAGAATGGTGTATACTTTGAAGTAGATGGCACGACTGTGAATCTTGTGATTAGAAAATACACATCAGGATCCGTAGACGACACAACAGAAAAGTTTGCTCAGGCAAATTGGAATGGTGATAAACTTAATGGCACTGGCCCAAGTGGAATTACTTTAAATGTCGCAACAGCACAAATTTTTTGGTGTGATATTGAATGGCTAGGAGTTGGATCAGTTCGTTGTGGGTTTGTAATTGATGGACAGTTCATACTCTGTCATACATTTCATCATGCCAATAGAGTTGGGTTCAGTAAAGTTTATATGACTACTGCTTCATTGCCAGTTAGATATGAATTAACTAGTACTGGCCCTGCAGGTTCTATGAGAGCAATATGTTCTACCGTGATGTCTGAGGGTGGATATATGAATCGTAGTATTACTCGAAGTATTGGAACTAGTTTAACGGGTAAAGATCTAAGTAATACTGTGTATAGACCTCTGGTATGTATTAGACTCAATTCTGCCAATATTGAATCTGTGGTAGTTCCTTCTAAGTTTGATATATTTGGTTTGCAGTTGGCTGCGTTTTCATATCGCATTATAGTAAATCCCACATTAACTGGCGCTAGTTGGACTAGTTCTGGAGCAGACAGTTCAGTAGAGTATGATATTTCTGCCACAGCATTAACAGGTGGAACAGTTATTGACCAAGGAATTTTTGTAGGATCTAATAAGGGTGGTTCAGCTTCAATCACTTCTAATGATGTAGATTTTAGTCAACAAATTGGTCGTACCATAGCAGGGGTTAGTGATATTTGGTGTCTAGCTGCTATAGCGACTACAAATAATGATGATGCTGTTGGTGTAGTGACTTGGCAAGAGCATATATAAATAACAATAAGGATTATAATGAATGATCTAACCATCTCAATGAAGAAGTTGCTTGCCAATGTATTCTTCTATTACTACAAAGCACATGCATTTCATTGGAACGTAGAGAGTGTTCTGTTCTCGCAGATCCATGACTTCTTTGGGGATATCTATGCTGATGCTCATACTTCAGTAGATGATATTGCTGAACGAATTCGTATTATGGATGAATATGCGCCAACCAATCTGGCTGAATTGTATCAACTGAAGACCATCCAGGAAAGTAATCTTAGTGGTAGCGATGTCGTGAATATGCTTTCAGAACTGGAAAAGGATAATGAGAGTATCCAGGAAAACTTAACAGAAGTGTTCGGAATGGCAAATTCACTAAATATGCAGGGGCTAGCAAATTACCTCGCTGGTAGATTAGAGATCCACTCCAAATTCGGTTGGATGATTAAGAGTCATTTGAAATGAGCAATTTAAATAGTTATTTCGTTTCTGCTGAACTTGATCTGTATATTGATCAGGGAGACGCGTATGATAATGTCGTGACTCTCAATGATGAGTCAGGAAGTCCAATTGATCTAACTGGATTGACCGTAACTGCTTCTCTGAAGAGATATTATAACTCAACAAGGGATTACGCTCTAACTGCTGCATCCATTGGAAGTGGAACCAATGGTCAGATTTTATTATCTATGACTGCAGAGACTACTGCATTACTAGTTGACCCAAGATACGTTTATACTGTCTATGTAACAACCAACAATAAGAAAGTCAAAGTTTTATATGGGCAGGTATTAACATCGCCGATGGCGTAACAATCACTATGTTTTCTTATCTAAATAAGAAATAAGAAAACGATCTCTTACTAATTTTATAGGAAATAATATGAACATAGCAAAATCACAAGACGTGCTTGGAGCATCAGTTACTCGTGGAAGCAGCCAGTCTGAACAAATGGAAGTTAGCGGTCGTTATCGCGCGGAATGCCTTGACGCACAGGGTAATGTCAAGTGGGTCGAGGATTTCGACAACTTGGTTACCACCCAAGGCAGAAACCACTTGTTAGACCATGGTCTAGCTGGTCCAGCTACTGCTGTTATTGTTCGCATGTCGTTCATTACTTCTGGTACTCCAGTTGTTGGTGACACATACGCGACCCACGCTGGTTTCACTGAACTTGGTTCGGGTATTATTGCTGCTCGCGGCACACCATCCTTCTCTGCCGCATCTGCTGGTGCTAAGGCAACTTCGGCAGCAGTTTCTGCTTCTATTGTTGGTACTGGTTCTGTTACTGGTGTGGCAATTAACCTAGTTGTTGGTGTTGTTGGTAACTTGGGTGTCGTTGCTGATACAGCAACCTCTGGTGGTATCCTGTACAGTGCTGGTCTGTTCGCTGTGGCCAAGTCTGTTTCGTCAGGCGACACTCTCAACGTAACTTACACGACTACATTGACCTAATTTTCGTTCTTAACGATACTGGTGTTATTGTATGTGTGATGTTGCGGCATTAACACCAGTATTAAGTTTCAATTATTTGAGTTCAAGAACACAGGTGTATAAAGGCGATCCTGGTCAGGGATTACCTATACACCAACATGAGTTTGCTCACCTTACAGTATGCATCCAAGGTAGCATAAAGGTATTGAAGCAAAAGGGGTCGAAAATTTTAACTGTAAATGATAATCCTCTATTACTTACAGCTAATGAGTGGCACGAAATAGAAATTGTAGAACCAAATACAATATTCTCAAACATTTTCGAGGCGATAAATGGCTAATTGCATTTTATTAGATCCACAGGGTAATTATGTGAATGCAATAGTTGCTGAACTAAACGATCCAGTCGACGAAGGTTATACTCTAGTAGAAGTGCCTGCAGGTTCTATCTGGGATGGCACTAAAGTCATAACCATAGAACAGTACCAACAACAACGATCAAATACTAAAACAGTAGAGGCATTTTAATGCCTACAGTTGTTATAGCCCTAACTAGTGGAACTCGGTGGATAGTTCCAGGGGATTGCACAAGTGCTACTATTGAATGTATAGGTGCTGGTCGTACTTATGATACGTATGGTACGTATTTAAATGGCGGAGCATATTCTAAAACTAATACTGTTAGTTTGACTCCTGGCTCTGCAGTATACTTTAACATCGGTTCTAATATTACTGGTGGTGATACTTGGTTTAACAAAACTGCAAATAGTGCTACTACTTCAACCACAGATGGATCCTTGGCTAAAGGTGGTGGAACCACTCCAAGTAGTCAAATAGCGGCAGGTGTTGGCGATCTAAAATATCGTGGCGGTACTGGCGGTATAAATCATTATTCTCCAAGTGGTTGTTGTGGCTCTAACGATATTGGAGCTGGCGGTGGCGCAGCAGGTCCAAATGGCAATGGTGGCGATGCATTCGTTGATAGCAGCACTAACTGGTCCGATGGTGGTGGTGGCGCTAACGGAGGAAGTGCTGGTGGCACTGGATATAATTACCCATTATATGCAAATAATGGTGGAAATAACAGATTTGGAACTGGTGGTGGTGTAGCTCCAGGTGGTGCTGGTACAAATGGCGGTGGTGGTGCTGGTTTATACGACTCTGGCGACGGTGGTGCCGGTTCCCAGGAAAACATTTGGACAGATTGGCTAGGCAATAACTATGGACCAGGCGGTGGCGTAGGTGGTACATCCTTCTCTACTACTGGTATTCCACCAATCAGCACTGGTTATGGTGGTGGTGGAGCCAATGGTGGTATAATTATTATTACCTATGAAGCCAATCCACAAACTGCAACATGGACTGAAGTATACACCAAAACAACGCCAATAAGAATTCCTTACGGCTGCACTCAAGTAATAGCAGAGGGTATCGGTAGCGGAGCACCTGGAACTGTTGTTGCTGCTGGTGGTAACGGCGGTGGCGGTGGCGCATACGCAAAGAGTATTATTACCAGCGGGTTAGTTGGTAATTCAGCGGCATACGCACAGGTTCAATCTGATGTTCTTTACCCATACAGTGCTGGTTCTCCAGTAGATACTTGGTTTAATTTAACAGCAAATTCAGCACCAACTGTTTCTACTACTGGTATACTCACTGAGAGAGGATTTAAAGGAGGTACAGCAGGTAATGCAGCCAATTGTATAGGTACCACCATTTATAGTGGAGGTACTGGCGGGTTTGGTAATACTGCAGGAACTATTTCTCGCGGTGGCGGTGGCGGTGGATCAGCTGGTCCTACTGGCGCGGGTAAAAACGGCGGTAATGCATTTAGTTATACAACTAACGTAGCAGGAACTGGCGGTGGTGGCGGCGGTTCTAATGGAGGGTCGAGTACAGTAGGCTCTAATGGCGCCACCACCATTAGCGGTTCTGGCGGAGCAAGTAGTGATGGAACTGCAGGTGGCGCAGGCTCATCCAGTGCTGCTATGGGTAACTCCGGTACTAATGGAAGTGGTGGGGCAGGTGGTTATCGAGGTAGTAGTACTTTAGCTTGGGGTGCTGGTAACGGCAGCATGCAAACTGTATGGACCAGTGTTGGTGTTAATTATGGTCCTGGCGGAGGCGGTGGTGGTGGAGGAGGAAGTTCCGCCACAACTCAAACTTATCCTGGTAATGGTCTTGGTTACGGCAGTGGTGGTGGAGGAGCTGGTACTCGCTATAGTGGGTCACCTGTTTATGGTGGAGCTTCTGCACCAGGAATTCTGGTACTTACATTCACCACAGCAGCAGCAACTGTTGTAAATGATTCTACTTCAGATACAAATTCTATTTCCACGACAGAGAGTGGTTCTAGTTCATCATCTGCTTCTAGTACTGATACCAACTCTATTATTTCGTCAGAAATACCTACGCTGATAACAGTAATATCTGCGGCTGAAACTACTTCAACAGCTACCAGTGAAGTTGGTGAAAAACTTCTTAATGCATCTATAGCTGAGACCAACAGCACTAGTGATTCATTGATAATTATTCTTGATGTAGTAGTCTCTGATACAACAAATACCAATAGTACAGAATCATCTGCAGGAACAGTTATTGTAACAGTTACTGATGTGGTTTCCGCGACCGAGAATATAACAGCTGGTGTTGTTTCTCTGCAAGCAGTCACTGATTCTAATGGTGTTGTTTCTGCGCAGTCATCATTCATCAACGCAAGTGCATTCTTATTCGATTCAAATGCAACGAGTGATGATCAGGCATTCTCGATTTTATTCCTGGTCAACTATACAGACATACAAGAAGTTTATTCTGCAGAATACGTATTTGGTGACGCAAATGCGGAAATATATGAATATATCACTGTAACTGATTACAATGACTCAGCTGTAATATTCAAACAGGTTCCTGGTGCTAAGGTTGTTGCGCAACAGGATTCTCTTCGCAAAGTATCTGCGTCAACTCAGGTTAATAAACGAGTCGCAGTAACACAAAATGCAAAGACATATATCAACGTTGGCTAAACTCTAAATAACACTATGAACGAAAACTTTTTACGTAAAGTACAGGCAGCTACTATTGTTGCCAAAACTCTTGGGTATGAACCACAGGAGGGGGAAAGTCCAGCTGATATTATTAAGACAGCACTGGCTCTCCAACCAGATTTGACTGAAGAGCAGAAAAAGACTCTTCGCGATATGTTAAAGTTGTCAGAATCTATGGGTATTGATGTGGAAGATAAAGACTACTCCGATGACGAACTAGACAAAATGGCTGATGGCGTGAAAGACTGGGATCATATTATTGATGCCTATGACGATGAAGAACTGGCTATTGTTGATGATGAAACAGGCGAGGAAGTTGATAACCTGAAAGAATCATTTGAGATCAATGAGGTATTGTCCAGAGCTGAGCGTATCAGAGCAAAGGCAAGATTCGCAAGAACTGCAACCAAAAGAGAAATCAAAACCAAACTCGCACTTCGTCGTCAATCTAATTCAGCTACATTCAGCAAAAGAGCCAGACATTTGGCCATGAATATGATGAAAGTTAAACTGGCCAAGAAACCTCTTGCCAATATGACTGTGCTTGATAAAGAAAGAGTTGAGAGGATTCTTTCTAAGAGGAAAGTTCTTATCAATCGCCTGGCAATGAAACTAATGCCTCGTGTCAAGAAGATCGAGAAAGATCGTTTACATCACAGAACATTCACACAAAAATGATTAGACTAAAAGAATTCATTTCCGAAGCAGAGCGCGGCACAAAGAATGCACGTGAGATTGCTGATACACTGAAGAAAGCTGGGTACAAGAAACTCGGTGAAGGTGTGGATGCTACTGTCTGGACTAAGGATGATGGTTCAGTGCTGAAGATTATTATGCCTAGTACACCTGACTCACAGGCTGCGCTAACATTTATGAATTTTTGGAAGTTCTGTCAGAACCATAAACAACTTCGGTGCTTGCCAAGATTCAAAGAAATCCAGGGTGAGAATCTAGCGAAGTTTACTCTTAGAAAAAAAGAGTATCTCCAGATCTCAATGGAGAAATTACAACCTCTGGCCAAAGGTAGTGCTGAAGAAATCCTAGTCTGGCACCTTAGTGATTATGCCACACAGAATACTGACTGGAACACCGTATTCACAGATCTTCATAAAATAGAGAGTTATGAAGATCTCAAACCAAAAGAACAAAAGAGATATTTGTCTTTCTTGGAAGATAAGAGTAAAGTCTTAGAGTATAAGATGTTGTATACTGTTATGAAACTTCTTTACGTAACAGGATCGCTAAATAATATGAATTGGGACCTGCATACTGAAAACGCAATGCAGCGAGCAGATGGTACTGTAGTTATCGTCGATCCTTGGCTAACCTTCTAAAGTAATTACAATGAAAACATTCAAAGAACTGTTCGAAAAGAAACTAACTCCAGCTGAGTTAAAGAAGCGCGAAGAAATTGCTAAGGCAATGGAGCGTGAGAATCCAGGTATGGATATGGGCAAGAAGATGGCCATTGCTACTGCAGCTGCTAAGCGCGTAGCAGAAGAAACTGAAGTTGAAGAAGCATATATGTCCAGCGACCGCAGCAAGCAAATGTTTAAGCGTAATGAGTTGGACCACGAACTTAGGCATGAAGTAGAACCAAAGCGTTCTGAGCCTGCAGAACCACACGCTGTTCACATCAATGGTAAGAAGTGGAAAACATTTCCAACCAAGTCACACGCTACTAACGTCGCCAAGAAGATTGCTGGTGCTACTGTTGTAAAAGAATCAATTGATGAGGGCAAGATTCCGGAAATGAGATATTCGGAAGTGATGAAGAAGATTAAATCTGGAACACACGAAGCAACTCACGATGTCAAGCCAGGCAAGCATGTCGAACTTCGTCACATTGACTCAGGTAAAAAGACAACAGTTTATGTAAAAGAATCTTCGGAATTGGATGAAGCAACAGATCACCACGCTGACGCGATGGAACACAAGAAACAATCTGACGCAGCAATGGATAAGAATGATATGGAAGCATATCATCACCATATGTCGGCTCATCATGAATCAATGGGTCAATGGCACGAGTCAAAGGGTCGCAGTTCTAATGCTGACAAAGAATACGAAAAAGCAGAAAAGCATCACGAACTAAGCCTGAAGAAATCAAATCAGAAAAACGAAGGAACCGAAATGTTATCATTCAAGTATTTCCAGCAAGCACTGGTTGAAGCCAAGAAGAAATGCAAAGAATCTTCAGGTGAGATGGAAATTGCTCATGGTGAATTGCTAAACAAAGATGAAGATAATGGTAAAGAACTCGACGAAGAAGATGATTATGATAAAATGTTGAAAGACTTGATGAAGAAAGATGGCAAAAGACTTATGCAGAAATACTCTACCGATGTTAAGAAGTCTAAAGACCTTGACAGCGGCAAAGAGCTCAAAAAACATATCAAGCAAAATCCAGATGTTGTAAAAACTTATTCAACAGCTGTCAAAAAAGACAAAAAGATGTATGAAGAAGTAGAGATTGATGAGCAAGCACCTGTTGCTCCAGTTCCTGGAATGAAAGATGGAAAGTACGCTATCATGGTTCATCCAGAATCAAAGCAGCGCGTGACGATCGAAAGAAAGAACAAGAAGAACTATCCAGCATCTGAAGGCTGGAAAGAAGTTGCTCCTGGTATCAAAGAATCAGTTGAACTTGATGAAGCAGAATTATTTTATCAGCATGCTAAGAAACTTATGGATCAAGGAAGAGATTCGCATAAGCCAAGTTCTGATGCGCCTTATGGTCGTACTTTTCATGGTAATGCATACCACAATCCACCAGGAAAATCAAGATTACATGTGTTGGATAATGGTAAAAAAGTAAAGACAGTCCATGTTCCAGACGAACATATTGAAAAACTGGATACCAAGGGAAAACTTGAATGGCCAAATCATATGGACCCTACAATTGAGAAAAAGCATTTTGATGCATATGCGAAAACCAATTCCAAGCACATTAGTGAACCAGTTAAAGAATCAGTTGAAGAACTCGATGAAGCAGCAATTACGCACGTTGTCGCAAAGGACAAACTTGCTGCGCACAAAGAGTTTATGGACAAAGAAGGGTTTAAGGTAACAACAAAACCTCTACCAAAGAGCCACCCAAAACACGCCACCCATATGGGTATTGTTTCTAAGAATAGTCAGGAGTCTTCATATCACGAAGATGGAAATGCTCATTCTGTCAGCGAATCAGTTGAATTCGATGAATCCTACGACGAATTGAATATGCGTCACAAGTTTGTGTTTAATAAAACAGCTGCCGGAAAAGCACGTGAAGTGGCTCGTAATCGTGAAGAACTAAAGAGCCAAATGAAGAGACAAAGAGAAATGGGCGGCATTACTGGTCCTAAAGGTAAATTGCCAGAAGAAGTTGAACTAGACGAGATCTCTACTGCTACAATGAGTCATCAAGGTAAGACTACTCTGAAACATGTCAAGAATCCAGGTGTTCAACTGCGTATGGCTGCTCATGACATTAAGCCAGGTATCAAGGGATATCGCGATCGCGTTGCCCTTATGCACGCAGCTGATGCTGAAAAGAAGCTAAAGGAAGAAGTTGAACTGGATGAAGTTTCTCCATTCGACTGGAAAGCCTACGCAAAAGAAAAGGGAACTGCTTCTTCTAACAAGACAAAGACGTTTCACGACGTAAAGAAAACTAGCACTGGTACTGTATACACCAAGCAAGTTAATCCAGACGGTACGAGCAAGGGTTCGGGCGATGATGCTGCTAAAACAGCTGAGAAAGCCGATGCTCCTAAGCGTGGTCGCGGTCGTCCTGCTGGTGTTGGTGCAAAGACTGGTTCTTACAAGCCACGTGATCCAGCGGCTAAGGCTGCGTCTGCTGCCAAAGCAGCTGCTAGCAAGGCAGCTAACCGCGCAATGCGCAAAGAAGAATTCGATAATGAGTTTATGGGAAGTTTGATTGAAGGTTTCGAGGATGAAGACTTTGACGAATTCCTATATTGCGAAGAATTTGACGAGTTGGATGAGGCAACGCAAGAAGCCCTGATCAATTTCATTAATGAAAAGAGCTGTGGTTCATACAAAATGAAAGAGTCTCTTACTGGTAAGCAACATAAACTAGATAAGAACAAGAATGGTAAGATCGACAGCCACGATTTCAAACTTCTTCGTAAAGAAGAAACTGAACAAGTCCAAGAAAGCGTAAATACATATGCTGCTTTCTTAACCAAGAAACAATAAGGAGACAATTATGTCACTATGGGGAAATAAAGATACGGCAGCTGTAACTGGGTTGGTTGGTATCGTTGGAGCAACATACGGAACCACTACTACTGGTACTTCGGTAGCAGCAGCAGCTACTTATAACGTAACACAAAAATCAGCTACTGGTGGTGGCACTGGTGGAACATTCACTATCGTTAAGACTGGTTCTGGTACATCATATAGTGGAGCCACTACTATCACTGGCGTTCTTCCAGTTAATGGTGGATACACTGCAAGCACTGTCGTTACCATTAGCGGTGCGCAACTTGGTGGCGCCGATGGTACGAATGATATGACATTTACTGTCAACACTCTACCTACATCAGCTCTAACTGGCGCTGCTGGTACTTTTACTAATGCTGGTACTGCTGTTGCAGTAACACAAACATTCACTGGTTTAACACAAAAATCTGGTGGCACTACAACTGGAACTGGCGCAGTCTTTTCTGTCGCTCGTACAGGTGGTACAGCATATTCTTCTAATACAGTCGTTACAGTAACGACTCCAGGAACTGGATATGTTGCTGGTGATACAGTTAAGATTGATGGCGCATTACTTGGTGGCGTGACAGTAACAAATGATTTAACTGTTACAATTACTGCTGCTCCTACTGCATTTACGCTTGAATTAAAAGAAGGCAGTTTCGTTGTTATTGCTGGCGTTAAGTATAAGATTCTTAAAATCAACAGCAATATTTCAGCTACTCTGACTAGTCTTTATGAGGCTGCTACAGTAACTGGTGGAACGATCACTGAGCATCTGGCACCAACTTTCCTTAGTCTAGCTGATGCTCGTAAGGCAGTATTCGTTTCGCAAGAAGAAGCTCTTCTGGCAACAAATAAAGCCAAGGGAATTAATGGTGCTGGTTGGTGGTTATTCAATGAGTACACTGATGCTGCTGGCAAAATTCGTTACAAAACATCATGCCTTGTCGCTATGACTGTTCTTAATGCAGTTTCTGGTGACTCCGCTGCTACTGGTGAAGATCTGATCGCTTCGGATGCTGAGTCTGTTGTTACTATTGGCACTCAACCTGCTGCGCAGAATACTTCTAGTGGTGCAGCGACCTTCGGCGTTACTGCGTCGGCTACCTCTGGTACTCTGACCTATCAGTGGCAACGTGCTCTGGCAGCAACACCAACTCGTTTCACCAATATCTCTGGAGCAACTTCGGCTACTCGCGTACTATCTGGTCAGACCTCAGGCAACACCGGAGATCTATATCGCGTAGTTATTAGTACAGATGCTGGTGCAGCCAAGGTTACTTCTAATGCAGCTGCGTTGACATTCGTGTCTTAATGATCGGTGATTAGTGAGAAGAACTTCTTGCAGCGTGCTCTGCGCTGCTATGATAATCCTCAGTGTATAACTCTGGATGAATTTCAAGAAGATCTGAATCGTTTTTCTCACATCAAGAAGATCATAACGAAGTACGTAGAAGGACAAGGCGAAATAAACGATCGCCTTGTCCTTAATCATTTGGTTACTTTGTTTAATGTTTTTGGTTTAGAGGCGTTATTATTTACTTTGTTCAAAGTAGAACAAAAACATTGGGGTGTTATTTTCCCATTTCTTATTCTTCTAAATAAGTTACCAGATTATATTCCTGAGTTACAACTGGAAACAGCGGATATAGAACTGGATAAAAACATAATCGAGAAATTAAGGCAAATCTAAATGGCACGCATCGTAGACAATCTAGCAGCTCTTAGAGTAATTTGGTTGTTGGCCACACCATTCGAAAAGTTCGATGCATTCAAGCTGGGACTAATTGATGCTAATGGTGTTAAACTAAAGAAGGCAGAAACTTCTGAAGAGAGGAATGCCACCTCTATGTTACACCGCCTCGTCTGGAATCTAAAGCGTATCATCGCATTGGCTCCAGGAGGAAAAACTCGTATTGGTAGTTTAGTTGCCGCATACCTTCTTGTGAAGGAATCTGCTGAGAATGATTACGATGAGATGCAACTTGAAGAAGAGATTCTAAACAAGTTCCAGATTTATAGAAACATTCACTTTATTGAAGAAGAAGTGATTGTAGAAGAAGCATTACTTGCATTATTTGAAGACGCACCCGCGAATGTAACTGGTGCTGCGGTCAGTACTGATATTCCTGTAGTCAGACCGAAAAATGCAAAAAGAAAGTTCGCCTCGTTTGATGTTGATGACGATACGTTTTCTAAATTCAAAAATGGTAAAGCAAAATTCCGTAAATGGAGTTCGTATCTAAATCTTGAAGATGATTCTCACAAAGAGATTCATAAGTATGCCAAGAAGAACCCACGTGGTATTCTAGTTATCAAAGACTCCAAGGGAAATATGAAGGGTATTCGTTACTCAAGAACTGGCGGTGGGAATTGGCATAATGTAAAAAGGAAATCAACTGTCACTGGGTCAATGCAACAAGAATATTTAACTGTTGAGCGTATCATATGATCAGAATCTATATAATCTGTGGAATTGTGGCAGCGGCTCTTCTTGGCCTCTACGCTGTATTCTCTTTCGGTAGATCGTATGAACGCACAGAATGGGAATTGAAATACGCCGAAGCAGCAGCAGAAATTAAAGAACTAGAATCTAAAGCAGCTGAAGTTAGTAATGTCGTAGTTACTAAGTATGTTAATAAGATTCAATACGTTGATAAAGTAAAGATCCAGACAGTTACACAATTCGTGTCGAGTGAGTCAGACAAGTCCTGTGTTATAAATAATGGATTCGTGAATGTGCATAATGCTGCCGCAGCTGCTAGTGCTATCGTGGCAAGTGATACAGACAAAGACCAGTCTCAGATCAAACTAAGTAATGTTGCTTCTGTGGTGGTCGATAACTACGCTGAGTGTAATAAAACCAAATTGCAGTTGGAATCACTTCAAGGATGGGTTCGTGACCAACAAACTTTATGGAATACCACTAAATGAAATCTCTGTTTTGTGCTATTTGTCTAGTTCTTTTGGTTGGTTGTGGGGGAACAACAATCCCTGTTATTAAACAAAAGTTTCCTGATCCTCCGGAGTTACTAATGGCTCCAGTACCTGAACTAAAGAAGTTAGGGGAGACTACTCCAGCTGTAGAACCTAAGAAGTTAGATAAACTCTCATAAGCACAGTTGAATTATACCTGGTAAGAAACAAGTGTAAAATAAACTTTGCACGATAAACTTTAGTTTACTTTTCGTTATGGTGGGGGCATAATTACACTATGTCCTTACTTTTCATTGATCGCAAATTCGCCAGACTCCTCGGAGCAAGGCTTCTTAACTTTAAGGAAAAGAAGCCAGATCTTTTCACGTTCTCCCATACGTGTGAAGATCGCTCTCACAGTAAAGTCAAGGCACGCGGATACATCTACCGCCAAGAAAACTCCCTCTATGTCAAGTGCCACCATTGTAGTCTGAGCCACAAACTCTCTACATTCCTACAACAGGAATGCCCTACTCTGGCTGATGAATACCGTCTTGAGATGTATAAAGAGAAGGTTAACTCTGGTCAACTAACTCAAAGAGTTCCTGAGCGGAAAGAAGTCATCATACCTAAGGTCTCTCTTGACTCGGTTCTGGATGGATTGATAGCACTATCTACATTACCAAAGAGTCATCCTGCTGTTCTTTATGCAAAGAAAAGAGCAATCCCTGAAGAACACTACAAGAGCATTTTCTTTTGTCCGAAATTCTTTAAGTATGCAGTAAAGTATAAGGATTCCTTTGCGAAAATGAAGGAAGATTATCCTAGACTGGTCTTCCCTTATTTTGATGCAAATGGTCGTGTGTATGCCCTGACAGCAAGAGCATTCGGTAATGAAGAACCAAAGTATATCTTTCTATCTATCGATGAACGCAAGGAAAACATTTATGGAATCTGGAGAATTGATGCTAGCAAACCTATTATCGCAGTTGAGGGACAAATTGACAGTCTTTGTGTCGACAATGCCATTGCAGTGGGTGGAGCCGACTATAATTCTGCTCTTCTTCGGTCTCTTCAGTCTAATCTGATTATTGTTCCGGATAATGACTTCATAAGAAACAAACAAGTCGCTGATTCAGTTATGAAGGCTATTAAGGCTGGATATTCTGTCTCTCTTTTCCCTGCTTCATTTAGGTATAAAGATATCAATGAAGCAACGAAGAAGATGACAAAGCAAGAAATTCAAACAATCATTCTAGATAATGTAAAGCGTGGTGCTGAAGCAGAACTAGAACTTATTTTCCGCAGGAAGTGTTAAAGGGTATAATATGAATGTAACTACGTGGGCAAAAGAATATCCATTTATCTCGGATGTATTCGATATGGTTAGTTTTGATCTTATTCGGCTGAGTAATGATGAAGATGATATGTTGTATACTATCTTGGTACGCTATGTTATTCTCGATCAGGCACAAGAGAAAGTCACTGGTGGTGTAACTGTTCAGACTGGTATGTCTGGTTCTACGTTTCTAGAATGCGCAGAGTTGCTTGATCGTCTGGTGAATATTGGATTCTTTAATCAGGCAGTTAGTTCTTATGGTGTGGTTTATTCTGAAGATATGGAAAAACTCGATGAACTGGATTGGAATAATATCTTGTTGGTCTCTAGTACTTTGATACCAGAACATACAACTATCCAGTGAGATCTAAATAAAAACCCAACCATATTAGGAGATCAAATATGAACAGAATTGAAATAGGAAATGTCGAAAACATTATGTGTGATGGCGACGCACTTCTCAAATTGTTTAAGAGTTGTGTTGGAGATAACCTCGGTGATTTTGTTTTTGTTCTTCCAGAAGGTTCTTCTGAGTTGTCAAGAACGATGTTTGATAACTTTATCAATAACATGAATTTTGAGTTTAAGCGTGTTTCCAAAGATATTAGAATTCATCGAACAGAAATTAAAGTTCCTGCTCCAGTAGTTGAACCAGTGATTGATGTGATCCCAGAAGTAGTTCCTGAGCCAGAACCAGAAGTAGTTCCTGAGACAGAAGTAACACCAACGCAAACACCAAAGAGAAAGAGATAATATGATCATTGACTATAGCCGCGATTCCCTCTTTGATGTACTGGGATTACGTCGCTTAAAAGATTCTTACATGCGGGAAGATGAGACTTCTCCTCAGGATAGATTCGCATACGTCTCTAAGGCATTCGGCAGTAATGATGCCCACGCACAGAGACTCTATGATTATTCAAGCAAACATTGGCTTAGTTATTCCACACCAATCCTTTCCTTCGGAAGAAACAAGAAGGGATTGCCAATCAGCTGCTACTTGAATTACCTCGATGATACTGCAGAGGGATTGGTTGATAATCTGTCTGAAACCAACTGGCTCTCTATGATGGGTGGTGGCGTTGGTATCCACGTTGGTATTCGTGGGTCAGATGACAAGTCCGTTGGTGTGATGCCTCACTTGAAGGTATATGATGCTAGCTCGCTGGCATTTAAGCAGGGCACAACTCGTCGTGGTTCTTATGCGGCATATCTGGATATCTCTCACCCAGATATTATTCAATTCCTTGAGATGCGTAAGCCAACTGGTGATCAGAATATGCGCACTCTGAATTTGAACCACGCTATCAACATCAGTGATAAGTTTATGGATATCATTGAGCGTTGTATGCTTGACCCAGAGACTGATGATCGATGGGATCTGGTTCAACCACACAATGGTCGAGTAGTTGAGACTGTTTCGGCAAAAGAACTGTGGATGCGTTTGCTTGAGATTCGTATGCAGACAGGAGAACCATATATTTGGTTCAATGATACTGCTAATCGTGCACTACCAGAATATCAAAAGGCTCTTGGCCTAAAGATCAATGGTTCGAATCTTTGCTCAGAGATTGCACTTGCTACTTCTGAAGATCGCACGGCAGTTTGCTGCTTGTCCTCAGTGAATCTTGAATACTATGATGATTGGAAAGATGATCCACAGTTCTTGTCAGATGTTCTTGAGATGCTTGATAATGTGGTTCAGTACTTTATTCATAATGCACCAGATGAAATTGGTCGTGCTCGTTACTCAGCAATGAGAGAGCGTTCAGTTGGAGTTGGTGCTCTGGGATTCCATGCCTACCTACAGAAGAACAATATTGCCTTTGAGGGTGTTCTTGCTAAGAGTATGAACAACAAGATGTTCTCGTATATTCGTAAGCAACTTGATGCAGCGAATGTTCGTTTGGCAGAGGAACGCGGTTCGTGTCCAGATGCTGAAGAGGCTGGAGTTAAGCAACGTCTGACTCATGTCATGGCAGTTGCTCCTAATGCATCTAGTTCAATTATTATGGGTAATACCAGCCCAAGCATTGAGCCATATGCAGCCAATGCTTACAGACAAGATACTTCTTCCGGTGCATTCATTACCAAGAATCGTTTCCTTGATGCTATTATCAAGAAAGAAGCACAGTCGAGAAAAGATGGTTGGTATGATGAGGTCTGGGCTAATATCATTGCTGATGATGGCTCGGTGCAGAATCTAGACTGGATGGATGAGAATACTAAGTATGTATACAAGACTTCCTTTGAGATTGACCAACGTTGGATTATTGAACACGCAGCTGATCGCCAGAATTATATCGATCAGGCTCAGAGCGTGAATCTATTCTTTAGGCCAGATGTCAACGTGAAGTATCTTCATGCTGTTCACTTTATGGCATGGAAGCATTCATTGAAGAGTCTTTACTATTGCCGTAGCACTAAGTTGCGCAAGGCAGATAAGGTTGGACAGAAGATTGTTCGCCAAAGAATTGAAGAAGACATCGACCTACAACAAGTCGCAGAAGGCAGCAGCTGTCTTGCGTGCGAGGGATAAAATGATTAAGAAAACTAAATTAAAACTAACTGACGAACGTCAATTCTTCAAGCCATTCTCTTATCCATGGTGCTATGATGCGTTTATGCAATCAGAGCAAATGCATTGGTTGCCTGCAGAGGCTCCGATGTTGGAGGATGTGAAGGACTGGAAGAATAAGTTAACTGAGAATGAGAAGCGATTCTTGACTCATATCTTCCGATTTTTCACGCAGGGCGACATTGACGTCTCTGGTGCTTATGTAAAGAACTATCTACCGAACTTCCCTCAGCCAGAAGTTCGAATGATGTTGAGCAGTTTCTGCGCACGTGAGGCGATTCACGTTGCTGCCTATTCTCACTTGATTGAGACGCTAGGCATGCCAGAAACTACTTACAATGAATTCCTGCAGTATAAAGAGATGCAGGACAAGCACGATTTCATTGCTAGTTTTATTGAAGAAGACTCCGACACAATTGCTCAACAGATTGCTGTGTTCTCGGCATTTACTGAAGGTCTGCAGTTGTTTAGTTCTTTTGTTATGTTGTTGAACTTTGCTCGATTCGGTAAGATGAAAGGAATGGGTCAGATCATTGCCTGGTCTATTGCTGATGAATCTCTGCATTGTGAGTCCATGATCAAGTTGTTCCGTGAGTTTATCAAGGAGAACAAGGATATCTGGAATGATGAATTAAAATCACAAATATATACTGTAGCAGAGAAGATGGTTGAGTTAGAAGATAATTTCATTGACCTGGCATTTGGGGTTACTGAAATGGAAGGTCTAACTAAAGAAGATGTTAAGCAATATATTCGTTACATTGCTGATCGTCGTCTAATCTCTCTTGGTATGAAGGGGATTTTCAAAGTAAAGAAGAACCCTCTTCCATGGGTTGATGGCATGCTCGGTACTACTCATACAAATTTCTTTGAGAACAAGAGTACTGATTACGCCAAGGGTGCATTGACTGGCTCGTGGGAAGATGTCTGGTCAAAATAAGGATAATAACAATGCAGAAGATCAATTTCGAGTGTGAGAGCTGTGATGCGAAGGGAACTATCAGATTACCTTCGGAGTGTGATGGTTATAGAATAGAGGTCTGTCCTTGTTGTGCTGGTCCATTAGATATGGACGAGGACTACGAAGATGACGAAGAATAATGGCTGGCATCTACTAGACGGCACTGTTCTCGAAACTCCTCCAACTGACGCAGTAGGGTTTGTTTACCGCATAACTCGGATCTCTGATGGTAAGTTTTACATCGGTAAAAAGAAACTTACCTTCAAACGATCTAAGATGGTAAAGGGCAAAAGGAAACGATTTACTATCGATTCTGATTGGCTAACCTACTACGGCAGTTCAGAAGAACTTAAAAATGATGTCAAATCTCTCGGAGAGGATTCGTTTCTCCGAGAGATTCTCCACATGTGTACTACTTTGAGTCAATGTAATTACCTCGAGACTATGGAGATCTTTAGTAATAGGTGTCTATTACGGGAAGATTGCTACAACTCCTGGGTATCCTGTAAAATTCATAAGAAACACGTCCTTGGAAAGATGCTTTAAGTTTATTTTACATCTATACATATATCAGGCATAATTACTGAATCGTAACCTGAGGTGAAAAATGGTAAGAAAAATTGTAGCAAATGAAGTTTATGACTCCAAGCATCTGCTGGGGACTTTCCTTGATGAATCTAATTACGATATTCTAATTGAGGAAGATTGTGATGTTTATGCACCTGCTGGATGCGATCTAGCAACAACAGTTGATTGTAAGCCGCAATCTGATTGCGCAGAATGCCCTAAAGGTATTTCCGAAGATAGGGTTGCTTTCAAATTCCGAAAGAACTACTTCAGCAAGGAACAGCAACAAGCAGCCTATGAAGGTCTGCGTGCTGCAGCAACTCCGACTAATAATCGTGGTACAGCAGCGGGTACTGTTCGCGTCGGTAAGGCAGGTAATCGTGAGTGGGTCACGGAATACCAGGAAGCAGTAATCAAATACTTTGCTAAACCTTATACCACTATTACTGGTGAAGATCCGCTCGAAGAACTATTTGCTAGGAAAGAGCAGATGGCTGAACCTGGTACCATAAACACAGTATGGAGAACAGGTGCTCCGATTGTGTTTGAAGAGTGGGTCGAAGCAACCAGAAAACTACCAGCAGAAAAACAAAAGTTAGCAGCGAAAAATATCCTTGAGGATAACATCTCAGCTACTACCTACGCCAATGAAGTGCTTAGTGGAATTGCTGGTGCTTTCGGAAGAACTCCCCGAGTTCCATTCGGTCGTCTTGCTGCATACAATGAGCGCAATCCAGATATGTTTGAAAGAGGTGTGCCATTCCTGCAGACACTTGATCGGGCATTTTCTGAACTTATGCCAGAACGCCACGGAGCGCAAAAGAACTTTGTTGATTCATTGGATGAACATTTCCGAATCGCAGATACGGTGTTCACCACACTGACTATCAATAAGACGTTCCGTACTGCTGCTCACCTTGACGCAGGTGATTATGGCCCAGGATTCTCTAATCTTCTTGTTCTTTCAAACGATGGTGATTTCACTGGTGGTTACTTGATTCTTCCTGAGTTTAGGATTGCAGTTAATGTTCGACCTGGCGATCTGTTGCTGATTGCAAACCATACTGCGATTCACGGAAACACTCCGATCGTTCTTGGCTCAGAAGCCAGTGAGCGTATCTCCATTGTTGCTTACGCTCGTGAAGATCTTAAGTCACTTGGTACTTGGGACTATGAACAGACTCGAAAGAGATACGTTGACAGTTGCAGGGATAATAAAGACCACCCGCACTGGTGGGATCGTTTCACTGGGGTATGGGCAGGAATGTGGCAATCCAAAGAATGGTATGATTATTTGGTAGCTGCATTGGGTGAAGATGAGGCTCGTGCTAATGACCCAGCTATTTTTGAGATCCACAATAATGGATCAGTTGGTCTTGAGTCCTTCTTCTGATGTGTGCAGTTATTGGCGCAACAATTAAGAATCCAAGTAGCGCAGATTTTCAAACACTGAAAAGAGTATTCCACGAATCCCGCATTCGTGGAATGCACGCTACTGGATTATCATACGTCAAGAACAATAAAATCCACACAAACAAACTTCCAGTATCTGCTGATAAGTTTCCCTTTGATTGGGATGATTATGTCAATGAAGATGGCAATCTTTATTTGGTGGGTCACTGTCGTTACTCAACTTCAGACCTGCAATATAATCAACCCATTAACAATGATACTATATCAGTAGTTCATAATGGTGTGGTGACACAAGAGTCACCAGAGAGCTGGAAAGATAATTATGGTTATGACTGCGTAACAAAGAATGATACTGAGTTGATCCTTAAATCATTAGAGGCAGATGAATCTCCTCTTGAGCACTGGTCAGAATCATCTCTGGCTGTTTGTGAACTATGGAATGATAAGAAGATTCGGTTCTACCGAAATGGAAAGCGACCAATTTATTTTACTTCAGTCGATCGCGGAACTATAATTACTTCTACGCGAGATATTGCTATTCGCTCTGGTTTAACTAATACCACTGAACTTCCGTATAATACATACGCCACAATTAAGAGTGATGGACTAATTATGGAACAAGTAAGTGTAAACAATAAAGACTTACAGCATACACTATGACAAAATACAATCCCAGTAACTTTACGTATGGTATGGAAATAGAGTGGGGTGATGTTCCTCGCTCTTTTGCGATTCCGGATAACCTTGGGTCGTGGGAATATTCTGAACGGGATATTATAAACCTAAGAGAACCATATCAATATGTCTGCGCTGATCCTCTTGGTGAGACACCACCAGTAGGAGGTGAGATCAACACAAAGCCAACTAAAACTTGGCAAGAGCAGGTTGCTCGATACTTTGAGTTGAAAGAATTGTTTGAGTCAAATGGATCTTCTCCTACAGTTGGTGTAACTGCTCATACGCACATTCACTGTCGTGTTCCTGGGTTGAAGGATGATATCAATGCTCTAAAGTCTTTGACGAAATATATCAAAGAAAATCAGGCAGCAGCTATTGATCGAATCTATGGGTTCTACGAACATAATCAGATGAAGGGTGCTAAGGGTGCCAAGATGTATTTGAAGTTCGATGGTGGTCGCCCAATGCCAGATTATATGAGCGATAACATTATCAGCAAGGCAACTGACTTCGATTCATTCATCAAGATGCACGCTGCTGGTAAAGATGGTGTATCAATGGGTAGGCCATTTAGATTTGCCATCAATATGTATGCATTGAAGCATATTGACACAGTAGAGTTTAGGTTGTTCCGTGGTACATTTGACAGAAACCAACTTGAGTCTTGTTTCCGTTTTGTTCAAGACTTTCTTGATGCTGCGTTGAACGATGGTCCAACTGTTGATGAGTTGTTCTCAAACAATAATTACAATTTCCCTCCAATGATGTGGGATCTAAATCAATTCATTGGTTGGGAGAAAACTAAACACCCAGAAGATCGTGGTAAGAAAGTAAGGACATTCGTTGAAGTTATCTAAATGCACACGAGATAAATTTATCTCAAGTATTAGCACAGCGAAAGAAGATAATTTTGCTCGCACATTTGTCGCTAAGGCAGATATGCAAGAACAGTGGGATTATTGTCTCGGGTTGTTTGATAATACAGGAGATCTTATGGCAGCAATCATTACCACAATCTCCAAAAGGAAACCATTCGTAGCCAACCTTCAATTGTTGCATACATTCGCTAAGCATAGAGGGCAGGGTGCAGCTAGGTTGCTTTGTGAGCAATCTTTACTGAATGTAAAGAATCACGGAGCTGAGTATTTCCGAGTTTCTTCTGAGATCAATGCTGTTGCATTCTATGAGAAGATAGGTTTCAAGTTTTGGGGAAAACAAAAGAGTGGTTGCCAACTTTCGATATTCCGAATTGATGGCGGCACATTCGCTGAGGGTGATTATGATTATTATGATTCAATGATCCATAACGCAATCCATAAAAAAGGTAAGGGTGGGTGCGTTGAACTATTTGATATTGCAAAGAATAAAGACAATGGTCTTCAAGAGTTATTCTCAGCATGAATCATAAAGAACTTCCAAGAGAATCATTTATTCGTTGGTATGCCTGGTCATTAAAATATAATGATTGTGACCCAGCTGTGTGGGCAACAAATTATCTAAACAAAAGATTCGAGCATAACTCTGAACAGAAACTGTGGCTCGCGTGGTTATACGGAAACACCTATCATCTGCCTACTGCTTGGGTTCTAATGAATGAGTTTCCTGATTTTGAATTAGCAACAGTTGACCGAACTACTCAATGGAATACTGCTAACTATAAAAGATTACGTTATCAGACAGATACAAAATGGAACAAAGGACATCTACCAGTGATGTTCAAATCCTATCAAGAATTTATAGGTGAAGGAAGTCAACATGACCGTATTGAATCATACTATGCTGGAAATGCGAAAGAAAATTTTGATTCTTTGTGGAATGTACTTAAAGGAAACCTTCATAAGTTTGGTCGTTATTCTACTTGGTTTTATATGCAGCATCTCAAACATACTGCTAGTGTTAATGTCGAGCCTACTTCTCTCATGTTGGATGATTATGATGGTTCCCGTTCTCATCGTAATGGGTTACTTATGGCCATCGGCAGGAATAACGATTATGATAGGAAACTTAGTACAGCGGAGTATCGAGACCTTGAGTCTATTAGCATTGGAATTATCGATGAGATGAGGGATAGGTTTCCGGAGTTAAAAGATCAGATTGATTTCTTTACAATGGAAACCTGTCTGTGCTCATTTAAGAAAATCTTCAGAGAACACCATGGTCGTTATCTTGGTTACTACTTAGATCGGCAGGCTGAAGAGATTATGCAATGCGAGAAAGATGGCTGGCATGGTATTGACTGGGAAGTTCTTTGGCAAGCAAGGAATGAAACAATTGATTCGCGATTGAACAATAAGAGAGGTATTATCAAAGAAAAGTTTACTTCTTTTGTTAGAGAAGGTAAGATTGATAATCTCGAGTGGATGTTCGATGATGAAGAATGTAGTAATGTTAGTTTGGAGAAATTCTTATGAGAAAAATCGTAGCAGTTGGTGGTCAACCAGGAACAGGTAAAACTACTCTATTCCGTAAATTTATGGAAGATAAAACCTGGGAGAAGGTTGAGCCAAAGAAAATGCTTCCTGCTCTTTACTGCAAGGAACTTGATCTTTATGTTCTGGGTAAGTATGAAGAGGGTGAGACGTTTGCTGGTACTGACCGATTAAGTATGGCTGTGCAGCCAATCGCTCAGTGTTTTGTTACTGAGACTAAATCGAATGTCTTGTTTGAAGGTGATCGAATCTTTAATCAGTCCTTTCTGGAATTCGCTATGGCTCTTCCGGAAGTTGATCTTCAGGTTATCTATCTTAAGGTTTCGCCAGAAACCCTGACTCAACGATACGCCGATAGAGGATCAGATCAGTCAGAGACTTTCCTAAAGGGAAGAGCCACTAAATATAATAACATACTTTCAAATTTTGAATTGATGCCCTATATTAATGAGTTCGTGAACACTACATTAGAAGATCAATTGAAAGTTATCAAATTTATGGAAAATCATTTAATAGGTAAATAAATGCTTTCGCTAAAACAATATATATCCGAGACAGAAAATAAAATGGCAGCATCTATCAAAAAGAAATTACTGACTCCGTCAAAGTTTGGCTTAAACACAATGAAGCCCATGACTTCGAGTCAAATAGTGACTGTTGCCAGAAAGAGATTAATGTCGTTGGATATATCAGATGATGCTAAAAAATTATGTAATTATATAATTGATCAATCCATTGCTGGTAAAGATAGTTTCCCTGCAAAATTTAGTGGTGTTTCTAATGAAGATCTTGGTGTTATAACTTCTGACTTCGGTGAGGTTGCTGGCGCCATTTACATGCTAAACTCCAAAATGGGTTACACTCATGCTAGATTTCCAATTGGAGAGAATGAGCGTCTCGTAGATTACTATCTTGTTAGGGATGGTATTGATGAGAAGATTTCTGCTAAAGCAGGTCAGGGTGGTGCACCTGCTCTTACTGCTGTAGAGAAAGCATTAGGAGATATTGACACCAAAATACTAAACGATACACAAAAGAAAGCATTAAGTGTCTTGGACTTTATCAATAAGGGTACTGTTTACGGTGGTGTTCTTGAAGCAGCTAAATTTCTTAAGATGCCTGGGTATAAGGCATTGATATCGATCTTGTCCAGAAAAGATTTGAAGACTGGTTATAATGCACCAAACATCCCTGACCAACAAGATCTTATCAGAGCTGTTGACGCATGCGGAACTTTTGACTCTTGCATGAGTGAGTTCAAGCCTCTGTTCACTGCTGCCAATTTTGTATTAGGTGGTGAGGGTAAGATGAGATCTGTTTTTGATGGAAGCGCAGGATCTAGATATAAGAAATGGGGCATCCTACACTTTCCAGTTACTAGTGAAGTTATGGGGTGGTTAAATGATCCCGACAATGAAGCAAGAAATTTGTTGACCATGGCTGCTAGAACTCTGACAGTTAGTCAGGTTTATTTTGACTATAAATCGAACAATTTTTCATATACAACGAAAACCTTTTCTGACGCTGACTTCAAATTCCATTCTCCGTCAAGTACACCAAACCCAGTGGGAAACAGAATTGGCATGAAAATGATCAAATCGCCGAAGAAAGAATAATTTACTTTTATTCAATTTCGCGGTATAATAACTTATTGAAGTTTGAAGGAGAAATGAAATGTCCCGTCGCCAATATTGCATGGATCTTATTATTGCTCTTAACCAAGCCAAGGCAGCTGGCGATTTCGTCCGAGCTGACTACCTTCAACTTTGCATCAATGAGTTGACCTAATGTGGGATAATAAAAAACCACTCAAGGTATTTGGTGTGACTCCCTTGGAGTACCAAATCCTCACTGTTCTGTACACCATGGATACTGAGGAAGAAATTGAGATCTTCAAGAACAATTTCACTGAACCAGAAAACCGACTCCTCGTAGATCAACTAAAAGTAGAACTGATCCTCGCTGCGCAGGAAGCATCCTGTCCTGAGATCACCGATGAATACGTTTCGCATATCCTCACTAAGTACAGACTTCCGGTATAGGTTTACTTTTATTCAATTTCGAGGTATAATAACTTATCGAATTGAAAAGGAAAGAAAATGTTTTACGAAGAGATGACCAAAGCCGAAGAACTCCACGGTATCTGGAGCGACTTCCATAAGGATTATTATGGCTTCCGCCCACGTGGCTATTCTGCTGAACAGTTGCAAGATGAAGCCTGGCTGCAGGAACGCATTGACGAAATCCATGCGAGCATTGATCGTCAAAAGGAAACTTTCGCTGGTCGTGAGAATCTCCGCGAACAGGGTTGGTATATCGAAGAAACAGATCCGGTCTATATCCAGAAAGCCAAGTGGCTGCAGGAAGAACGCGACCGTGAAGAAGCTGAATGGATGAAGTAATGGCAACAGAAAGTAAAGAATACCAACAAGGCTATATGGATGGTCTTGATGGACTTCCATATAAGAATCGTTATCCCGCAGATAGTGTTCAGGGACGAGCATTCCACGCTGGGTGGTTTGCTGGTAATCTAGTTAACAATCGCCGACAGTCTGGCGTTCTTCCAGGTGGAAATTTGAATGGCTGATATTATTTGTAATCGGATTCGCACCCCAGATGGTACGATCATTGAAAGCAAGAATCGTCATGATTATGTATCTCACAAAGATGCCAATGGTCATACCTACGCAGTTGATGGTGGTAAGGATTACCTAAAGCGATCATCTTCAATTGATGCTCCACCAGCTGAGGAACTCTCTGTGTACTCAGACGATGAGCACTCAGTTATCCGTGAGGTAATGTCCTGGGGAACCTACGGAAAGGAAGGTAAAGATCCGTTCCATTATGTGCCTCTGAAGGATATGACCTCGGAACATATCCTTGCTTGTCTGAAGAATGTTCCGAATATGCACCCGTCATATAGGGATTCCTTCAAGAGAGAATTGGAATTTCGTTTGAATCTACCAGAGATTGACATTACTTTTAATTGATTATCAGGTATAATATACTATGGATAAGGTTTACAACGAAGAAGGTAAGGTCGCGGTTCTCTACTCGCCAGGGTATGGGGCTGGTTGGTCTACTTGGGCGCACGATGATTCAGTTCGTCTGAAGGCTCTATTTGATCCCGAAGTGGTTCAGTGGGTTCTGGATGGAAAGCCAGAAGGAAAGTTCACTGATGATGACTACTTTGACCAGAAGTATGGTGGATATATCTACACTGGAGGTATGTACGACTTGGTAATTGAATGGGTAACTCCTGGTACAAAGTTTCGCATCCGTGAACAAGATGGTAATGAGTGGCTGGAATTTATTGATAACATTGAATGGATTTATGCTTAATATGAATGACACAAACCGACTTGAACAAGATATTCTCAATTATTGCAAAGAACGCAATATGGAGAAGGTCGATGTTATCCGAGCTGATCTTATTCAGCAGCGATCGAAACTTGACTTCTTTATGAGCAAGTTCATTGACAAGTATGGCTCTAAGTTGGATGAGAAGCGCAATGACTCATACAACCGATTCTACACTGACAAGAGCAATGAATATTCCGGTATTAATCGTCTACTTCGAGTAATTGATGCATACAGCAAATAATTTTTCAATCTTTGATCAGGAAATGCTGTTGAATATTGATATCGATAGCGCAAGTAATTTCCTGTTCCGTAACTCCTCGGAGTTCAGTCAATTCGTGGAACTAACCTCGATTCGTGAGGGACGTAGTTGTACTAGTATTATTCTTGCCTACTGTGAGGATAAGGATCTAGACCCCGAAGACATCTCTAAATTGATATCAAAGCCACTTCGTGAGAAGTTGATGATCGAGATGCAAGAGGATGGCTTGTTACCACGGAGCACTGCTACTTTAGAATTTGAATGATGGATGCGTTTCAAGTATACAAGTTATACCAGGCTGTCAGGTTACACTTCTCTAATGAGAAGTATGACATTATTGTACACCGTGGTAAAATGAAACATTGTTCAGAATCGGCATTCTATGAGAAGCCAGGAAGTAGGAAGTTCCATTTCTTATCTAAGCAATTGGCTGACCCACAACAGGCAGTACAGTTCTTCATTTCCTGCTTCGCATATGATGCAGATGTATTTGATTCAACGTCAGCTGACGCAGCATTCTTTCTTTGGAAGAAGAATAAAGAAATGCTAACTCAGTTGATTCTTGATGATATTGAGCAGATTGGTGATATTACTTCTGCCTTATCTGGCGATCCCTGCAAACTACAACAATTGGTTGCTGGTGGTCATGTTAATATCGAAACTGCAGTTGCCTTAAATAAGTTTCTGAATTATTCTTCCTCTTGGAAAAATAATTTTGCATATAAGGGATTAGCAGGTAAAATTGAAAAGTTAAATGCTTTCGTTAAATTCAATGAGTCAAAAGTAAATGAAGTTCTCCAACATGAACAACAATTCGCGTAACAAGTTCCAAAAATATGAATCTGCTTTCGATAGGAAAGCAAAGAAGGCTGAACAACTTCGGTTTCGAAACACTCGCGAAAGAATGGAACTAAATAGCAGGTCAGAAGATGATTACGATCCATATTTTGTAATTGGACACGATGATATCGATGATGAGAAAGAGAATCTGGAGTAAATCTCCATTAACCACAGGGGTAAATCCCCTTCAAAAGGAAAGAGGACACTATGTCTATTAGTATTGCAGATCTACGTAAGGCTCGGTCAACTGATTTTGGTGCTATCTCCAAGGCACTTACAAAAACGACTGAGGGTAAGTCTGATGATGGCGACTTCTTCAAACTGGAGAAAGACAAGGCTGGCAATGCCTCGGCTGTTATTCGTTTCTTGCCAAAGCACCCAGATGATGAACTTCCTTGGGTGACTGTCTATAATCATGCCTTCCAAGGTCCATCGGGTCGCTGGTTCATTGAGAACAGTCGGACGACTATCAATGATGCCGATCCTATCTCTGAAGCCAATCGTGCTCTCTGGGCAACGGGTAGTGAAAAGGACAAGGATCTTGCTCGCAAGCAAAAGCGCAAGACGAACTATATTACCAATGTTCTGGTTATCAGTGATCCAAAGAATCCTGATAACGAAGGCAAGGTAATGCGTTTCAAGTTCGGCAAGAAAATCTTTGAGAAGATCATGGATAAGGCGAAGCCGACGTTTGAAGATGAGAAGCCAGTGAATGTGTTTGATGCATTCGAAGGTGCAGAGTTCAAACTTCGTATGCGTCAGGTTGATGGCTATCCAAACTATGATACCTCTATCTTCAGCGAACCAAAGCCTATCGCTGAGTCAGATGAGGAAATCGTAGCAGTTGTCAATCAGATGAAGAGCCTGAAGGAGTTCGTTGATCCGAAGAACTTCAAGAGCTACGATGAACTGAAGCGTAAGTTCGAGTCCGTTATGTCAGGCAGTGTTGCTTCTAGTGCGAAAGCCGAAGCAGTTGCTGAGCGTATGCGGGAAGAGCCAGCTCCAGTGGCACAGAAACCTGTTGGTAAGGTTGCTGAGGCAAAGTCAACTACCAAGCCAGCTTGGGAAGAGGATGATGACCAATCGGTAGAGGATTACTTTAAGAGCATCGCTAACTAAAGTAGTTCATCCAAAAGAAAGGCAGCTTCGGCTGCCTTTTCTTCATCCAACCAAATAACGAGATAGTCTGTTATTGTATGAGACTTCTGGATTCCTGATCGGAGTTTTTACTGACCCAGAAGATCCTTTATTGTTATTGATAATAGTCGTCGGAGAATTATTCAAAAGAGTCGGAGCAGCTGGCTCTTCTTTCTTATTATTCATCGTCTGGAGATCGTCAGTACTCGCTGCTAATGCACCAGTCTGCGAAACTCTATTTGGCATCGATGGTTTCTCAGCATCAGGACCAGCACCAAACAATGAAGCAATTCCCTTTGATGCAGTATCCTTACCAAGTAATCCGAAGGTAAGCCCAGAAGCCGCACTACCAGCAGCGGAGGATAGTTTCTCACCAAGAGTTGCATCTCTGCCCTCGATGCCTAGATTTTCACCTGCCTCATTAAAGCCAGAGTATGCATCATAAGCAGCCATACCTGCCATTGCAAGTGGACCTGCCTTTCCAAGAGCACCCTTTAGGAATCCACCTGCTTTACCAAGACCACCAAGTGCTTTACTTGCCATTCCTGGTGCCTTCGCAGCACCACCAGCTATAGCCTTACCTGCGCCGAGGACTGGTGCAGCCAGTTTCGCTGCACCACCAAGTAATTTCCCACCAATTCCTGATAAGGCACCCATCAGCATTCCAGGAAGTCCTTTGAGCAAACTTCCGAAATTACCGAACATATCCATGATGGACTTCAACCATCCACCACCTTCTGCTTCTTTCTTCTTATCTTCTTTCGGGTCTTGAATCGAAGTAAGCATATTGTCTTTATTCTTAGACTCTAACTTATCTTCTTCTGAAGCAGTGCTTGCTCGAACGAGAGCAACCAATTGATCAAGTTGTTTCTCATTAATCTCTGTCAGACTTCCAAGTGCACCTTCAAATACACCCTTTAGGTATTCTGGATCAGCTGTGTTTAATGCTTTCTTTTCTTCAGGCGATAGAACAGAGATCTCTGACTTAACACCCTCTGCAACTCCAGCAAGAAGATCCTCTGTTTTCTTGCTACCCATTGGCTTCTCGCCAGCTGAGAAATCAGTTGCTTCTTTCTTGAGATTCTGAGCAGAAACCAGTCTGGCGGTGTCTTCTTCTGAGAGACTACCACCGAATGACTTGGCTTCTTTCTGCTTTGCTTCTAACTCAGCGATTATTGGATCAGCCTTGGCGATATCTTTATATCTGCGTTCACCTTCAGCTGTAACTCTTTTCATCCCATCCGCATCACCTGGTTTACCTCGTAGCTCTCTTCCCTTTTCAGTGAACTCACCGAAGTTAGCAATAAACTCAGCCTTCTTTGCTTTCTTTTCTTTTCTCTGAAGTATAGAACCTAGAACAGCACCCTTCAGTGAACCATCATCTCGACCAATACCAGCCATTCCAGCCACACCCTCTAGGCTAAAAGCCTTCTTTACACTGGCAACTTTTCCTTGAACATATCCAGCAAGACCCTTCTTCTTTTCTTCCTGCTGCCTTTTGTAACCAAACTGCATTGTCTTGGTCAATTCAGAAACTGCTTTGAGTAGTTTCTTATCTACATCGATAGCATCCTGCTGGACGTCATTCGATTCTTCCATAAGTTTCGCAGAAGCGGAACTATTATCTCTCTCAACTGATGCTTTCGCGGAAGATGTTGACGACTGTACTGGCTGAGTAACTTCTGGTTGTTGAATAACTTCAGGTGCGGCTTGTTCCTCGGCATTTCTATTATAATTTGCCTGCACTACGCGCTGACTAAGTTTCATCTTAGTCGCTTTCGTTTTTTGTCTTACCTTAGCCATATGTTACCCTTGTTGTTTCTGAGACTTTTGTTTTTCTATTAGCGTGTTAAGCATCTGAATATAAATCTCTCGCTCATAAGGAAGCATATTGTCAATTTCAGTTAGTGAGTATTTGTGTATTTGCACTAACTGAAAGTTTGTGTCATAATGATTGAATAGCGTCTCGTGGGAGAGATTTATTAAAAAAAATTGTTCAGACCCTTTACGTGTTTATTATGTTCTACTTTACAAACTGGACAGGTATACTTTACTGCAATCCTAACAAGTGGCATTGTCTCGAAGAAATCCTCGAGCATCTTGTTCTGTTTGCTAGTCAAACTATCCATGAATGCTTTTAGTTCAGATTCAGTTTCTTCAGCAACATGGTATACGTCATCTTCGACATAAATAGTTTCCATCGCTGCCAAGACTGCTTTCTGCTTAGCATCTTCCTCAGTTGAATTCTGAATCTCAATCAATTCATCCATTGTCGGATATTTCATCAGAACAGTGATTGTATCAGATAGTTTGACCTTATTGCTATGCTCTTCAGGAGTAAACACTTCAACTGTTCGTAAGTCAATCTGGATCTTTGCTTTGGCTTCTGGATCCTCACAGGTATCACAGCGGAATACTAACTCGCTGAACTCACCAACGGACTTTGATCGAATAAAGGTAAACAGATACTCAAGATCGAAACTCGTCATATTCTCAACAAGTTCAGATGGCTCGATACAGTTCTCAACTACTTGTTTCAAAGTAGTCAACATCACTGCTAGGTCTTCTGACTCTTGAGCAGCTAACAGAGCACGTTCTTCTTTTACTCGGAATGGACGATACTTTGCTTTCTTCTTTGTTGATGGAATAGTAATCGGGTATAGTGGGGTTGGGTTAACTTCAGATAATCTCATAGTTTTTTCATCTTCTCCATAATTATTGCATTCATTTCAGAGGTAGTACCAATGAAGGCTACATTATTAGTTACATTAGCAGTCGGTATATTCTTCTCAGTTGACTTCTCAAGAATCTTTCTTTTCTTCTCATGCACGTCCAGCAATTGAGAATTCATATCAGATACTGTCTTCAGCATTGTTGCTAGTACTTCATATGACCTTGGTGTTTCGCTTTGAATGGCAATTTCTAGCGCACTCTCAATGGCTCTGTTACCGAGGTTGAGAAGTCCTTTGATGTTTGTTCTTGCCAGTTCTGCGTCTGTTGAAACAGTTGAGTCTTTATCATCTTCGGAGATTGTGGGAAGTATAACCCGATCCATCGGAACTGGTTCTACATCAAATACCTCGGAAATCTTTTTACTCATTGTTCTTTAGAAACTGCGTCAGATGCGTTATTTATTCTCGCAATTTTCTCTTGACCGCGAGTAAATGCCGAGACGCCAAGAATCGCTCCGAATGAGATATGGAATAATCCAGACCCAACCAGAGTTAATGGTTGCCACTGAGAATTGACATTACCATTATAAAATGTCTGGATAATTGACCAGAGAATTGGCGCAACAACAAAATCAAATAAACAAATAACCAAATACACAATGGCAGTAATTGGTCGCCATTTATTTTGCAACCAAGTTTCTGGTGTCATTAGTATTTTCCTCTGGTAACATCGGATTGAAGTTGTGATGCTGCACCGGAAACATCATTACCTCTGGTGTTATATACACTACCCATTTTACCAACAGAATCAGCGATCTGTTGGCTTCCACCAGGAATACTGTTCATTGAATTGGTCAGACTAGAGAAGATTGATCCAACTCCTGATAAGTTCGCACCAATAGCACCAAGATGACCAGGAATACCTGCGACATTTGACACAACAGCAAGTTTGCCACCAATTCCCAATAGATTGGTTTGTATACCTGCGAATGGTGCCCCAAGTCCCAGAGAACTTGCTGCTGAGTTAATAGCACCAAGTGTATTTGCGATACCGACCGTAGCATTAGTGAGTGCAGCTAATGGTGCGGTGATGTTGTTGATTCCTTCTCCAAGCCCACCAAGAGCAGCACCAAAATCACTGGAACTCTTTCCAAGAGAAAGAATACCACTACCGAAAGCAGAAGTATTTGCATTTCCTCCAGGTGCTGTGCTTAACAAAGCATAGGAAGCAGAACAACTTCTTGATGTGTCGGATGCGAAATCTCTGCCGAGGGCAACTGCACCACCAGAAAAGTTATTCGAGAATCCTGAACCACTACCAGCTGTTGCGTAGCCGAGATATTCAGCAGAACCATCTTTTGCCAATGCTGCCACACCACTCTCTGATTTTTTAGTCGTGAACAGTTCTAGTTTATTGCTAATTTCATTCCCTGCTTCATCCATGGGAATTTGAGTCCAGTATTTGAATACCAGAGATACGCGCACTCTGATGATATCTTTATTCTCGAAACCGAAACTAATATCCTGTATTGATTTCGGATATGCCTCAAAGACTCTGGCACAATAAACTATTTTACTTTCTTTATCAGTTACGATGACATCTAATTGTTTAGTGTAATCTGAATAATATCCTACATTTCTTGTTGTTTTATTTACAACTGCGTTAGACCATTGTTCGAAGTATTGTTTAACTATCATCTTCCTGTCAGATATAAATGATAGTTCCATACTTGGATATAATGGCATATACGGTACTTCTCTATTTTCACCGAATATTCTAATATCTGTTGTTGAGTTTGTTAACCCAGGAAGGTTAACGCTGTCGCACATTAAACTAACTTCTTTACCAGTGGAGTCACCAAACACCACATAGTAGTGCGTTCCTGTGAGCAGTCCTTCAGATTTTACCTTAGAGATAAACTCATTTAATGTTGCCTTTGAATCCATGATTACCAGTGCGCTTTCTTAGATGATTCTTTCCATACCTGTTCTTTGGATGCGCCGACGAATCTCTGTACTGGCATTAACATAGCCGTATACCAGGATTCATGGGGGATTTCGCAGAATGGGGACTTTACGTGCGGAAGAAGGTATTGTTTAATGCAAGGTGCCGCTGCCTTTAGACGAGACATTCCCTGGATCAAATCCCAAGAATACTTAATCTTAGCAGTATCCGTCCCACCCTTCTCATAGATGGATGTCAGTTCTTTGAATAGCATCATACGAGGACGATAGTCCAGATAATGAAGATTCAATCCAATGAAACCATTCTCTGTCTTTGCATAAGGAATAACTAAAGGAAACTGGTCATAGTAAGGCAGAGTTTCTTTGAACTTTGGATCATAGTAAAAGAAGATTGGTCGACCAGGCACTAGGCGAGAAGTCAAGTTCATACCACCATCACCAATCATAATTCTGTTGGGTGTGATTTTCTTGGTTGACAACATCTTTACTTGGTCGTCAAACCATCTTTTTGAATTCACAACTTGACTTGGATCAATATGATACAACTCAAGTGAGGTCTTTCTTTCTCTTGCCATATTTCCTTAGAACAATTGTTTCTCGGTTAGTACGATGAATTCCATATTGTGCTTCTTACAATATGCATCAGCACTTTTCCACTTCTCTGTATTTACAGCATAGGTAGCCATCTCAGTCAGAAACTTCTTGGTCTTTCTAGTCTGCTTCGGAGGTTCCGTTTGCGCCGAAGGTTTAATTTCCACTGCGTATTTCTTTATATCACCAGTTCTTGTCTTTACCATAATGACAAAGTCAACAAAGTATCTGTGCGGTCGTTTATCAACTGGTGATATATAAGGAATAACTAATTCTTCGTTGTTGTACTTTAACACTGAAGGATTCGCGTCGCACCAATTTAGAAACTTCAACTCCCAGCTGCTACGATAGAAGATATTGTTAATATCACCTACGTATTTCTCTGGTCGTTTTGGTTTGAAATATCCCTGAATATAGTGCCGCGCCATTCGCTAAATATAATACTACTAACCATTATTTAGACCACCACAATGGCAACTCCTCAAAAACGCTCTGTAACGTACAATACTCTCAAGTACGAGATACAGAATTTACAGTACCCAGAGGATTTGGATACATCGGAACAATATGGTCAGAACAGAGTATTGTTCTTTATCAATGTCACTGGTGAAAGTAAATTGAACAAGAATTCAATTTACCCTGAGCGAATAGTAGTAGATATTCCTCCGAATGAATACAAGAATTCTGTTGGAAGAGAATCACTTGAGAAAGCAACCGAGAAAATTGGTCTTGGTGGAGCATTGAGAAGTACGTTACCAATGAAGAGGTTAACCTCTGCTATTAGCCTATATATCCCAAATGATCTTAGTACCTCGTATGGTGTTACATGGGGAGATGGAGAAGAGTTAGCGGGTAGTGGTCTTTTTGCGCAACTAGGTTCTGATGTGACTAGTGGTAAAGCGGGATTTGGGGATGCGGCTGCAAGTGCAGCTCTAACTGGAGTCGCGCAAACAGTCTTAAAAAATTCTAAGTCTGTTCAGAAAATTTCAAGGACTACACAAAACACAAAGAAAGAACAATTATTCCAGGGTGTTGATTTTAGAACTATAAATTTCTCTTATCAATTCGCACCAAAGAATGAGTTTGAAGCAGCTAATGTTCTTGACATTATTCGAACATTTCGTCACCATATGCTTCCTGAGTTCGCAGATGAGAATCAGTTTATCTATATCTACCCTTCTGAATTTGAGATCAAGTATTTTAGGGGTGACCAAGAAAGTGAATTCCTCGAGCGACACTTTACTGCTGTGTTGACAAATTGTAACATAAACTACACACCGAATGGGCAATTTGTTACATTCGAAAATGGAATGCCTTCTCAGATAAACATGACCTTGACATTCAAAGAACTGTTCTTGGCATCCAAAGAAACATCAAGTCAGTTTGAGGCTGGAAAATGACCTACTTCGCAAACTTCCCAGATATCTTATATCCATTCGAACTGGGTGGAAAGATCAAACTCGTTCGAGTCAAAGACATTGTTTGTAATGTTAGAGTTAGAAAGAAGGTACTGAGTAATATCACGTTGTATGATGAATATGATATTGAGGACGGAGAGACTCCGGAAATTATTGCTGAGAGAGTTTATGGGGATGCCAATCTTCATTGGGTAATTATGCTTGCGAATGATCGTTATGATAGGTGGAATGATTTTCCAATGAGTGGAGAGGCTCTTGGCAAGTACATTGAAAACAAATATGGGCAGGGAAATGATGGTGACCAGCACTATATTTTTGACACGCCACATTTCGAGGATGAGAAAGGAAATATAGTTGACGGTCCTGCAACAAATCTAGTTCGAGCCATAACCAATCTTGAGTATGAGACAAGAGTCAATGAGAGTAAACGAAGAATTAAGATTATCAATAAAACTCTAATTGCTGCTATCGTCTCTGAACTTGAAACATCATTTGAGACGTTCGAAGAATGACTGTTAATTACCCTCTGAAGTTTGCAGGTGAATATACCTTAGATGAGGTAACTATAATTACGTCTGAAAATGCAGAGACGAATATTGTCGATCAGGTTGTTGGTATTGTTGTTTATGAAGATCTGTTCTCTCCATTTATATCAGGAACTATTTTCATAAAAGATACATTCGACCTCCCTGGGTTATTCGGAAGATCTGGACTTAATAGAGTTCGTCTAAAGATATACACCCCAACTATTGACAAAGATAATTATATCTCTTCGGTATTTCACATATACAAACATTCTGATAGAACACTTACTGGGGATAGAACGCAACAATACTCATTCCACTTCATATCAGAAGAAGCTATCGCCAACCAGAAAAAGATATCCAAGAGTTATGGTGGTTCTCCATCAGAGTTAGTGAACAGAATTATTAGAGATGAGTTCCGTTCTAGAAAACCAGTCTATATGACTCCATCGACGAACAGCATAAAGTATGTGTCTAACTTCTGGACTCCGACGGAGAATATCAGATTCCTTTCTGAGGTATCAAGAGGAACTGGTGGTGATAACTTCGTATTTTTTGAGAATAGAGATGGGTTCAATTTTCTTTGCTTAAATGATATGGCAAATAAACAAAAGCCAACTCTACAGAAGTTTAAAAATATTGATTCTCTTGGCAAAGGAAAGAAAGATATCAATTTTGACTATGAGACTATTATTTCCATAAACGTAGATACTTTCTATGATTACTTCAAAGACTTAGATTCTGGTATGATAAAATCTAAGTTGTATATCTCTGATCCAGTATTAAAGAGATACAAGATTAAAACATTCGATCTTTCAACTGATAAAAAAGAACTACTCAATAAGAACAGACTTTATACTGATAAAGTAATTAGTGAATCACAAACAACTATTATGAGCGGCACCCGTCAGTATAACACGATGAGTGCCGGAGACTCAACTAACTTTGATTATTATCAGAGACGGATTTCTCAGATCAGACAATTCCAAGCATCGAAGGTTGAGATCGAGGTTCTTGGAAGAACGGACTATACTGTCGGCAAGAAAGTGCTCTTGGATATTAACAAGATTCGCTCATTCTCTGCGGGAGATGATCAGGGAGATTTCTTAGATAAAATCCTTAGTGGATACTATATAATTTCCGCAGTCGCGCATAAGTTCTCTCTTGATAAACACATCTGCAGCCTCGAACTAATTAAAGATAGCACACAATCAGAATGACACAATTTTACACTGGCGTAGTTGAGGATAGAACCACTGACCCATTAAAATTAGGTCGTTGTAAGGTAAGAGTATTCGGTTTACATTCTGAGAGTAAACTAGATCTACCAACAGCAGATCTGCCATGGGCGATCGTAATGCAGCCTGTTACATCAGCTGCTATGAGTGGTATTGGGTTCTCTCCAGTTGGTCCAGTTGAAGGTTCTTGGGTAGTTGTTATCTTTACTGATGCTGATAACCAGCAGCCAGTAATTATTGGTACACTGGGTGGTATTCCTCAACAGGACGTCGGGACGAACTCAACTTATGCTGAACAAAGCAACACATTAAAATCCACTGATGGCACAGAAGTAACGGATAGTAGTGGTGCTCCAATCTTAACTGGTGAGACAACTCCTGCTACTCCGGAGACTTCTACCTCAGTTGGCCAAGCAAAGAAAGTATCTTCTTTATCTTTATCAGCAGAAGGATTAAATGAATTAAAGAGTCACGAGGGTCTTGCTTCTTTGGATAAAGCAAGGACGAGAATCGGCAGAGATTCTACTCCTGATAATACAACATTGTATCCATATAAAGATACCAAAGGCATTTGGACGATCGGTTGGGGATCAACTTATCTTCTTGATAATTCAAGAGTCAACGAGAACACAATTATCACTAAAGCAGAAGCTGATAAACTTCTGGCATATAAACTGGAAAAGGAATTTGTTCCTGCTATAAAACGTAATGTGAAGGTTCCTGTCACCCAGAGTATGTTTGACTCTCTGGTGGGTATGGTCTATAATATGGGATCTGGTGGATTGTTTAGCAGCCAGATTGCTACAAGTCTTAATGCAGGAAAATATGAAGAAGCAGCTGCATTTATTCCGCAGACCAGAAATAACAATGGTACTCTCACTGGAAGAAGAGAAAAAGAGAAAACTCTATTTCTGAAAGACGGTATTCCTACCATCGATGGTGATGTAACACCAACTCCAGCAACGCCAACTGAAACCAAAACAGCAGCTGATGTTACGCAGAATCCAGCTGTTATTCGTAAAGCATCCACGACTACCGTAGCGCAGCCATTAAACCCAACAGATAATTCTGGTTTCAAGGATCCTAATAAAGCATACCCAAGATTTCTGAATGAACCAGATACGCACCGTCTAGCAAGAAATGAGTCTATTGATAATACAGTTGTATTCTCCAAGGAAGCTGGTCGTGTTCTAAACGTAAAGAAGGCAGATGGGTCAACTTGGAATCAACCTCCTATTCCATACAATGCCAAGTATCCATTCAATCATGTATTCGCAACTGAGAGTGGCCATATTGAAGAATGGGATGACACAAAGGGCAGCGAGCGTCGTCACTCCTTTCATAAGTCTGGAACATTTTACGAGATCGATGCAAATGGAACTAGAGTAACTCGTATCGTCGGTGATGATTATGAGATCTTAGAACGTAATGGTAACATTCTGGTTAAGGGTGCTTGTAACGTAACTATCCAGGGAAACTCGAATGTTCGAATTGAGAATAACTCTATCGTTCAAGTTTTAGGAAATGCTACTCTAAATGTTACTGGGAATCTAACCCAAGCAGTATCTGGTGATTATAAAGTAAAGGTCGGCGGTCAATTCGCAGTTGACGCAAATAAGATTTACTTCAATAGTGGAGTTGCGAGTGGAGTGTCTCTACCAACAGAAGCTGCTGGTGAACAACCAGAGTTCGGTGTATTGACTACGACAAGCAGAACTAGCGATGTTGATGCCAATTACGAGACTCCACAGGAAGGTAATTCAGAGGAATTCGTTGCGAAGAATATTGATAATGGTAAGGTGAATCCAGAAGAGACTCAACCTACCACGACACCAACCACTGAGGAAGCAGTTGTTCCAGAGAAAACAGCAGTCGCATCGTTCACTACTTGTGGCGATGACATCAAGAATACAACTACCTTTACCTCTGGATTCAAACTAACTGAACAGTTTACGCTTGGTCAAATCTGTGTCGGCTCCAGTGGTATTCCAAGTGGTGTCAACTATGGAATACCAGCATCTGAAATTGTTTGTAACCTTCGTCTACTGGTAGCAAATTGTATTGAGCCAATCAAAGCAAAGTATCCGAATCTGAATATCACCAGTGCCTGGAGATCGGAAGCACAGAATACAAAAATCGGTGGTTCAAAGACATCGGATCACTTGAAAGGAATGGCGATCGATTTCCAGTTGAAGGGATTCAACAGAAAGCAACACTACGATGCTATTATTGAGATCCAGAAAATGCTTCCGGCATTCCGACAACTTATTCTTGAGTATAAAGGTGCAACTACCTGGATTCATATTGCTTTCAATATAAATAATAATCTTATGCAGGCATTGACAATTGATGCAGCAATAAATAAGACCCTCAAATCTGGTGGCTATGTGCTAAAGGAATAATATGCCAGCAGTAGCAAGACTCTACGACAAATGTTCTGGTCATGGTTGTTTCCCTCCGAGGGTAAATGATGCTGCATCATCAGATGTTTTTGTTAATGGTAAAGGCGTACATAGAGTCGGCGACCATTGGATTCCGCATAAATGTAATAAGAATATGCATGACTCAATCCTTGCTGCTGGGAGTTCTACTGTATTTGTTAATGGTAAGGCTGTTGGAAGAATTGGTGATGATGTTGCCTGTGGTTCAGTGATAGCGCAGGGATCTTCAGACGTTTTCAGCGGGTAACTAAATAATACATGGCCACAATAACATTCTCAGATATCGATGCTAGTTTTACACCAAATCCCATAACAGGCGATTTGGCAGTAAGAACAGACGACCAGGCAATTAAATTCGCCATTCGTTCACTCATAATGACGAATTATTATGAGCGTCCATTTCATAGTAATATTGGATCCCCTGTCAGTTCTCTCTTGTTTAATAACATGGGTCCAAATTTCAATAGCATCCTTAGGCAAGGCATTACTGATACCATAAACAACTTTGAACCAAGAGTTGATGTTTTGGAAGTTCAGATAGATGATTCACCAGATAATAATCGAGTGTATATCTCGATTATCTTTAAGATTAAGAACACAGAAAGACCAATTGAGGTCGGGCTAAATCTAACGAGAACACGATGACAAGTAAAAACATTAGAACCGATTCTCTTGATTTCGATGAGATCAAACAGAATATCAAGAACTTCCTTCGTGGTCAGTCTAAGTTTACTGACTATGATTTCGAAGGTTCTGCTCTTAGTATTCTGATTGATGTTCTTGCGTACAACACTCATTACAACTCATTGTACACGAACCTTGCGGTCAATGAGATGTTCTTGGATAGTGCAAACAAGTATTCTAGTGTTGTGTCATTGGCGAAGAGTCTTGGTTACAATGCCAAGTCTATTACTAGTGCCAGAGCAAAAATCAATCTAACCATCACTACTAATACGTTTAGCACAAATACTTTAGTTCTTCCCGCAGGAACAGTATTCCGTGGTAAAGTAGGTGATGTTGAGTATGACTTCGTCGTAGAGAGTGATGTCAGTTCATCGGGATTTCTTACTGCAGATAACATTAATGGTGTGTATAGGTTCTTTGATGTAAGTTTGGTTGAAGGTTATAGACTCACCAAACAATACGTCGCGACTGCAACTGGATTTGATTTTGCTATTCCAAATAGATTGGCTGATCTTTCATCGCTTCAGGTTAGCGTTCAAGATAATGCATCTTCATCAATCTATACTGGATTTGGTTTTGCAGCTGACACATTATCAGTTCAGGGTGACACCCCTGTATATTTTATCAAACAAAGAGATGATCTTTATTACGAGATATTCTTTGGTAATGATGTAATTGGTAAGGCAGTCAATCCTGGTAATGTCGTTCACCTTAGTTATTTGGTTAGTTCTGGCTCAGCTGCAAATGGTGCCAATAATTTCGTATACTCCCGTGGATTGAATCTTCCATCTTTGACATCAACTGTCGTAGAGTTAGTTTCTGCTGCTTATGGTGGAGCAGAAGAAGAAGATATTGATTCAGTTAGATTCAATGCCCCTCGCGCGTATGCCTCGCAGAACAGAGCTGTGACGGCTGAAGATTATAAGAATATCCTTTATACCAATTACCCATCCATTGAAACAATTGCTACCTGGGGTGGTCAGGAGAATTACCCTCCTGTATACGGAAAAGTTTATATCTCCGCAAAACCATACGGTGCCAGTTCATTTACTGCTGCAGAAAAAGAAAGTATCATAAACTTTATAAAGAGAACCAAGTCTGTTGTGTCAGTTACTCCTGTGTTTGTTGACCCAGAGTTCCTGAGAATTGAACTTACCACAACAGTAAACTTCAATAGAAATGCTGCTCGCCGAAGTGTTGGTGAGATCCAGAGTCTTGTTGCATCGTCTCTCGTACAGTACGGTGATTCACTTGGTAAATTTGGGTCCAATTTTAGATATTCTAAGGTCGGTGCTTTGATTGATGGCGCAGATGATTCTATTACGAGCAATGAGACATCGGTTAAAATTAGACATACAATAAGTCCGTTGTATAATAAGAATGCAAGATACACAGTCCCATTCGATAACCCTATCTTCGATAATCCACTTGGTGGGGCATTCTTCTCAACGAGATTCTATATTCCAACAGTAGAAGATCGTTGTTATCTGTCAGATGATGGTGCGGGCAATATCGACCTTTATTCAGAAACAATTGAAGGAACTCCTTCTAGAATTAGAACAGTTGGTAAAATTGAATACGTATCTGGGTTAATTGATGTATATGAATTAACGATCAGTGGATTACATGATACATTGTTTGAGTTCGTGGTAATTCCAGCGAAGAATGATATCTTTCCAACTAGAAAGTATATCATCCAAATGCCAGAAGAACTGTTAAATATCAGCATGCAAGTCGATAATACCTAAACATGGATGCATTAATCAATAGTACTGCTGTAGTAGCAGCAGTACTTTCTAAACAAGTTGCTCTTGCATCTTCTATTGATGCTTCTGCGATTGCATCACCACCGCTGTCTAAACAAGTTGCTCTTGCATCTTCTATTGGTGCTTCTGCTTTAATATCAGGGAACATTTCTTCTGGTGTTGCAGTATGTACCGTCAATATAGTAGCTAACCTTAATGTTACTGTAGTTATTGGCACTATTCCTGCACGATCTTCTATCAAATGTATTAGTTCTGCAGCAGGAAATCTTTCTGTAATAAGAAAACGTGATATCAATGATGTTCTTCCTGCCCATCTAGTTGAACAACAGTTTCCTTCATTCATTCGTGATGACTATCCAAAGATGGTCGAGTTCACTAGAGCCTATTATGACTTTATGGCTCAGACTGAGAATGGACGGATAGAGAATCTTAGAAATATCGATGAGACCTCAGGTGATTATCTTAATCACCTACAGAATGAATATCTGTATAATGCAGCGAAACCTAATTTTGAACAGGACTTCGCTGCTGAAGATTTCATTAGATATTCTAGGCAGTTCTATGCTGCCAAAGGAACTGAAGAATCAATTAAGTTCTTATTCCGCGCTCAGGCAAATAAAGAAATTGAAATTGAATATCCATCTGAACTGATATTCAAACCATCAACTGCGCGTTGGTACCAAGAGCAGTCAATTAAAGTATCAATTACTGAGAATTCGAATTCTATTCCTGCTACTTATTTTATTGGTGGGTATTTAACTATCAGAAATAACAACGGCGAAGAACAGACAATTGAAATATCTAATGTTATTGATTTAACGCAAAAAGTAGCATCTACTGATTTATCTACAGAATTTGAGATATTCTTTACAACAGAATTGATTATTGATATTCAAGTTGGTAATGAACTTTTCGCGACCAACTTTTCCGCAACAATTACACCATCTATCTCAGAAGTTGACATTATTAATGCAGGAAGTAATTTTAGAGTTGGTCAGGTAGTTAAACTTGATGGTGTCACTGGATCTGGCGCAGTTGCTGTTATTACAAAAGTGCTTGAAGGCGGCGCAATTCGAAATCTCAAACTTATTAAGTTTGGTTCTAGTTATGTTACTAACTTCTACCTTGGTATTGAGCCGGAGGGTGTGTTTACTAATACAGGTGCATCATTCACTGTTCCTAGTATTGATGGTGTTATTGCTACTACTAATCGTGCTCTCACAGACGTGACAGAAGGGTTTTTAGAATCAAAATCTATCTTAAGATCAGATTATGTTCTTAATGATTCTCCGGATGCATTTCCTTTCTATGCGTATCCTGGCTATGACGGTAAGTATGTTTCGCAATCATCTAACAGACAGGTATTTTACCTTGAGGAAAATTACTCTGCGTTGTTATTATGTAAAATTGGAGCGGTCTGTAAATATCCAGGAAAATATCTAGACCAGACTGGAATGCCATCTAACGATAGCGTTCTGCAAGATAATAATTACTATCAAGATTTCTCTTATGTAATTAAATCTACTCTTGATATTGAGAACTATAGAGATACGATTACAGCTCTGGCGCACCCAGCTGGGTTCAAGATGTTCGGTGAACTATCAATTGAAAATGAGTTCTATAGTGACACTACAGCTGGGGAAGCTACTGTCAACTCATTTGTTGATCCAGCTAGTTTTATAAATGTGAGTGTTACTGTTGCAGCTACTCTTAGTGTTGTCTAAATAATACACAAATCTAATTCAAATAATTATGCAATTACAAGATACATTCAAAGTCACGGGAAATATTGTTCTGCGTCGATATGATGAGAATGGTATTCTTAATCTCGAGCGTGAACACAAGAATCTAGTTGTTACGACTGGCAAGGAACTAATTGCATCCAGATTAGCCTCTGATACACGCCCTGCTATTACGATTACTGCTACAGCGGGAACTAGCACAGAAGCGACCATTACATACGCTACACAATTAGTTGTTCCGTATGAAGTTGGTACATACATATCCATTAGTGGCGTTGATCCTGTAGGATATAATGGAACATATAGAGTAAAGACAGCAACCACGACACAGATTACCTTTGATAGTACCACGACTGGGTCAATGGTAACTGCTGGTATTATCAATTCATTGTTTAATGATACAATCAAAACAATGAGAATTGGTGAGAATACTACAGTGGCTAATCTTAGCGATATTGCCTTGGCGACTCAAGTAGGTTCTGTTAGTCTTTTCTCAAGTGCGTTTAGTAATGCCAATGGAACAGCAGATGTTGTTTATATTGCTTTGTTTCCTGCAGGAACTGGCACCAGTACAGCTGGAATTGCTGAGGCTGCTTTGATGAATAGTAGTAATAAAATGCTTTGTAGAACAGTATTCCCTCTTGTCACAAAGGCAGCAGGAGAATCCCTGGCAATCTTCTGGACAGTAACTATAAACTAATAAGATGTCATCAATAATCACACACCAATTAAGAAGAGCCATCGCTGAGGCTATCTATGATGATATCTTCTCAAGAAGAAACAATTATTACTATGTTTTTGGGCGATACCTAGACTCGGAAACAGTTCCTACTGATCCCCAGAACACTCTAGAATATGAGACGACAATGCGAAATCACATTGTCGCAGCCAAGAAAGTATATGTCTCAGATGTAGCATTTATTGTTCCAAGGTTCAATTGGGTTAGTAACTCGTCATACCCGAAATATACCACATTGATGAATGGAAATGTAACAAAAGATAATGTAGTTAATGTTACTGACCTCTCCATAGGAGCAACAGCAACTATTCTTACTGTTGGCACCACAAACTTCGTTGCTATCGGAGCAATCAATAACAATATCGGTACAACATTCACTGCTACTGGATCAGGGACAGGTACTGGTACAGTTACTTCTTCTGGTCCTGCATTTTATGTATATGATGATATAAACTATAGAGTCTACAAGTGCATCAATAACAATAATGGTGTCGGTGCTTCTACTATCCGTCCAACCAGTACAGAAGCATTTGATGTTACGTATTCTGATGGATATACTTGGCGCTATATGTATAGCATTCCGAAATCTCTCAGGAATAAATTTGTAACAGCAACACACATCCCTGTGTTCACTGCTCTTCAGAAACGATATTATTCTGATGGTGGTATTGGTGATATTACAATCGTTAAGGCAGGGGCTAACTACACACAGGCAACTTCAGTAATTACTGTTTCTGGAGATGGTTCCGGAGCAGTATTAACTCCTGTTATTGTAAATGGCCAGCTTGGTGATATTATCGTAAACAATCCAGGTCGAGATTATACCAGAGCAGTTATTTCTATTTCTGACAGTGGATCTGGATCAGGTGCCGAGGCAGTTGCTGAATTAAACACAGGTGATCTGGATAGTGATCAGGCACTTGTTGAACTATTAACTGTCGGTGGAACAGTTGACAGCGCCGAAGTAATAAATGGTGGTTCTGGTTATGTTACTGCCGCTGTCCAAGTCATCGGTGATGGTACTGGAGCTATTGCACAGGCAGATATATTTGGTGGAGTAATCACAAAAATCCGCATCACTAGCAAAGGAAAAGGTTATTCCTACGCTTCATTAGTAATTACACCACAGAATATTCCTGCTATTACAACAGCAGCAACAGCTCGAGTTAATGTATCGTCATTCCTTGGTCACGGCAGAAATGCAGTTTATGAGTTATTTGCTGACCAACTGATGTTCTATTCGAATATCACTTCAGATAGACTTGCTGATTTTGATGTTGTTACTCCATATAAGCAATTCGGTATTATGAAGAATATTCGTAATCTTGAATATACATCAAATATCTATGACCAAGTATCTCCGAACAGGTATCAGGTTGAGGCTGACTTTGGACCACAGGTATTATTCGTCGGTGGCGGTGGTACTGGTGCAAAAGGACGAGTCAACGTAACTGGTAATTTTGTTTCAGATGTGAAGATCGAAAGTGCCGGAGCAGGATATTCTTCTACACCAACAGTAACTTTTAGTGGTACTGGTTCTGGTGCTACTGCAGTAGCTACTATTGATGCAAAACTAAACACCGCGACATTGAGTTATGGTGGTGTTGGATACGCATCTCCTCCAGGAGTCGCTTTATCTGCAGCCCAGGGTTTCGGTGGTGTAATTACTGCGACCACTACTCTTGGTGTTGGTGCTGTTGTTATTACTAACCAAGGCAGTGCTTATGCTACTGCGCCTACTGTTGGGTTCACTGGTGGAACTGGAGTAGCAGCAACTGCCACTGCAGTTATTGCTGATGGTAAAGTAGTTAAGATTATTATTACGAATCCAGGACAGTATTCTGTAGTTCCTACTGGAGTCACTTTCTCTGGCGGCGGTGCAGCAGCTGGAACAGTTGTTCAGACGTTTACTACTAATTCACTGACAGTTAGTAAGGTCGGTTCAGGATATCAACAAAATCCAACATTGACATTTAATGGTTCATGTGGTATATCTGATATTATTGTAAACGATCCAGGATACTTATTCACTGCTGGTTCTAATCCTGCATTGACATTTACTGGCGGTGGTGGAAATGGATTAGCAGCAACTGCTTACGTTAATGACTGCATTAGAAGCGTAACAATTACAAATTCTGGAACTGGTTATTATCAGGCTGGAGCATTGATTCCGACCACGACGTTTACGACGATATCTGGAGTTAAACTAACAACCGCTACTGTTAGTAGCGCAACAGTAAGACAAAAATCGTCCAGTGGTTCTGGAACTGGTGCTACTTTCACCATTACGACGACTGGTTCTGGAGCTACGTATACTGGTGTCACGACCATTACTCTTGCGATTAATGGTTCTGGATATGCTCTTACTGATACAGTAACTATTAGTGGCGCTGCTCTTGGTGGTCTAGATAGCGTCAATGATTTGACATTCACAATTGCTACTGCAGTTGGTGCTTTGCCAGTAGTTACATTCGGAGGAGCTGGTGGTGCGACAGCAACAGGAACTGCAGTTGTTTCTGGTGGCGGAGTAGTAGGAATCACTATTACCAATAGAGGGACTGGATATACATCAGGTTCAGTTACAATTGCTGCACCAAGCAGTGGAACTACTGCGACAGCCAATGTCTCTGTTGGTAGTGGTATTAGTCATATCAATATTACCAATCCAGGAACTGGATACACAGCATTACCTACAATAACAGTAGCCAATAATGGAACTAGAGATGGTTTCCAATTAACTCCTGTGCTCGGAAAAGGAATTGGTTCCACTACAGTAACTGGCATCTTAAAAACAATTACACTGACAGGCAATGGTAGTGGGTATACTTCTGCCCCGACTGTTGTGTTGAGTGGTGGTTCACCAAGTACGGCAGCAGTTGCTTATTCGAAAGTAGTTGGAGCAGTTACATCTATTACAGTGGATGATGGCGGCGCTGGATATAGTAGTAGCCCATCAGTTATTATTTACGGTGGTGAAGGGATTGGGGCATCATATGTGGCCAATATCAATACCAGCACTGGTACAGTTACTACTTGCACCAAAGTAAGGGGTGGGAGTAATTATGTAATTACCAAATTTGCTGATTTTACTATCGGCACATTATTGGTTGATGAACTGTTGAATGAGTATAATGTATACTCTGCCAAAACTAATATTGATAATAGTTCACTTATCATAACATCAAATAATGGTTACCCAGTAGTCGGTAGAATGAAGATTCGTAAGAAGAATGCCTCTGACTATTTTATCACCAATACAGCACTGAGTCAGAAGTTCTTGGAATCGCGTTTTCCTGTTGCTTGTTATAAAGTTCGTGGTAATTTTACTTTAGGTAATTATCCGGCGAATACTACTGTGACATTAAGTGACCAGGTAAATGGTACTAAGACATTCATTGTTATCTCATCAAAATACTATGATGTTGGTGTTAACGAAATGTTGTTATTGCCTATCGATGGAGGCACCCTAAATAATGGTATGACGCTAACAAATGGGTCAAATCCTTTCTCGGTACTATCTTACGATGAGCCTGCACTGGATAGAAGAACTGGTGATGTATTAATGATAGCAAACAACTCATCTTCTTTTACTCAGAATGCCGACCAAACTCTTTCATTCAGAACTATCATAAATTTCTAATATGACAACATACAACCGCGACCCATACTTCGACGATTTTGACAAAACAAAGAATTTCGTCAAGATCCTGTTCAAACCTGGTGTCTCTGTTCAAGCGAGAGAGTTGACTCAGCTGCAGACAGCGATTCAGGAACAAATTAAATCGATCGGTGGTTTCCTCTTTAAGAATGAATCACTGGTCACTGGTGGTAATAGCAGAACATTCTCTGCTATTTGGATCGATGTTGCATCAACTGATCTTTCTGACTATGTGACCAAGACATTCGTCGGCGCAAGTAGTCGCGCAAAGGCACAAGTTATTTCGTATAAGAATAACGTATCTTCTGGTGTTTCTAGGCTGTATTTTGTCTATAAGAATGGATACAGATTCCAGAAATCTGAGTCGTTGAGTGAGGATGTTCTTTCACCATCAGTTGCCCCAGTAGTAACAACGAATAGCGACACCAATACTGGTAGCGCTATGGCGTACACGATCTCTGAGTCTGTGTTTTTCGTCAAAGACTATTTCGTTGTTTGCTCTGAGCAAACTATTATTATTTCTGAGAACGCAACTCCGAGCGTAAAGATCGGTCTTACTGTTACTGAAGATATTGTTACGTATCAGGATGATGCAACACTGTTGGACCCAGCAACTGGTTCATACAACTACGCAGCACCAGGTGCTGATCGTGTCGCTATTAGCCTTGATCTAGTTACACATGCTCTGGATCCACTGGCAGATACAGATGCTGAGTTTATGATCGAGAACACTGAAGATAACTTCATTGAACTTGCTCGATATAAAGATGGTGTACTAATTAAGAGTTTGACTAGCCCAACTCTCGGTGCTCTTGAGGGAGTTCTCGCAAGAAGAACGTATGATGAATCAGGTGATTACACTGTTCGTGCGTTTAAGACTAAAGTTACAGACAATGTCAAGAAAGATTCTTCTAAATTAAGTCTGGCCATTGAACCAGGTAAAGCCTATGTTAAAGGCTATGAGTTCGAGACTACCTCAACTCTTTTCCTTGACTTAGAAAAAGCAAGAGACACGAATTTCATCAATAACTTCTATGGTGAAGCAGCATTCGGTGATTACTTTATTATTGAACACCCAACTGGTGCGCTTATTGATTATACTGCCAATCCAGAAATCAATTTAGTTAATTCATCGGTGGCAGTTATTGGTACTGCCAGAGTTAGGTATGTTTCTAGACATTCTGCGAATAGATTAAAGTTATACGTTTACAATGTAAAATTCACTACGAGTTCTATTTCTGCAGTAACCACAGTTAAAAATGGATCATGGACTGCTAATGTTGATGGGGCAGCGAACGCAAATAAATTATATCGCGGAAAAAACTTACAATATATTGTTCCTTTCACGCGCAGTCCAATTAAATCAGTGACTGATATTAGTTATACTTCACAGGTTGCAGTCAGCAACATAGCAACGGCTACTACATTAAGTTCACCAACATCATTAAGTGCAGGTAAAACTTATTCATCTAGTAACCCAGATGATTATATTGTTGTCAAGAGTGATGGTTCCGTTGCAACTGGGTTCACAGTTACAACCAGCGGAGGTCAGACGTTCATTTTGACTGGTACATTTACCAATGCGGCGACATACTCAGTTTATGCTAAGATTGCAGTTTCTACGCCAACAGTTAAGTCTAAAGTAAAGACAGCTGCTACTGTAACTGCCACAAATAGCAACGGCAACATCTCTCTTGGTGTGGCTGATGTTTATAGAATTGTTTCCATCTACGCAAGCAGCACGGATGGAAGTTTGACATTAGATATTACTGGTAGATATAAACTGAATCGTGGTCAGAAAGATACTCATTATGATTACAGCACACTTGTTCTGACAACTGGTCAACAAGCAGCCAATTTAACTACGTATCCGCGACTTGTCATAACTCTTGAGTATTTCGTTTCTGCGCAGACCAATGGTTATTTCACAATTGACTCATACAATACTACTACAACAGATACAAGTCTGTTAGTTCCGTATGAGAAGATTCCATCATTCACAGGTTCAAATGGTGCGGTAGTTTCATTACGTGATGTTATTGACTTCAGATCTGTGCGTGCTAATGTTTCTGGATTCCCAGGATCATTAGGGACTCCTATTCCTTCCAGCGATAACACAAGTATTGTTGGTAATGAATTCATCACTCCATCGAGTAACATCACTTCTGACTTTGAGTACTACCTTCCTAGAGTTGATAAACTAATTATCACCAAGGAAAAGAAGTTCGACCTTATTCAAGGCAATTCTTCAGAAATCCCGCAAATTCCATCTGATATTTCAGATGCGATGACGATCTATACAGTAGAGATTCCTGCCTATACGTTTAGTGCTGCTGAAGTTAAATTGAACTATATTGAGAATCGCCGTTATACAATGCGCGATATCGGTAAGATTGATAAACGAGTAGATCGTCTTGAGTATTACACATCGATGAGTTTGCTTGAGAAACAAGCATCAGATGAAGTAATTGTTAATGCAACTGGTATTGACAAGTTCAAGAATGGTATTCTGGTTGATCCATTTGCTGGTCACGGAGTTGGTGACGTTGGCTCTGCTGATTACTCCTGCTCTATTGACGTAGCGAATAGAACTCTTCGTCCGAGATTCGCATCTGATTCATTCACGTTTGACGTAAACTTATCAGAGACTAGCGGAGCAAATTATTCGAGGAAAGATGATCTAATCACTCTTCCATATTCAACGGAATTTTATGTTTCAAATAACCAGGCTACTAACTGGCAAAACCTAAACCCATATGCAGTGTTCTCATGGGATGGTGAGATTAAGTTAATGCCTGCAACTGATACTTGGACCGATACAACTACCCGTCCAGATGTTGTTATTAACATAAATGGAGACAAAGACGCATTCACCATTATGGCTGATGACGTCGCCAACCCTGCATCAGTTGGAGTAGAATGGAATAATTGGCAAACTACCGTAAAGGGAGTTTCCCAAACTCCAACGTCAACTAGTAGTACTGCAACTAGCACATCTCTAAAGGGATCACAGGCTATTCAGTCAACATCAACTACCGCTACTACTTCATTGACAACTACTGTCAATGAGACATCTACGCGTACTGGTATTGAAGTAGAAAGATCTGCGATCTCAACTGTTACTAGAGATCTTGGAAATAAAGTCGTAGATACTTCTATCGTTCCGTTTATTAGATCTAGAGTTATTGACTTTTCCGCGTCTAGACTAAAACCATCAACTCAACTATTTGCCTCATTCGATAGCGTTGATGTTACTACTTATTGCACACAGGCTCCAGTAATTTATCTGACTACGGTTGCTAATGCAAAACGTGTTCGCAAAATTGGAGCATCTAATGCTGCTAATGTGATTCTGTTAAAGACAGACAGAGCATACATTAAGATGGATGATGGGCAAACATTATTCGCAGTTGGCGATGTTGTTGAATGGTTAGTAAACAATGCCTGGGTCACTGGTACGACTATTACTGATGTAGCTGCTCCAGTCGATGATTCATTGATTACTGATGAGAATGGTGATCTGGCTGGATATTTCCTAATTCCTAATAATTCAGAAACTAAATTCCGAACTGGTGAGCGACCATTTAGATTAGCAGACACTCTCGGTAAACAACCACTCACTGCAGCAGAAACAAAGTATGTTGCACAGGGATTGTCAATGTCTGTGCAAAGAGACATTGTAGCAACTAGAGTTGTTACTGTTGCTGTTAATCCCGTTCAACAATCAAATACTTCAACTTCTTCATCAACATCAACATCTACTGAAGTCGCAACAGTTACTAAAGATGTAACTGTCCTCTGCGGAGAAACTGCGAATGGAGCAGGAAGAACTGGTAAATTTACTTATGATCTAGAGTTCGGAACTGACATTGGAGCATGTGGTATTAACTATGCCACTGGACCAATTCCAGACTGCTATACTATTATCTGGAATGGAAAAACAATAACTAGTGGTTTCCGTAGTCAGGGAAACAAAACGGAATATAATAGAACTCTTAATTCATTAGGATATCCTTCAGTAAATAGCGTTATTGATGCAAATAATCCTGCGTATGGACAATTACGATTCCAGAAAACATCTATCTACCCAACCAAGGCAAAACTAATTGTTGATGCTCCTCTTTCTGGCACTGGTTGGACCTGGAAATCAATTTGTCCAGGTAAGACTAATAACCTAGTAGCAGAAACTACTGCTCGTCTAGATGCATTCATTGATGTTCCTTCTACGACAATAACGTCATTTAGGTCAGTTGGTGGCTCTCCTGCAGTTCCTGCTGCTTCTTTCGGTCTATTTAACATTCCAGCAAGACCAGCAGTAGATCCAACTATCTCTACTACAGATACTGGAGTTCGATATAACTTCGCATTGAAGATCAACGGAAATCAGGGCGTTGCTGTTGGTACTCCAGTAATAATCACATCACTGTCTAGGTCAGAAACTACTAATGGTCGTTTCACTTCGTTCGCAACTGGAACTCGATTCTTGGTAAATGGCGCACCAATGACATTCCCTTACACGGTCAATGTCGGTGTTCCTCTTACAATTACAGCGATTTATGACTTCACAAATGACTCAAAAACAAAGGGTCTTAATTTATCCGGAAGTCTGAACAATCCTATTTCTAGGATCACAGTTAATGCTGAATTAGTAACAGCAATTGCTGGTTCTGTTTGCGCTACTACTGCAGCAGATTCAGTTACTCATACATCTTCTTATGAGCGTTGGGACCGTAGTACTTGCAAAAATGACCCACTAGCTCAGACATTCTATGTGTCTTCAGAAGAAAATCCAGATGGTATTTTCGTTGACAGTGTTGATTTGTTCTTCAAGTCAAAGGATGCATCAGGAACAGTACCAGCAGTAGTGCAGATTCGCCCAACAGTTAATGGCTATCCATCTTCAGATACTGTTCTGCCTTTCGCAAGTGGTTCTGTTATGTCAAAGGACATTGTTGTCTCAGCTGAGAATAGTTCGAGCAAAGCAGCAACCAGGTTTAATTTCCAGGCTCCGGTCTTCTTAGCACCAGATACTCAATATGCTTTGGTTGTTCTTGCCAACACTGACAAATTTGAAGTTTATACTTCAAGAATCGGTGAGTTCTTGTTGTCTAATCCTTCTGTTCGATGCACGAAACAACCTCTGGCTGGATCATTGTTCTTGTCACAAGATGGAATGACTTGGTCAGCTGTGCAGACTGATGATCTGGTATTCAGAATGAGTAAGTGCGTGTTTGATACAAATGTCGAGAGACCAGTTGTTCTTAATGTAAGTATTCCTGCAGAAAAGAAAACCAGTCAAGATTTTAACTATGATGTTCTGTTTCTTGACGGAGAAGTTCTTGATTTTGCTAATACGAATGTTAACTATTTTTATAAAACAGCAGAGCTATCTGGTAGTTCTGTAGTTTATACAAAAGACTCTTCTTGGAATTCATATCAATTAGGAAGTAACGTAATTCTCCCAGCAAGAAAGACTCTTGATATTCAAGATCCAACTACTCTGCGCATTAAGTGCGATATGCGGACTAATAATAAAGATATTAGCCCTGTTATTGACTTGGATAGATTGTCTACAGTTCTTGTTCAGAATATCATCAATAATAATTCTAACAGTGAGACAGCAACAACTACAGCTACCATCTCTTCAGTTGCTGCGACTACTAATACAGTAACTATCACGGCTTCTGCTGCTCATGGATTATCTGTTGGCGATACTGTTTACGTGTACGCCAATACTTCTACTGTAGTTAATGGATTCGTGACTGTTGCTTCTATTGGTACGACAACAGTAACGAATGACAATTTCACTTATGTGAGATTTGATGGAGGAACAACGATTTCTAGCACAAACCAGGCAGGAACTGTAACTAGAAACCCACAGGCACTCTCAAGATATATTACGCGTAAAGTTACTCTGAATTCAGATTTTTATTCAACTGATATTAAGGCATATTTCCTCGCTGATATTCCTGCTGAGTGTTCAGTTATTCCGTATTATAGAGTAGCTAGTTTGACTGACAATATTCTAGAAGATAATGACTGGATCCCGATGACTCTTGATACAGTTGGTTCTGCCAATTCTTCTGGCTTCGCTGAATATAAATACAAAGCACCGTATGTTGTATCTTCGAATACAGTAGCTCTTTCTACTGGTGAGACATTTGGAACCTTCAGTGTTAAATTAGTTATGTTGTCAAGTAATACTGTTAAAGTTCCGAAAATCAAAGACCTACGAGTATTGGCTCTAGATGACTAATAATTATTTGAAAGTAATCGATGCTCCGGGTCTTTTACGAGACCCGTACTCGAAGGCTCTTGTAAACACAGACCTCTCTGCTCTTAATGAACATAAAAAGAAAAAGAGAGCGATGAATGCTATTCTAAATAATAGCAGAGAATTAGAAGCAAGAGTGGACGAATTATCTTCTAAGATGGATAACATCGAAATAATGTTAACAAAATTGTTAGAGAAACAATCAAATGGCTAATTTAGTTTATCGTAAAAGTTCAACTCCTGCAGCGAATGTAAGTACTACATTCAAGGGTTCACCATTAACGAATGATGAACTAGATAATAATCTATTTGGTATTAATGCTGAAGTTCAATTAAAAGCACCAATCAATAATGCTGTTTTCACTGGAACGACAACGATCCCAAGTATTACTGCCACTGGCGGTACAATAAACAATATCACAATTGGCGCAAGCGGTGCTTCTACTGGTGCGTTCACCACATTAACAACTACAGGTGATGTTAACGTTGATGGTGGTGACATTACAACGGCAGCAACGACATTCAATTTACTTAACGCAACTGCTACTACAGTGAACTTTGCTGGGGCAGGTACTGCGGTTACTATCGGTGCTACGACTGGAACTGCCACAATCCGTAATGCAACTCTAGCAGTAACTAATGCAGCCACAGTAGGAACTACATTAGGCGTTACAGGTAACGTAACAATCGGAGCATCCAAATTTGTTGTTACCGCAGCAACTGGTAATACTGCTATTGCTGGCGATGTTGCCGTCGATACCAATAAGTTTACAGTCGCTGCAGCGACTGGTAATACTGCTGTGTTGGGTACATTTAGTTCCGGTGGACTTTCTACCCTTAATTCTTTAACAGTAACTAACGCATCTACACTATCTGGCGGACTTAGTACAACTACTGGCTCATTTAGCGGTCAAGTTACATCAACAGTGGCAATCGGAACTGCTCCATTTGTTGTAACGTCAACAACTAAGGTCACTAACTTAAATGCAGACAGAGTCGATGACTTTACAGCAGACCAAGCAAATACTGCATCTGCTATTGTCGTGAGAGATGCGTCAAAGAATATAAACATTAGTAATGCAGTAATGTCCGGATCGACTTCTGGGACTACTACTTTACAACCAACAGCTATCTCTGGAACTAGTGTTCTGACTCTTCCAGCTGCGACTGACACTCTGGTTGGAAAAGCAACAACTGATACGTTGACAAATAAATCATTCAGCCTCGCGAGCAATACATTAACTGGAACTCTGGCTCTGTTTAATACTGCTCTCACAGATGCTGATTTTGTTTCTATTGCTGGCGCAGAGACACTGACAAGTAAGACTTTAACTAGTCCAGTAATAAACACTGCCACTATCTCTGGTGGTACAATCAATAACACAATAATTGGCGGAACAACTAGAGCAGCTGGTTCGTTCACTACATTAAATGCGAATAGTACTCTTGATGTTACTGGAGCAACTACTCTCTCCAGCACATTGGCAGTTAATGGTGCAAGTTTAACGACTACTGCAACTACGTTTAATTTAATCAACGCAACAGCGACAACATTAAATCTCGGAGGAGCGGCGACAACAATCACTGTTGGTGCGGTAACAGGAACAACGACTGTAAGAAATAATGCCTCTATTACCGGAACTCTTGGTGTAACAGGAACATCTACTCTTGCTGCTGTAACAGCAACTACTGGATCATTTAGCGGTCAAGTTACATCAACAGTGGCAATCGGAACTGCTCCATTCGTAGTAACATCAACTACCAGAGTGACGAATCTGAACGCAGATAGAGTTGATGACTTTACAGCAGACCAAGCAAATACTGCATCTACAATAGTAGTTAGAGATGCATCTAAGAATATAAACATCAATAACGCAGTAATGTCTGGTTCAACTTCTGGAACGACGACATTACAACCAACAGCTATCTCTGGTACTAGTGTTCTGACTCTTCCGGCAGCAACAGATACTCTTGTTGGTAAAGCAACAACTGACGTATTAACTAATAAGACAGTCAATCTAACAAGCAATACATTAACTGGAACTCTGGCTCAGTTTAATACTGCGCTAAGTGATGCCGATTTCGCCACTACTTCTGGTGCTGATACGCTGACGAATAAGACACTCAATCTGGCGAGTAATACATTATTAGGAACTCTGGCTCAGTTTAATACTGCGCTAAGTGATGCTGATTTTGTTTCTATTGCTGGAATCGAAACAATAACCAGTAAAACATTAACTAGTCCAGTAATAAACACCGCTACTATCTCTGGTGGTACAATCAATAATGCAATCATTGGCGGAACAACTAGAGCAGCTGGTTCGTTTACTACATTAAATGCGAATAGTACTCTTGATGTTACTGGTGTGACAACTCTTTCTAGTCTTGTTGTTGGTACTTCTGCAACAATCGGAACTACTCTAGCAGTCACTGGTGATGTTTCTGTTAATACTAACAAGTTTAATGTAACTGCATTAAGTGGTAATACTGCAATCGCAGGTACATTAGGTGTTGCTGGTAATGTTGCTGTTGCTACAAATAAGTTTACTATCGCAGCAGGATCTGGTGATACTGTGGTTGCTGGAACATTAAATGTTTCCGGAACATCTACTCTTGCTGGTGTGAACGCAGGCGCATTGAGTGCTAGTTCGTTAACATCCTCCGCTGGTGTGCAAGGAACAACTCTTACGTCTACTGTTGCTATTGGTACTGCACCACTCACAGTAACATCAACTACTAGAGTAACGAATCTAAATGCAGATACTGTTGATGGAATGAATTTTGCTACAGTTAATGTCGGTGGAGTTCTGAACACTGATCAGCGAGGTGGTGTTGCGTATGCATCTGATGCATCTAATATTACATATGTCGCGCCAGGAACATCTGGATATTTACTGCAATCAAATGGATTAAATTCTGCTCCTACCTGGGTAGCAGCAAATGCACTAACTGCTGGTAATTCTTCTACAGCAGCAAATGTTTTGGGTGGCGCAGCTGGATCAATATTATATCAGAGCGCAGTAGATAATACTGCAAAATTAACGATTGGTTCGACAGGACAAATCCTTACAGCTGGTGCTACGTTACCAGAATGGTCAAGCAGCATATCAGTATCAGGAACTTTGACTCATGGTGGTTTGACGCCATCTGCTGGCACGAACATTGACCAATTATACACAGCTACTGATGCAACATTAGTTGTTACCACTTCTTGGGTTAGTACCAGTGTTAATTTCGCAGAGCTCGCGACTGGTTCATATATGGTCCAAGTAAATACAGGAACAGAGTATTATACTGGTATTATGAGTTGGTATGGCGCTGATATCAATTCTGTGGTAACGGACGAAATTATTCTACACAGAGCATCATCTGGTGCTGAAACTAGTAATCTGTTCCTTAAAGTTGAAAGAACAGATACTGACTTAGATCCAGCTGGTGCTGCTTCTCCAAATATGACACTACAAATTAGTTCATCTGTCGCAAGAGCATCAGCCAGTTACACTTATAAATTCCGCAGAATGATCTAACCTCTAAATAATAAACAACTACCTCTGATTCATAAAGAAGGGACGAGGAAATGACATTCAAAATCAAAGATGGTCTTTCTCTTGGCGCGAACACAGTAATTGACGCCACTGGAAACATAACTGTCCCTGGAAAGACTACCCTAAGTAATACAACAGCTACTGCAGCTAGTCTAAATTTAGGAACAGGAACGGCGGATCCTTCCTCACCAGTTGCTGGTGATTTTTGGAATAATACTGGTGTTCTAAAGATTCGTCAGGCATCTGCCACTAAGACTATCGCATTCCTCGATAGCAATATTACTGGAACAGCAGCGAACGTATCTACTGGCACAGTAGCTATTGCTAATGGCGGAACAAATACCACAACCACACCAACCGCTGGTGCAGTTGCAGTGGGAAATGGAACTGCGTATGCATTTACTGCAGTTGGAACTGCGGGACAAGTCTTAACATCAGCAGCAGGTTCTACACCAACTTGGACTAACTCGACTAGCGCAAACACATTTTCGGCTATTGTTCAGAGAGATGCCTCTGGTAATTTTTCAGCAGGAACCATTACTGCTGCTCTCACTGGTACGGCGACGAATGCAACTAATCTAGTAGTAACTGATGATACAGCGACGAACGCAACATATTATCCTTCGTTTGCTCTTGGCACATCATCCAATCAAGCGCACAGAGTATCTAGTACAAAGTTAACATTTAATCCAAGTACTGGTATCTTAGCCTCTACTGGGTTTTCTGGATCTGGCGCATCTATTACTGCTATCAACACAGCTAATATCAGCACAGGAACTCTGGTAGTGGCAAGAGGTGGTACAGCTGGAAGTGCAACCCCTACAGCTGGCGCCATTGCTTTTGGAGACGGAACTGCGTATGCATTTACTGCAGTCGGAACTGCAGGACAAGTCTTAACATCAGCAGCAGGTTCTACACCAACTTGGACTTCTCAAGGCAGTTTATCAGTTGGTTCAGCTACCAATGCCACTAATTCTACTAATGCAAATAACGTCGCGATAACAGCAGACAGCGCGTCAGCTGGAACACATTATGTCCACTTTGGCGCAGTTACTACTGGAAACACCCCAGTAAAAATATCATCTAGTGGATTATATTTCCAACCAAGTACAGCAACATTGACTGTTGGTGGAGCGTTGACTGTCGGCGGAAATTTAACAGTTAATGGAACTACAACAACAGTCAACTCAACAACTACTACAGTTGACGATCCCATCTTTACTATTGGTGGAGATACGGCTCCGGCATCAGATGATAACAAAGATCGTGGTATTGAATTCCGTTGGCATAATGGTACTACTGCCAAAGTAGGTTTCTTTGGATACGATGACTCAACAAGTAAATTTACATTCGTCCCAGACGCAACAAATACATCAGAAGTATTCAGTGGAACAAAGGGAACTATTGATGCTAACCTAGAATGGGCAGACGTTCTTAATAAACCAGACCCTGTTGTTACAGTCACGTTAACGGGTGACGTAACTGGTACAGCAAACACAACATTAACTGATCTTGCATCAGGTACAGTTACTGTTGCAACTACAATTGCTGCTGACTCTGTTGCCCTTGGCACAGATACTACTGGTAATTACGTGGCTACTGTTGCCGCTGGAACTCCTGGAGTAGAAACTACCAGTTCTGGATTAACAATTTCTTCTGTTGCTGGAGAAGGAACTGCTTCAACTATCGCTCACGCAGATACATCAACGTTGACTGGTACACAAGGAAGTGCTGGAATTTCTTCAGTTACAATTGATGGTTTCGGTCACGTAACTGGAGTTACAACAGCTACTTACTTAACAGCTGAGGCAGATACACTTGCATCAGTAACTGGTCGTGGTGCAACTACCTCTACTGCTTCTTCTTTCACTGGTGGAATGACAGTTGGTGGAACTGGTATCGTTTATAATGGATCTACCAGTGGTTCTACTACATTCAGAGCAAGTGCCACAGCTGGAACAACAACAATTACTCTTCCTGCTACAACTGGTACTGTTGCTCTGGCGGGAGATACACATTTTATCGGAACCACTTCAGTAGCATTGAATAGAGCTAGTGCCAATTTAGCCTTGACTGGTATTTCTAGTGTTACATTACCTGGCGCAACCAGTGGTACTGTTCAGATAATTCCAACTGCTATTGCAGGAACAGGAACAGTGTTGACTCTCCCTGCTACAACTGGAACAGTAGCTCTTAGTACTGGAAATCTATCGCAGTTTGCTGCTACTACATCATCCCAGTTAGCAGGTGTTATTTCTGATGAAACTGGTTCTGGTGCTCTTGTATTCGCCACTAGTCCAACGTTAACAACTCCATCAATTGGAGTAGCTACTGGTACAAGTTTCAATAGTATCACTGGTTTGAGTTCCACGACTCCTGTCGTAGCTGGTACTGCTGCTATTGGAACAGGAACCACGGTAGCAAGAGCTGACCACGTGCACCCTGCACAGACTACTGTTTCTGGCACTGCTGGTGGTTTATCAGCAACGTTAAGTCCTGCTTCTGGTGGTACAGGTGTTGCAAACAATGCCGCAAGTACAATTACTATAAGTGGAAACTTTGGAACAACATTTACAGTATCAGCAGCAACAAGTGTTACATTACCAACAAGCGGTACTCTGGCAACTACCGGACAAACATTCTCTATTGGTACAACCAGTATTGCCATTAACCGCGCCAGTGCTGCGCAAAGTTTAACTGGTATTACTAGTATTGATGGATATGCTGCTGGTTTGGCTGGTGGAAATGCTACGACATTATTGGGCTCAATACCATATCAGAGCGCAGCCAATACAACAACTTTATTAGCTCCGAACACTACTGTCACTAAGAGATTCCTACGTTCAACTGGTGATGGCACTAATGGTACTGCTCCTGTATGGGATACTATTGTTGCAGGTGATATTCCGACTCTCAATCAGAGTACAACAGGCTCAGCTGCTACATTAACGACTGCCAGAACTATCAATGGTGTTTCGTTTAATGGCTCAGCAGATATTACTGTAACTGCTGCGGCTGGTACATTAACAGGCGCTACATTGGCTTCTGGTGTAACAGCATCTAGTTTAACTAGCGTTGGAACATTAGCATCATTGGCTGTGACTGGTACTGTGACTGGTACTAGTTTCAACAGCATTACAGGTCTTAGTTCTACTACTCCTGTCGTGGCTGGAACTGCTGCTATTGGAGTAGGAACCACGGCAGCAAGAGCAGATCACGTTCACCCAGCACAGACTACAGTTAGTGGTAACGCAGGATCAGCTACAGTACTCGCGACTGCTCGCGCTATCAATGGAGTTTCGTTCGATGGTTCAGCTGCCATTACGGTGACAGCTGCTGCTGGTACATTAACAGGCGCTACATTGGCTTCTGGTGTAACAGCATCTAGTTTAACCAGTGTTGGCACGTTAGCAAGTCTTGGTGTCGGTACTGCCAATGGAGTAGCTGGTACTATTGTTGCGTCAGGAAACATTACTGCTTTTTCAGATATTCGTCTCAAGAAAGATCTTGTCCAGATTCCAAATGCTCTAGATAAAGTTCAGCAATTGACTGGGTACACGTATACACGTATTGATAGTGGAATACAAGAAACTGGTCTGGTTGCGCAAGACGTACAGAAAATATTACCAGAAGCAATTGTTGAGGGTGAATATCTATCAGTTGCGTATGGAAATTTAGTTGGATTGCTGGTTGAGGCGATTAAAGAACTTAGAGCAGAAGTAGCTGCTCTAAAGGAAAATAAATAATGCCAGTACCGACATCAGGCGCGATCAGTCTCGCTAATCTTCAGACTGAATTAGAAGGTGTAACAGCAGGGGCAAATGCAGCGTCACTAAATGAGTTTTACGCTGGTGGATCATTCGTTACTGCTGGTTCTTTTGGATATCTTAGTGGTGTCCAAACAGCAATCCCTGCAAGTGGGGCTATATCACTAAATAATTTTTATGGTGCAAAATGGCTTGGTGGTGTGACATATGAGTATACAACTGCAGGAACATATACAGTCACTATTCCCAATAAAACTGGGTTTATTAGAAATTATCAGTGGAGTGTGTTTCTAGTTGGTGGTGGTGGGGGAGGCGGCGGCGCACATGGATCTACTGCACCGAATCGTGACCCCATTGGATCTGGTGGTGGGGGAGGCGGTGGGAATCACACAAATGCCTCTGGCACAAATACTACAGCAACCAGTTTGTCATTCACTGTTGTTGTTGGTGCAGGCGGCACAGGCGGCGCATCATCTACTGCTGCCAATCCTTATACACCAAAAGGAACAGCTGGTGGCACTGGTGGCACTACTTCTCTTGCTATTAATGGTACAGTTGTAACTTCTATCGCTGGTGGAGGTGGCGGAGGTGGTGGCTCAATTGAACCAGACGTTGCTGGAACTGCTGGCACTAGTACTACTGCATATCCTGGAACTGCAGGTACTGTATCTGAAAATGGCAACGCACCAGGTGGCAACGGTGGGCAATCTGTACTTGCGTATGGTGAGAATGGAAGTTCTAGTGCTGCCACCACCGCAGGAATCCATGGTGGCGGAGGTGCTGGCGGTGGCGGGAATGGTGGTGACATATACAGCAATGGATCTAATGGTGGTCCTGGATATGCCAGAGTAACATTTAAGAATGGGTTTAGTTTTACTACTTCACAAACATTCACAACACCAACTGCGTCAGGAACATTTACTGTACCTGCAGGAATTTATCAAATATATACAAACTGTGTTGGTGGAGGTGGAGCACAAGGTGCTGCTGGCGGTCTGGTTGAGGCATTGATTTCCGTCACTCCAGGTGAAGTACTAACTGTTCGTGTTGGTGGGGCTGGCGCTGCGACAACTGTAGTAGGTTATACTACAGCAGCAGTTAATGGTGGGGGTAGAGGAGAAACCGCATCAACATCTTATACTGCGTGTGGCGGAGGCGGGTATTCTGGAATATTCCGCAGCACAACTCCTTTAGTAATAGCTGGTGGTGGTGGGGGAGGACAGAATGGTGCAGCTGCTGGTGGTGCCCTTCCTGCTAATACTGCATCGTCTGGCGCGACGCCAGGAACACAAAGTGCGGGCGGGTCTTCTGGCGGTGGGTATTTAGTTGGTGGTGATGGAGTTGCAAGCAAAGGTGCATGTGGCGGTGGTGGCGGTGGGTATTATGGAGGTGGTGGTGCAACTAGCGGTGCTTTGTCAAGCAGCATTGGTGGTGCAGGCGGATCAAACTATATTATTTCCACAGCTGCTGGTCTATACAGTATGTCTGGATTTAATGGTGGTGGTAGTTGGGGCGGCACTTATGGTTCATCAAGTAATGGTGGTCGAGTAATAATTTACTATTAAGGAAACAATAATGAGTAAAGTACATGTTTGGGAAGTTCCGAGAATAGATTGTTCAGTTGATTATGAAAATGGATCGATTCCTATTTGCAATATTCACTGGAAACTAACATCAAAAAATACAGAAGGTTTCATATATACTTCTATAAATAATGGTTTCGTTGAGGTCGATATTACTCCAACGGAAGCACTGGCTCTCACAAAAGAATCTGCGTTGACTCTTTTATTGACAACCTTGGGTACCAGAGTTGCTTCTATAGAGGAAGAGAACTCCGGTATTTTAGATGAAATGATTGTTCCAGTTATTCCAGTTATTACAATATCATAATATGATTATTTTAACTCAAGAAATACTTGACGCTGTAGGTGTTTGTGCTGATGGTCAGCGTGTTGCCGAAGAGTTTAATTGTATTGGTATTGATCTCGCTATTGGTATACAGATTATGGAAGACAATAATACTGGATATGCCAAATGGGCCAGAGATTTATACTCAAACAGAATAGCACTAAAGTTATCAAATCATTATGAATATATTCAATACCTGGTCTTTGACCCAGTCAATAATCACTACAAAGCCACACCAAATGAATCTGATGTGGCAGGAATCAAACAACAAATAATTGAAGATAATCCAGGTGTGGACCAGTCGCAGATCCTCATCTACGAAGAGATCAAATCTTTAGATGGATCAATTCAAAGATTTCTATTATAAATAGATAGCACCCAGACACCATAAACCGTATAATGAAAACCTTAATAAGAAATCTACTGCCGCAGGATACAAGAAGCGTTGAATTTCCCTCAGCAGTGGGTCTTATTATCTGTTCAATTATGTTGTTCTTCAACCTAATTCCTAATGTTTATCATATTGGTTTCTGGTGCGTGGTGACATTTATGCTCGGAGTGGTGTATATTGTATCTCTACTTCATTTCCCTAAACTAGATTGCTGTCGTCCAGTCTTATCCTGGTTGGCAGGATCATTTTGGATCTGGTTGACATTTTCGCAGCCGTTATCTATTATGGCAATACCAGTGTTCTTTCTTGGTGTTTCTAATATTGTGGCATTCCTTATAAATACAGTAATATTGAGTGAAACATGGAGACCATAATAGTTACCGCATTCAACACACTTAACGGAAGCTCCGGATTCCTGAGTTTTCTAATAAGTATATCTACATTGGCTTTCGGTGCTTGGTTGTTTTTCAAGAAAACCAAAATCGAAGAAGTTACATCAGTAGGCACATTACAACAGAAACAAATAACTAGCCTTCTCGAGCAAATTCAATTTCTCGCAGAAGAACTAACCAAGGCAAGAAGTCAAATTGCCGAAATTCATGAACAGAATGTTCATCTAATGCAACAAGTAAGAGAATCCAATCATAGAATACAGGAATTGGAACGTCTTCTTGAAATTAACAGGAGTATATAATTATGGCAGCAATGTCAAACTATCTAGAAAACAAACTTGTGGATCACATCCTCAGAGCAACTGCGTTCACCGCACCAGGTACAGTGTATATTGCTCTGTATACAGCAGCCCCATCTGATGCAGGTGGTGGTACTGAGATTACTATCGGTACGAATAACTATTCAAGAGCATCATTAGTTTCTTCGCAATCTGCTTGGAACAATACACAGGCGTCAGGAACTGCAGTTGCTTCTACTGGTACCACTGGAATTACTGCTAATACATCAGCTATTACTTTCGCGACTCCTTCTGGTTCTTGGGGAACTGTAACTCACTTTGGTATCCTAGATGCTGCTAGTGCAGGAAATCTATTATTCCACGGAGCATTGACTGTGTCGCAAACAGTTAACACAGGAAACACCGTGTCATTCGCTGGTGGTGCACTACAAATTACTTTCGCTTAATAGCATAGTAATTTTGATTAGGGCTGCTTAGGCAGCTCTTTTCATTTCTAAATATGATTAGTATATTACTAGAATAGAACCATGGCACATATTACTGCAGATCGCGTTAGGCAAACAAGTACCTCAACTGGTACTGGCACGTTCGTTCTATCTGCGTCATTGAGTGGGTTCCGAGATTTCTCATCTGTACTCGCGACCAGTGATACTTTCTGGTATGCTATTGCTTCATTTCCTGGGTCAGAATGGGAAGTAGGACTTGGCACATACTCTGCTCTCAACACAATCACCAGAACAACTGTATTGGCGTCTAGTAATGCCGGATCCGCTGTAGTATTCTCTGCTGGTACGAAAGAAGTATTCATTACTGCAGCGGCGAGTAAGTTCCTACAGGCAGACGCAGCTGGTAGTTATGGAAACTTTACAGCAGGAACTATTACTGCTGCGTTGACTGGTAATGCAGGTACAGCTACTACATTCTCAACTACAAGGACAAACTATAAAGGTGTCACTGATGCCGCAGTAGCTGGCCAGTTAATGTGGAAGCATTATGGAAATAACCATACGATATTTGATGCTTCCAATAGTACAAGTCCACAAGGTGGAGCAATAAGCAACACAAATGCAGCAACTGCATGGATTGCTACTTATCCAACACTTATGGGGTGGAATGGAACAACTACTTATGGCGTTAGAGTTGATTCTGCTAGAGTAACTGATGCGCTTTCTACTGCATCAGGTTCAGCACCAAGTTATTCTGCCAGAGCGTGGGTGAATTTCAATGGAGTAACAGTCGGAACTTTTGTAGGAGGAACTACGACGTTTGCGAGAACATCACCAAGCACAACTGCTGTGTGTACTACTACAAATCCGCATGGGCTAATTACTGGAAATAATATATACGCAAGTTCTGGGATAATTATTTTTCCTGGAAGTTATACAGTCACAGTTACTGGGGCAAATACTTTCACAATTGTTACCAGCGCCAGTACCACTGTGAGTGGTACATTAAGTGTTTTTGTTAGTAATATTAGAGGCGATGGAAATGTAAGTACTGTCGCCGATGAAGGTGTTGGTATATATTTAATAAATTTCTCGGTAGCTATGCCAGATACTAATTATGCGGCATTATTTGGATGGGGCATTGGGTCAAACCCGCCATCTGACACCAGTAATGATGGATTTGCTAATATAGGTGAGCAGACAGTATATTATGTTCGTGTGTATTTTGAAGCAGCCAATGATACGTCATTAGATAGAGCGTATATGTCAGCTGCGATTTTTAGATAAGGAAATATATGATCAATTTAAGAATTATTTATCCACAACAAAATGGTATTGTTACCATTCTTACACCAGCATTGAATTCTGACTTAACAATTGAAGAACTGGCTCGCAAAGATGTTCCGGCGGGAATCCCTTATAAAATCATTAATGTAGAAGATATCCCAACAGATCGAACATTTCGTAATGCCTGGGAAGCTGATTTCTCATCTCCAGATGGTTATGGTATTGGGCATGCTGCCTGGTTTGCAGAAAGAGAAGGTAATGTATGATTGTAATTAACATGGATAAAGCGAAAGATATTCGGCGCAAACAATTTCGAAAAGAGCGTCAACCATTACTCGATGCTCTCGATGTTCAATTCATGCGTGCAGTTGAAACTGGTGATGTTGCATTACAACAAAGTATAGTGCAAAAGAAACAACTTCTTAGAGATGCTCCTGCAAATCCAGAGATTGAATCTGCACAGACAGTTGATGATCTGAAAGCAATTACATTACCGACCGTGTTATAATATAAAGAAAATTAAATGTTAAGTTTTAACGCAATTTCATCAAATGCAATATCTGCTATAGGCAGAGTATTTGATGTTGCGTTAAATGAAAATGCCGTCACTGCGTCATCTTTAGAAACTTCTGGTGTAGTAACGGCTAGGTCAATATCAGAAACAAGAGCTACATCTTCAGCAGAAACTGCTGGTGTTGTTGCCGCAAGATCAATAGCAGAAACAAGAGCTACATCTTCTACTGAAACTTCTGGTGTTGTTGCCGCAAGATCAATAGCAGAAACAAGAGCTACATCTTCGGCAGAAACTTCTGGCGTAATAACGGCTAGGTCAATATCAGAAACAAGAGCTACTGCATCAACAGAAACTGTTTTACTGACTGCTGGCGCAACCAGAGCTGACACTAACTCCACTACGTCAACAGAAACTTCTGGCGTAATAACGGCTAGGTCAATATCAGAAACAAGAGCTACATCTTCTACTGAAACCACCTTACTGACTGCTGGCGCAACAAGAGCTGACACTAACTCTACTACGTCAACAGAAACTTCTGGCGTAATAACGGCTAGGTCAATATCAGAAACAAGAGCTACATCTTCAGCAGAAACTGCTGGTGTTGTTACTTCTGCCTCAGTATCAGAATCTAACTCTACCGCTTCGTCAGAAACCACCTTACTGACTGCTGGCGCAACAAGAGCTGACACTAACTCTACTACGTCAACAGAAACTTCTGGCGTAATAACGGCTAGGTCAATATCTGAGTCAAACTCATCTGCATCAACAGAAACTACCTTACTGACTGCTGGCGGAACAGTATCAGAAACTCGTTCTACTGCTTCCACAGAAACCACTACATTAACGGCTGGTGGAACAGTATCCGAAACAAGAGCTACTGCGTCAACAGAAACTGCTGGTGTCGTAACTTCTGCTACATTATCCGAATCAAGAGCTACTGCATCAACAGAAACTGCCGCATTAACGGCTGGTGCCAGCATAGCAGAATCAAGAGCTACTGCTTCGTCAGAAACTGCTGGTGTTGTTACTTCTGCATCAGTATCCGAAACAAGAGCTACTGCTTCCACAGAAACCACTACATTAACAGCTGGTGGTTCAGTAACAGAAACTCGTTCTACTGCTTCCACAGAAACCACTACATTAACGGCTGGTGGAACAGTATCCGAAACAAGAGCTACTGCTTCCACAGAAACCACTACATTAACGGCTGGTGGAACAGTATCCGAAACAAGAGCTACATCTTCTACTGAAACCACTACATTAACAGCTGGTGGTTCAGTAACAGAAACAAGAGCTACATCTTCTACTGAAACCACTACATTAGTAGCTGGTGGAACTTTATCTGATACTAACTCTACTGCTTCCACAGAAACCACTACATTAACAGCTGGTGGAACTTTATCTGATACTAACTCTACTGCTTCGTCAGAAACCACTACATTAACAGCTGGTGGTTCAGTAACAGAAACTCGTTCTACTGCTTCCACAGAAACCTCTGGTGTAATTACAACTACATCGAGAGCAGAAACAACTGCCAGTTCGTCATCAGAAAATAGAACATTAGTAGCTGGTGCAACTAGATCTGATACTAACTCTACTGCAACTACAGAAGCCTCTGGTGTAATTACAACTACATCAAGAGCAGAAACAGTAGCGGCGACATCGTCAGAAAACACTTTAATAATAGATTTTGAACCAATAGCAGAAACAACTGCTACTGCATCAACAGAAACTGTTTTACTGACTGCTGGCGCAACCAGAGCTGACACTAACTCCACTTCGTCAACAGAAGTTTCTGTTGCGTCTTTAGTTGCTTCTGTAACTGACTCAACTAGTACTTCTGAGTCATCCGCTGCGTTTGTTAGTAATTTCCAGGCTATCATCAATTGCGCAGCAACGGTAACCGCGCTGTTAGATTTAGATGGAAACACAGAAGGTTCTCCTGCCGGAAATGCTGCTCCTGGATTCACTCCACTATCTAGCGTCGTTCTTGCTCAGCACATTGAATCTGCCCCAGCCGCGACCTATACAATAACAGCTGACTTTGATCCATTATTAGAGACTGAGATTACATCGGTGTTCTTCAATGATAATCCAGCAAATGTTCTTTCGTATTCTATCATTGGACCAGATGTGTTTATTACTGCAAATACACCAGCAGAGGTGTACGCACAGGCATCTACGTTTATGGTAAACAGAAAAGTTGTTCCACAGTTTAATGAATTCTTTAATTATAATGTTAGATTCAATACTACAGTCAAGAGAGATAGCGCAGGAAACAATTTCTATTCAAATAAATTCTACTCCGAGCAAAATGTAATCTGTTTCCTACAGGATGATGGCACTGGACTAATTGATCTTTATGAAGAGATTACTCCTGGAACTACGAAGAAACTAAAGACAATTGGTAAAATAGACTATACCACTGGGTTCGTAGAGGTTCGCGGATTAATGATTACATCTCTTTACGATCTTGAGTTGTTCTTCTTCGTAGAATCCCTCGACGCGATCATCCCTACGAAGGATTACTTCACTGCACAGAATAATCTCTTAGTGGACAGTAAGACCATAACTTTCCCTACTGGAGAACAGGTTGAGATTAGCCAGTATGAGAAACAAACAGATATCGTTGATCTGGAGATTTATGTAACAGCCAGATCTTATGCATTGGGCAGTCCATTGACTACAGTTGAAACAAGAACAGCAACATATGTTCTTAGAATTGTTCCGGATTATAATATCGGTAAGAATGCCATCAAACAACTGGTCTTAGAACAAGCAGCATAACACGCTAAATACAAGATAATTATAGGGGCTACTATGGCAGTAACTAATCGCGAAGGTCTAAAGAATTACGCACTAAGGGCACTTGGTGCTCCACTAATCACAATTGATATTGCTGATGAACAGGCAGAAGATCGGATTGATGAAGCACTGGCATTCTTTCGCGAATACTACTTTGATGGTATCGAGAAAGTTTACTACAAGCATGAAGTAACTGAACAAAACGTAACGAATCAATATATCGCGCTTCCGGATACAATCTGGAGTGTTAACCGTATTTTCCCATACCCAACTAGCAGTGGCTCTAGTTCTGTTAATATCTTTGACCTGCAATATCAGTTGAGAATGAATGACCTGAAAGATTTGACCAGCACAAGTCTAATCTATTACCAACAGGCTATGAGTCACATTGCTCTAATTGATAACCTGCTTAATGTACAGAAGCAGTTTAGATTTAATAAACTAAATGGCAAACTATATATTGATCAGAACTGGGGTATCGCTGGATTGACAGCTGGTCAATACCTTCTGTTTGATGTGTATACTGCCTTAGACCCAAGTGCTAGTCCTAAACTTTGGGATGATCGTTTATTCAAAGAATATAACATTGCTCTGTTTAAGAAACAATGGGGCACCAATGTCAAGAAGTATCAGGGTATTCAATTACCTGGTGGGGTGACTATTGATGGCCAGTCACTGTACGAAGAAGGCAAGGCTGAGCAGGCTGACATTGAAGATAAGATTATGAGTCAGTTGTCGCCACTAGAATTCTTTATGGGCTAAACCTCATAGTCACAGTTGAATTATACCCCTTAAATCCAACTCATAAAATAAACTTATGACTTTACGTCTGCATAACTCCGTATATGGGAATGAGAATCTGTTGATCGAATCTATGATCACGGAAGCCATCAATATGCATGGCGTGGATTTTATGTACATCCCACGAAGTTTCGTCGGTAAAGAAGATCTGTATGGTGAAGATAGGCTTAGTCGTTTTAATAATGCGTATCCTATCGTTATGTATATGGAGAACAGTGATGGTGGCTTCCAAGGACAGGGAGCATTCGCCTCGAAGTTTGGTTTGATGATGGAACAGTCTGCCACTCTAACTGTGGCAAGAAGAACTTGGGTTCAGGCAGTTGGTCGCTATGGTGAAACGATTCTGCCCCAAAGACCAGCTGAAGGTGATTTACTATACTTTCCGATGACAGGTGGATTGTTTGAGATTATGTTTGTTCAGCACCAAGATGCATTCTATCAGTTAGGTCAGTTGTATACTTACAAACTGACAGTAGAACTGTTCCGATACAGCAGCGAAATTATGGAAACTGGTGTTACTGATATCGATGCGTTTATGGAAAATAAGAGTACTGACGTAACTCTTAATGAACCAGAGAAACCAGATTCCTTCGGTGATAATAGTCTGTTACGTCAAAAGGCAGATGCTTTCGTGTTTGACGTCAATAATCCATTCGGGGAACTTTGATGTTTTCGACTCCATACTATCATGAACTCATCAAAAAGACCACTATTGGATTTGGTGCTCTTTTCAGTCAGATTAAAGTAATCCGTAGGAATCCTGCTTCTGGTGCTCAGGCGCAGGTAATCTCTGTACCTATTGCCTTTGGTCCAAAGGAAAAGATTCTTACAAGACTGGATCAAGATCCATCCTTAACTGGTCATACTTATATCACTCTTCCGAGAATGGCATTTGAGATTACAGGTTATAACTATGACACCAGTAGAATGGTCAATAGGAATAACAAAATCCAATGTTATAAAGACCAAACTCTATCGGCGATATATTCTCCTGTTCCGTATAACATTGAATTCTCATTGTATGTTCTAACTAAGGGAACAGAGGATGGTCTGGCTATTATTGAGCAGATCCTACCATTGTTTACTCCTGAGTATTCATTTACAGTAAATGCTATTCCTGAGATGAATATCTCACAGGATATTCCAGTTGTGTTAAATGGTATTTCTGTGTCAGATGATTATGAAGGTGACTTTGCTACTAGGCGTCTTGTTACACACACACTTAATTTCACTGCAAAAATAAATCTCTTTGGTGATCTCAAGACTTCTGGTGTTATTACGAGGGTTGATGCTGATATTAAGAAATTCGAGAATTATACTGCGACGATGGATGATGAAGGGAACATTGTTGTTGATGTATGGAATATGACGTCAAGAGAATCAATGCAAAATTCATTGGCAGCATCCACATCAACTTCTGCAACTACTTCTGGCGCAGCAACAAAAGCAGATTACACTCCATTGGCAGCAAACATCACTGTCTCGGCAACTGCTACTGCTTAATGGCAACTGTCTTTTATCAGGCGAACCCGAATCTTAAGAATGTCGGAGTTCCAATTGAATATACTACTGAGCAGGTAGAAGAATACATCAAGTGTAAACTAGACCCTATCTATTTCATCAAGAAATATATTAAGATCATCTCTCTTGACCTTGGTCTGATAAATTTCGATTTGTATGATTATCAGATTCGATTCATAAATCAAATTCACGATAGTCGCCGAGTGCTTGGTATGTTTCCGCGCCAGCACGGAAAGACGACCACAGTAGCTGCCTACCTCTGCTGGTATCTGTTATTCAATGACAGTAAGACCGTCGCTATCCTTGCCAATAAGGCAGCAGCAGCTCGAGAAATTATGTCTCGTCTTCAGTTGATGTATGAGTATATTCCGAAGTGGCTACAACAAGGCGTGGCTGAATGGAACAAAGGATCGATCTCACTGGAGAATAACAGCAAGGCATTTACTGCTGCTACCAGCTCTAGTGGTATTCGTGGTAAATCCGTAAACTTTCTTTATGTTGACGAAGCAGCCATTATCCCGAATACAGTGGCTGATGAATTCTTTACTGCGACTTACCCAACAATTTCTGCTGGTGAGACAACTAAGATTGTTCTGACATCAACTCCACTTGGATTGAATCACTTCTGGAAATTCTGGACAGAGGCGGTGTCGAAGATTAATGGATTTATTCCAGTAAGAGTTGAATACTGGGAACATCCCGACCATGACGATGCTTGGGCTGCTCAACAGAAACAACTTCTTGGTGATTTGAAATACCGTCAGGAGATTCTGATGGATTTCCTTGGATCAGCTGCTACTTTGATTGATCCAGCAGCTATCCAAAGAATGGCAGTTGAAGCGACAATATATAACCAAAATGGTATGTTGGTTTATGATAGACCAGAAAAGAATAAAGCGAGTTATGTTATCACAGTTGATACTGCAAGTGGAGTTGGTGGTGATGCAAGTGCATTCTCTGTGGTTCGCATTGATATACTGCCATATAAAGTAGTAGCGAGATATAAGAATAATACGATCTCACCATTGTTATATCCATCATTGATCCATAGGTGGGCAAAAGAATATAACGATGCCTGGGTTTTAATTGAACTAAATAAGAATGAGCAAGTCCCATACATCTTACAGAATGAGTTGGAGTATGAAAATATTGTTTATGTAAATCGAGGTGCTAAGGGTCAGACTGTTACTGGTGGTTTCGGCGGCGGAAAGACCCAATTGGGTGTTGTGACTGATAAGAAAACCAAGAGAATTGGTTGTTCTATGTTTAAGACATTGGTCGAAGAACATAAACTGATTATTCCTGACGCAGATATTATAAGTGAGATATCTACGTTTATTGAGCAGAGAGGCAGTTATGCTGCTGATGATGGAAAGAATGATGATCTTGTAATGACTCTAGTTTTATTTGGATGGTTGACCAGCCAATCATTCTTCAAAGAACTCACTGATATTGATTTGAGAAAAGACATTTACGACGCTAGAATTAGACAAATTGACGAAGAGACATTACCTGCTGGGTTTTTCGTTGATGGGTCTGAATCTGGTATAGAAGAAATTCTAAATTTTTGAGGCAAGCAAACGCATTTTCTAAATAATAAAGAGCTAAACCTCAACGAATTTGTAACAAATAAAAGAAGGAAATATAATGGCGATTCAATTATCCCCGTCTGTAGTGGTTCAAGAACGAGATCTAACGAACGTAATTCCCGCAGTTTCTGCTTCTGCTGGCGCGACGGTCATTGATGCTGTCTGGGGTCCAGTACTAGAAGTAACGACTGTAGACTCAGAAAACGCACTCGCAGCTCAGTTCGGTAAGCCAAATGCAGGTAATGCAGCCAGCTGGTTTACTGCAGCTAACTTCCTGTCGTACGCAGACAACCTTAAAGTTGTTCGTACTGATACCTCGGGTCAAAGAAATGCTGTTGCAGCTACAACCGGAACAGTTGATTCTTTCACTATTACGCCCGGAAGTGGTTATACGCTTGCTCCTACATTAGCCTTTGCTGCCCCTCCTGCTGGCGGAATTCAGGCTACTGCAGTTGCCGAAGTAACAGCTGGCGCCATTACTGCAGTCAGAATCATTAATCCAGGTGCTGGTTATCTTTCTGCCCCTGCAGTGACACTTACAGTAGTTAGTGGCGGTGCGGGTGGTGCTGTTACTGCTATTCTGAATACGACTAGTGGTGTTAAATTAAATAACGAAACAGATTATGACTCTATTTATTCAGCTGGTGATAAGCCAGTTGGACAATGGGTAGCGAAATATCCAGGTCTTCTTGGCAACAGCCTTAAAGTCGTGATGGCTGATGCGTCACAATGGGCTGGTTGGGCTTCACTTGGGTATCAAAGTTATTTCTCAGCTGCTCCAGGAACAAGTACTTATGCATCTTCACGCGGCGGTAGCGGTGATGAAATTCATATTATTGTTATTGATGAAGACGGAAGATTCACTGGAACACAGAATACCGTTCTTGAGACATACGCTTTCCTTTCTAAAGCATCAGATGCGAAGAAGGAAGATGGATCGACTGCTTATTATAAAAATGCTATCAATACGCAATCCGCGTATATTTGGTGGGCCAATCACCCAGCAGGAATGACAGGTCCAAATTGGGGACTTTCTGCTGAGGGTCGATCATTCTCATCCCTTGCTAGTGCAAATTCGTTTTCATTAGCTGGTGGTTTAGATGATACCGCAAGCACAAATGCACAAGAAATTGCTGCTTTCAACTTGTTCGCTGATAGTGAATCGCTTGACGTTAACCTGCTTATGTGCGCCAAGGCTGACACGACTCTTGCTAACCACGTAATTCAAAATATTGCTGAAGTTAGAAAAGATTGCGTCGCTTTCGTTTCTCCACAGAACATTAACGGTGGTGACCCTCTAATTGGGGATACTTCTGCTATTGCTGCTTCGATTATTGCTTACCGTAATGTCATCACTTCTAGCTCTTACGCTGTTATTGACTCTGGTTACAAGTATCAATATGACCGTTACAATGACGAGTACCGTTGGGTTCCACTGAACGGCGACATTGCTGGTCTTTGCGCTCGCACGGACTTCACCAATGATCCTTGGTTCAGCCCAGCTGGTCTAAATCGTGGTCAGATTAAGAATGTTGTTAAGTTGGCATTCAACCCACGCAAGACTGATCGTGACAATCTTTACAATAATGGAGTCAACCCAGTAGCATCATTCCCAGGTCAAGGTGTTGTTCTGTTTGGTGATAAGACTGCATTGGCCAAACCAAGCGCATTCGATCGAATCAACGTTCGCCGTCTGTTCATTACGCTTGAGAAGGCAATCTCTACTGCTGCTAAGTATCAGTTGTTTGAGTTCAATGATGGATTTACTCGTGCTCAGTTCAAGAATATCGTTGAACCTTTCCTGCGTGATGTTAAGGGGCGTCGTGGTATTACTGAATTCTTGGTTGTGTGTGATGACACTAACAACACTAGCGAAGTTATCGACACGAATCGCTTTGTTGCTGATATCTATATCAAGCCAGCGCGTAGCATCAACTTCATCCAGTTGAATTTCATCGCGACGCGCACTGGTGCATCTTTCAATGAAATCGCTGGCGGTTCAGCTGCTTAATTTACAGGGGGAGTAAAATCCCCCTCTAAATAACTTATTAGAATAAAGGAAACATATCGTGGCAGATATCTCGCAATTTAAAGCCCAGATGATTCAAGGCGGAGCACGTGCTAACCAGTTCCGCGTTGAAATCACATTCCCAACTTTTGTGCAGAATGGTGGTCTGGCTGGTCAGAAACTACAGTTCTTAGCAAAATCATCGACTCTTCCGCAATCTTCTGTGTCAGATGTTGCTGTTATGTATCGTGGTCGCCCAGTGCACTTTGCAGGTGAACGCGAATTCCAGCCTTGGGGCATCGAAGTATACAATGATAACGACTTCGTTATCCGAAATGCATTCGAGGCATGGATTGATAGCATCCAGAACGCAGAAAACACAAATGGTATTCAACAACCTGGTCTGTATCAAGTAGACATGAGCGTAATCCAATTGGATCGTTCAGACCGTGAAGTTAAGCGCTACAGATTCGTTGATGCATATCCAACAGAAGTTGGCTCTATTGCTCTTGATTGGGAAACCAACAATCAGATCGAAGTTTTCCCAGTGACTTTCCAGTATAATTATTTTACAAGCCCAACGTCCCAGGGCGTTCTATAATTTATTGGTTGATTCATGGAACTTAACGTATTTGGTTTTAATATTAAACGACAGAAGGGTGACGATCAACCGATCCCTTCTGTCGTTGCACCCAATCAAGATGATGGTGCTCTTATTGTCGGCTCCGATGGGGCTAATTATTATGGATACGCGTATAACCCATTAGGTGATGTAAAGACGGAGAATGATCTTCTTCGTCGCTATAGAGAAGTATCGGCATTTGCTGAGGTCGATCAGGCGATTAATGAGATTACTGATGAGGCTATCGTCTTTGATGACGAGAAGTATCCAGTTCGCCTGCAGTTAGATGATCTAAAAGTCCCAGAAACAATCAAGAAGAAATTTAATGAATGTTTCGAAGAGATTCTACAACTTCTAAAGTTCGATGACCGTGGTCATGATATCTTCCGTAGCTGGTACATTGATGGTAAAGTCTACTATCATATTATGTTTGATGGTGAGAACTTCAAAGATGGTATTGCGGAAGTTCGATATATTGACCCACGAAAGATCAAGAAGATCAAGAACGTCAAGAAGGGTCGGATGGCCAATGGCGTTGAGGTAGTCACAGAGGTAGAAGAATACTATCTGTATAATGACAAAGGTATTGACGACAAGACCACGCAAGGTGTTCGTCTCACGAAAGACTCTGTTGTTCTGTGTACCAGTGGTTTAGTTGATCCAAATAATAGTTTAGTTCTCTCTCATCTACAGAAGGCTATTAAACCAGCCAATCAGCTGAAGATGGTCGAGGATTCATTGGTTATCTATAGAATGACTCGCGCACCTGAGCGCAGAATCTTCTATGTTGACGTTGGTAATTTACCAAAGGGTAAAGCAGAACAGTACGTCAATGAGATTATGAACAAGTTCAAGAATAAACTTGTTTATGATGCAACTACTGGTGAGATTGCTGACTCCAAGCGTCATATGTCTATGATGGAAGATTTCTGGATGCCACGTCGTGAAGGCGGGAAGGGCACAGAGATTACTACTCTGGCAGGTGGTCAGAATCTATCACAGATCGAAGACATTGAGTATTTCAGAGACAAATTACTTCGTTCATTGAATGTACCTATTGGTAGGCTAAAGCCAGACCAGACATTCAACATTGGTCGTAGTAATGAAATTACTCGCGATGAGTTGAAGTTTATGAAGTTCGTAAAGAGACTTCGTTCAAAATTCAACCAATTGTTTATGGATCTGTTGAAGGTTCAGCTCGTTTCTAAGGGTGTTATTAGGCACGAAGAATGGCCAGACATCTCCAATAAGATTATGTTGGATTACCTTCGCGATAATCAATTCGCGGAGATGAAGGATGCTGATCTGCTGAACGCAAGAATCGCAACTCTCCAGCAAATTGATCAGTATGTTGGTAAATACTACTCGAAGGAATGGGTCAGAAAGAACGTTCTTCGATTAACCGATGAAGATATTAAAGATATTGATAAACAAATTGAAGAGGAAGCACCTGCAGCTGAGGAAGAAGCAGCTGCAGCAATGACACCTCCACCACAAGGAGATATGAGATGAGTGAGAGTCTAGTTAATCTAATTGATGCTATTCAGAATGGCAAGTCCCTGGATATTGAACAGAATTTCAATCAAGCAATGGCAGAGAAGTTACATTCTGCCATTGATCAACGTAGAGAAGAACTCAGCAGAAACCTGTTGACTACTCCTGTTGATGAAGTAGAAGAGATCGAATAATCAAATGAAGTTTGACTCACTAAGAACCGAGATACTGCCTGTGCAAGAATCATCATTTTTTATTGATGGTAATGTATGCGCGAACATCGAAGGTTCTTGGTATCTGAATGAAGAACAAGTTTATGTTGATTCTTTTGACGATGCAGTTTCAGTTATCAAAGAAAAAATTGAGAACAATAAAGAGAAGTATAATTCGCTAATTGACGAATCTTATTCTGTTGGACAGGCAATAAAAATAGTAAGAAAATACAGCAATAAAGTATCTCAGACAATATTGGAAAACTGCATTGAAACTGCATCGTCAAAACAATTAACAAATGATCCAGCAGTATTGGAATTACGATTAGAAGATACTAATTTGATCGCTGATAAATATATGTTCATTCTAGACAATAAAGATGCAGTTGCTTTAAGTAGCTCTGATTTATTGATGCTAGAAAAGTTCGATGATGAATTGCTTCAGTATGGAAAGCAATCTGCTGAAAACCTAAAACAAATTCTTAGAGGTATATACTAATGGCAAAGACCATCATGAAACTAACCGAGACATCGGCTATCGTCAAGATTTCTGGCACAGGAGCGGAAACAATTACGCTAAACACAGATCTTCTATCGACGACACAGACTGTCAGTGGTACTCCTAAGGTAGGTATTGGCTATTTGACTTGGACTACTGGTGAAAATATCGTAATCGCCAGAAATGGCGTGACTGTTTATACCTTGTTTACAAATACTGGTGAGTTTGATCTTTCCGGTAATGGTGGAATGTTAGATATTATTCAAGGAACTTCAAACTTGGTAGTAACGATTACTGGAGATGGCGTAATTTTCCTCACTCTTCGAAAGATTGAGGGATATGCTTCGAAGATTGAGCCAGAGAAGTTCGGTAGTTACGATAACCCTGCTGTTGTAGGATCATAAAATGAAGTTCCTTAGAGAATCAGTCAATACCAGTGATATTAGAGTTATCACTGAAGGCATCCAGAAAGATCTATTCATTGAAGGCATCTTTGCGCAAGCAGAAACAAAGAATAGAAATGGCAGAGTATATCCACAGAAGATCATGGAATCTGCTGTTAAGACTTATGTCAATGAATATGTTTCTTCCAATCGTGCACTTGGTGAATTATCTCACCCAGAGAATCGCCCAACAGTAAAGCCAGAATTAGCAAGCCACCTTGTTACTGAATTCCGTATGGATGGTAATAATGTTATGGGTAAGGCGAAGGTACTCAACACACCACAGGGACAGATCGTTAAGGGTTTGCTTGAGGGTGGAGTGAAACTTGGCGTATCTACTCGTGGTCTTGGATCAGTCACTGAGAGAGCTGGGTCGACGTATGTTGGTGATGACTATACGTTAATGGCAGTGGATGTGGTATCTGATCCATCTGGTATTGATTGCTGGGTTAACGCAATCAATGAGAGTCAAGATTGGACGATCACTGATGACGGAAGAATCGTCGAAGCGATCAGAAAAGAATTGAAGAAGCAGAAACTAACTGAAGACAAGGCTTTGGCTATGTTCAGTAAGTTTTTACGCGATATCAAATAATCGTTGATGGAAATAGCCCAAGAGGCAAAAATTCTTAAACACTAAATAATATATAACACAAAGGATATTAACATGTCTATTGAACAAAAAATTGCACAACTGATGGAACAGGCTAAACAGCTCGAGTCATCGGATGAAGTTGTTTCTATTGAAGAAGAAACAACTGAAGAAGTCATTGCTGAAGAAAACAAAGAACAAGTTCAGAAGATCGACCTTGGTACTCTTTTTGAAGGTGAAGAGTTCTCGGTAGAATTTAAGTCTAAGGCAGCTGAGTTATTTGAAGCTGCAGTAGAAGCTCGTATCAAGCAAGAAATTGCTCAGATCGAAGAAGAAGTTTCACAGCGTTTAGTTAATGAGAGCGCTGAGTTAAAAGAGGGTCTTGTTGATAAAGTTGATGGATATCTCGACTACGTAGTCGAACAGTGGATGCAAAAGAATGAGCTCGCCCTTGATCGTGGTATTAAAGTCGAAATCTTTGAAAGTTTCGTAAGCGGAATGAAGGATCTTTTTGAAACTCATTATATCGAAGTTCCAGAAGAAAAGTTTGACCTAATGGAAAGTGTCGACGCAAAAGCAAAAACTCTTGAAGAACAAGTAGATTTTCTTACTGCACAAAACGTTGAATTACAGCAGAAGTTTAAGTTAGTCGCAAAAGAAAGACAAATCGAAGAAGCTGCTAAAGAGCTGACCGATTTGGAAGCAGAGCGATTCAAACAACTCGCTGAAGAATTGGCGTATGATGATGAAGAATCATTCGGAAAGAAATTAGAACTCGTAAAAGAGAACTATATTTCGAAGTCAAAACAAGTGAAGGCAGTTGTTGAGTCAGTGGTAACTGATTCGCCTGTTGAACTTAATGAAGAAAAGCAAATCGATGCATCGATGGCGCGTTATATGCATGCCTTCAAAGCACGATAATCAACTATTATCAAAAAGGAAATAAAAATGGAACAATCTCGTCCTGATCTAGTTAAGAAGTGGGCTCCTATTCTTGAGCACGCTGATCTTCCACAAATCAAAGATAACTACCGCAAGGAAGTTACTGCTGTTCTTCTTGAGAACCAAGAACGTGCTCAGCGCGAAGAGCGTCGTGCCCTGTTCGAAGACATTCCAAACGGATCGGCTGTTAGCGGTACATTCATGCCTGACAGTGGTGGTGTTGCTAAGTTTGACCCAGTTCTGATTAGCCTGGTTCGCCGTGCTATGCCAGCAATGGTCGCTTATGACATGTGCGGCGTTCAGCCAATGACCCAGCCTACAGGTCTGATCTTCGCAATGAAGTCAACCTATATGACAAGTGCTGGTGTTCGTGGTTCAGAAGCTCTGTTCAACGAAGCTGACACTGGTTACTCGGGTGTTGCTGCTGGTGGTACTGCTGGTACTTCCAACACTGGTGCTGCTCAGTCTGCACTGAATGGTTCTACAACTCCGATCACATCGGGTACTGCTTTCCCAACGGCAACTGCTGAAAACCAAACTGGTACTGGTACTGGTACTACCCAGCAAAATAACGGCGCTGGTTTCAACCAGATGGGATTCACAATCGAAAAGACTTCAGTTACTGCGCAATCGCGTGCTCTGAAGGCTGAGTACTCTGTTGAACTCGCACAGGACTTGAAGTCGGTTCACGGTCTTGACGCTGAAGCCGAGCTGAGCAACATCCTTTCGCAAGAAATCCTGGCTGAAATTAACCGCGAAGTTATTCGTACGGTTTACAACTCAGCTAAAGTTGGTGCTCAAGTCGGTACTGCTACTGCTGGTATTTTCGACCTTGACGTTGACTCGAATGGTCGTTGGTCAGTTGAGAAGTTCAAGGGTCTGATGTTCCAAATCGAACGCGAAGCAAATGCAATTTACCAAACGACACGTCGTGGTCGCGGTAACTTCATCGTTTGCTCAGCTGACGTTGCTTCGGCTCTGGCAATGGCTGGTGTTCTTGACTACGCTCCTGCGCTGTCAACGAACCTGAACGTTGACGAAGCAAGCAACACGTTTGCTGGTGTTCTGAATGGTAAGTACAAAGTGTATGTTGATCCATATGCTGCTAACCAATCAGCTGACCAATTCCTGTTGGTTGGTTACAAGGGTTCATCGGCATTCGACGCTGGTATCTTCTACTGCCCATACGTTCCGCTGCAACTGTACCGCGCTACAGACCCAGCAACGTTCCAGCCGAAGATCGCTTTCCGTACTCGCTACGGTATCGTTGCTAATCCGTTCACGGCTCTGACCGCTGGCGACAACATCTACTTCCGCAAGGTTCGCGTTCAGAACCTGATGTAATCGGAAACGATGTAGTAAACCAAAAGGGAGCTTCGGCTCCCTTTTCAGTTGTCTAAATAATGGTATTGATATATTTTTACAGAGGGCAATATGTCACAGTTAAACGAAGCAATTAGACAAAAAGATTTCGGAAGAGCAACTGGGCTTGTTCTTAAGTATCTCCGTAAGAAAATCGGAAACAAAGTATATCTGTATCCAGTTCCAGAAAAGTTCATTCCATCTGGTGGAAGTGCAATGACTGGAATTCGTTTCTTCCTAGAATCAAATAAATCTATTCGATTTAACTGGAAGACAACTATTGATACATCAAATGGTCTGCTATCAATGGATTATTGGGATGGGTCAAAACTCCCACAACCAAACCCAAGTGAGCACATCAAATTCGATGAAGCGCAATCTCTGGTAAAAGTATTACCATTTGTCGTTGAGTTCTTGGAAGGTAAAGTAGATAAGTCTGGTGTCTATGTCACTGAAGATGTTTCTGCTGAATTTAATCTGGTGCTTGATTTTCGTACAGACCTAACTGAAGCAACTTATACATCAGGCGAACTCGCAAAGACTATTTCGAATGTTATCAATGCATTCAAGAGCAATATTCAAATTGCTGACCAGTATAAGAATGGCGGGAATAAAAAGTATGGTCCGCGCTGGGAACAAGCAATCAAAGAAATTAGAAAACAATATCCAGAATTGTTTACCAAACAAGGTGCAAAGATTAACATTGATGCTGCTAATGCATCGAAGATTGACTCATCAAAGATTCTAGCAGCAATCTCTGGTGGTGAAGACGCAGTTGCCTTTACTGTTACTGCTGGTGGCAAAGAAGAACACATCGTTGATGGCGCAAGCGAAGCTGACATCGATCGCATGACGTATGAAGAGCAACTGGACTCACTGAAGTCTGGTATGAAGTTGCTTATGAGTAATGCCACAAACTCTATGTGGGTCGGTGGTCGTGGTGGTACTGGTAAGACACAGACTGTTGAAGATATGCTCCACGCTGCTGGTAAAACAGATGGCGATGGTTACTTTAAGATTACTGGCTCAGCAACTCCAACTGGTATCTATAGAATTCTTTACACGCACCGCAAAGATATCGTTCTTTTCGATGACTCGGACTCGGCTCTAAACGATCAAGAAGGTCGTAATCTCTTTAAGGCAGCGTCGGATACGAAGAAGGTTCGTAAAGTATCTTGGATGAAGGGTGGCAAGAACTTCGTTGATCCAGCTGACTTCGATGAAGAGGATGATAACGAAGACGTTCTACCACGTTACTTTGACTTCACAGGTAAGATTATCTTCATCTCGAATATGCCATTGGCTAAACTAGATCCAGATGGTGCTCTGCGCACTCGTGGTTTCGTTATGAACGTTGACCCGACCAATGAAGAGATCTATGATTTTATGAATAAGATTGTTGACTTTATTCCATTGGATGTTAACTATCCATTGAGCAAAGAGTCCAGAATGGAAGTCGTTGATGTTTTGAGAGCAAGAAAGATCTCTGAGAAGAGTGCCAACCTTCGCTCGCTAGTACGTGGTCTAAACGTACGCGCTGGTATTGAATCACAGGGTGGGTCAGAAGAAGAATGGCGTCGTTTCGTCAAGATGTTTGCTTAATATGAAAGTAGTGCATAAAGATTTACAGGCTCTTGGTGTTGATCAGGAGTCTGTAAGAAAATTCTTGAAGTACAAAGAAGCAGATGCTAAGGTAGGGGATGACCCGTATGCTTCATCTGCTAGTGAAAAGGCAAATAAGACCAAGGCGTATCGCGAACTGCATAAAGACCTCACCGCTAAAACCAAGAATCCTAATGTTGCGATTCAAACTCTAAGTAACATTCATGACTATAAAGGAAAAGAAGCGATGTATGAAAGTATGATGTCATTCAAATCTTTCCTCGAGATCAATGAATTGTCTAACGTCACCCTGGCTTCTTATAAAAAGAAAGCAGGAGAACAGGCAACAGCTGCTGATAAGGCAGGTGACTTCAAGAAAGGTAATAAGCGATTCTCTGGTATTACCAAAGCAACGAAGAAACAATTTGCTAATCCAGTAAAAGAAGATTTTAATATCTGTGAAACAGCAGAATCTGGACTCGCTGCCAAAGCAGAAAAATCTGGTATCTCAATCGGTACGCTACGCAAAGTTTATAATCGCGGTATGGCAGCGTGGAACTCTGGCCATCGCCCAGGAACCACTCCACAACAATGGGGTATGGCTCGCGTAAACTCTTACATCACCAAAGGCAAAGGTACATATCACGGAGCAGATAAAGACTTGCGTGAAGAAACCGTACAGGAGTCTGGTGGTACTGCTGTGTGGAAAAGTGGATGTTGTCATGTTGAAAAATATGGAGATGATGTATTTGCTCTATATGTTAATGATAAAAAACATAAATTTTACACTTCATTAAAAGATGCTAAAGCTGCGTCAGTTGAGTTTAATGGGAAAAATCTAGAAGAAAAAGAAGTTCCAAAAGATCCGGAGTCTGGACTGCCAAAGAAATATGTTGCTGGTCTTTCATCCTCTACTGCTAAAGCCAGGGCTGCGCACTTCAATAAAATGGATAAGAAAAGCGACAGCGACCCAACTGCATATGAACCAGCACCTGGAGACGCAACTGCTAAAACCAAAACAAGTAAGCATACATTAAAGTATCGCGAAATGTATGGAGAAAGTATTGATGAGGAAATACTGGAAGCATGCTGGGTTGGTTATAAACAAGTTGGTGTGAAGAAAAAGGGAAATAGAATGGTTCCCAACTGCGTGGCAGAAGATGTTGATTATATGTTCCATCCTCTTATCGAAGCAGTAAATGCAATTGATAGTGGTGAGTATGACTACGAGGGCCAGATGGCCAGATTACAGTTACAAACTATCTGCCGCAACTCAAAAGATTTAGTTGACATGCTTTCTGACGATGAGAATATGCCAGAGTGGGTTCAATCTAAAATAACTTTAGCTCAAGATTATATTAGTTCAGTTAGAGATTACTTACAATCTAAAGAAGAATTGGGTGAAAATCTAGAAGAACAATTCGATATAATCGAAGAAGTTGTTGAAGAGCTATCAGCTGAATATGGTATTGACTCTGAAGTAATTTGGGAAAACTTTGACGAGTTTACAGACGAAGAATTACTAGAATACGCAGTTGATGCCAAAGGGCACAAATCGTCCACTGGTGGATTGACACAAAAAGGTCGAGATGCTTACAACGCCAAAGGCGGAAATTTGCAAGCACCAGTGACTACTCCGCCATCCAAACTGAAGCCAGGAAGTAAGGCAGCAAATCGTCGTAAGTCTTTCTGCGCACGTATGGGTGGTATGGAAGGTGCCATGAAAAAACCAAATGGTGAACCCACTCGCAAAGCACTAGCTCTGCGTAAATGGAATTGCTAAGGTAGAAGGATAATGAAATCATTTAAGAGTTATCTTACTGAACAATACGCAGGAAACTACGTCTGTCTGGAAACAGAAGATATGTCGTTTTTCTTTGTAGACTGTGGAATTCCTGAGCCAACATCTGGGGTAGTTCCTCCAGATTTTCACTGTACAGTTATGTACTCTGAAATATCAGTTATTGAACCAGAAAGAGTTGCTAGCCTATTGCGTACTTCTGGATTCAATAAACCATACATCGGTAAGATAATTGGGTTTGATCTTTTTGATTCACCTGAAGATAATACCAAGTGTTCTCTTGTCGCTAAAATAGAATGCCCTGAATTGATGCAAGCGCATGACTATCTAAAGGGTATTGGTCTACAACATTCTTATTCAGAATATTCACCGCATATTACTCTACGATATGGAATGGATATTATTGAGGCAGCTAAATACAAAGAATTGCTAAGTGGTTGTACTGGTTCGGTTACGATGGCAAAGTTTAGAAGTGAGCCAATAAATAAACATTACGTATGACTATTCTAACTTGCCCATCGCCGAGTAACATTAACCCATTAAATCCAAATGGATTTTTGTTCTCGGTCAGTAAACTCCCGGAACTAACATTCTTCGTTCAGGACGTAGAGTTGCCTTCTCTTAGTATCGGGACTGTTATCCAGTCATCAAGTGTTCAAGATATTAAGATTCCAGGAGAGACAGCTGATTTTGGTAGTCTTAGTGTTGAGTTTCTTGTAGATGAACAGTTCGCCAACTATAAAGCAATTTATGCCTGGATGGTTGGATTGACATACCCAGAGACCCATGATATGTATAAGGCATTCTTAGCCTCTGCAAAGAATGCGAACTCATACAGTGAACTGGCGAAGGGTTACTCTGATGCATCATTGACTATTCTCGATAGCAGCAATAATCCAGTTCAGAGAATTACGTTTATTGATGCGTTTCCAACATCGCTAAGTACATTACCATTTACCTCTCAGAGTAGTGATGTTCAATTCCTGAGAGCAACTGCTACGTTTGACTATACATATTATAAATTATCTTAACTTCCTGTAATATATTATGACACTCGATGAAATTCGAGAGCAGTGGGAAACTGACTGCTCAATAGACGACCTCCATCCTGACAAAGCATCAGCCACTAGTCCAAGTCTTCATGCGAAGTACCTTGGTGAGTTGATGAACTATAGACTCAAACTCACCAAAACGCAGTTTGAGTACAGCCAGCTGCGCGCCAAGAAGTCTAAGTATTTTCGTGGAGAAATGACTCGCGAAGAACTTGAAGAGAATGGCTGGGAGCAGTGGCAATACAAAACACTCAAGTCCGAAGTCGAGGCATTACTCGACGCCGACACACAGACTCAGACTATCCTTGCTCGAGTTGAGTATTTGAAATCCGTTATCTACTACTTGGAATCAGTTCTCGGTGAGATTAGGTCAAGATCATTCCATGTGAAAAACATAATAACTTGGGCTCAGTTTAGGGCAGGCGCGTGATTCGATTTATTGATTTTAATGAGACCCACATCAAGGTTCTCATCGATGATTTTGGCATTGAGCAGGAGATGTCAGACTTCTTCACGTTCTTCGCGCCTGGGTATAAGTTTCACCCGAAGGTAAAGGCGAAGATCTGGGATGGCAAAATCCGTATGCTCGATGCTCGCAGAAAGACCCTATACAAAGGGTTACTTGCGATCGCGATCAAATTTGTAAAAGATCGCGAGTATGAGTTCGAGATTGATAAGAGCCTAGACAATCGTACTGGTCTCAAAGAAGAAGATATCCGTGCCTACGTTGATTCCCTTCAACTGACTGCTCGCGGTGAGTTGCTTGAGGTAAGAGAGTACCAATACCAAGCAGTATACAAAACTCTAGAGACAAAGCGCAACCTGTTAATCTCACCGACGAGTTCTGGTAAGAGTGCGATTCTTTACTGCAAAACTCGATACCACGTCGACAATAATCAGAGCGTGTTGCTAATTGTTCCGACGACAATGCTCGTAGAACAAATCTTCTCGGACTTCAAAGATTACTCAACGAAAAATGGATGGGATGTTGAAGGTAATATCCAGCTGCTGTACTCCGGCAAAGAAAAGTTATTCCACAAGCCAATTATGATCAGCACGTGGCAGTCTATTACTGCTATGATGAAGAATGATCCGGATAACTTCTCGAACCTAACATCTAGCGTAGACGTAGCCCTATTCGATGAGGCGCATACTTACAAGGCAGCAGCAGTGCTAGCGACGATGGAAAAGTTTATCAAGACTGCTTGGAGAACTGGTACCACTGGAACTATTGATAACAACAAGATCAATGAACTAAGTCTTATTGGATTGATGGGGCCAATCTATAAGGTCATCACGACGAAACAATTGATGGATGCGGGTCAGGTAACTACCCTAAAGATCAAAGCATTGATGCTACAACACCCAGAAGAACTACGTAAGCAGCTGAAGGGTATGAAATATGCCGAAGAGATTGCGTATCTTGTTGGATGTCAGGAAAGAAATAAGTTTATTGTTAACTTAGCGAAAGCCTGCTCGGGTAACACTCTTATTCTATTCAACTTCGTGGAACGCCATGGAGCAGTTCTCAATGATATGATCTCCAAGAAACTGGATGGTTCTGGCAGGTCTATATACTTTGTACACGGTGGCACTGATGTTGAAGATCGAGAGAAGATTCGATTGACTGTTGAGAAAGAAGATGATTCGATTATTATTGCGACGTCATCTCTATTCAGCACTGGTATCAATATGCCATCGATTGCGAACATCATCTTTGCGGTGCCAACCAAGTCTACGATTAGAATTCGTCAGAGTATTGGTCGGGGATTACGCCTGAAGGATGGAAAGACTCACTGTAATTTGTTTGATATCGTGGATGACCTGAGTTGCAAGTCCTATATAAACACCACGATGCAGCATTTCCAGGAAAGAGTCAAGGTCTATGACTCAGAGCAGTTCGAATGGGAATTAGTAAAAGTTCCTCTAAAGACCCAGTAATATCAACCCTGCAGTTGAATTATACCTTGTAAAAAGCAAGTGTAAAATAAACTTTACATCTAAACAATTTATTTTACTTTCTGGCAGGAAAGGGTATACTTGGTTGAGTTCCATAGGAGTACCTCAATGCAAGACAATTCAATCAAGATCGTTCCACCAGTTGATGCAGACAATAAGAACCACTACGTAAACAACGTCAAGTTCTATGAAGAGATCAAGAAATACAAAGAAGCATACGTAATCGCCAAAGAGGCAGGAACGGAACTTCCACGCATTAGTAACTACCTCGGTGAGTGTGTGTGGAAGATCGCGAAGGGTCTTGCAATGAAACATAACTTCCGGAACTATTCATATCTTGAAGAAATGATCGGTGCAGGAGTTGAGACCTGTATCAAGAATATGCATTCATTCGACCCAGCAAAGTCTCAGAATCCTTTCTCATACTTTACTCAGGCTTGCTTCTATGCATATATCCACATTATTCAGAAAGAGAAGAAACAAAGCGCGATCAAGAAACGTCTAGTCCTTAGTTCAGCGATTGACACATATGAACTACAGAAGCATGATGAAGATGGTGAGTTCGCACTACCATTGATTGAATATCTTAATAGTCTTGGTGGTGAGGATGAACCAAAGAAGAAGTCAAAGGTAACTACGGAGGTAGGTGCTCTTGATCAATTCTTCGGAGAAAATAAATGAAGTACGTACTTCTTGGTGATTGCCACCTGGGAGCACGCAATGGCAGTTCACGATTCTCAAAGCACTTCAATAAATTCTTCACGGATGTTCTGTACCCATACATAATTCATAATGGCATTGATACGATCATTCAGTTGGGTGATCTGTTTGATAATAGAACCAATCTTTCATACAAAGCATTCCACGCCTGTAAGGATCATTGGTTCGCTCCACTTGATAACATCGGTATTGAGATGCACGTGCTGCTAGGCAATCACGATATCTACCATAAGAACACTCTTGAGATCAATAGTCCAGAGTTACTCCTTGGTCAGTATGAGAATATACATGTTTACAATAAACCATTTACTATCTCTGAATTTGGTGAGCCAATTTTTGACCTAGTTCCTTGGATCTGCGCTGACAATGAAGTTGAGGTTCTTGAGTTCATTGGCAGAACAGACAGAGCCAAGTATTGCATTGGGCACTTTGAGATCGCTGGTTTCTCAATGTATCGTGGTGGCGAGATGCTATCGCATGGATTATCTCCTGCACTCTTTGATGGCTATGACAGAATGTTCTCCGGACATTATCACCACAAATCAGAAAATGGAAATATCCTCTACACAGGAACTCCATACGAGATCACCTGGAGTGACTTCGCTGATCCAAAGGGATTCCACGTAGTAGATACAGATAAAAATACCGTGGAGTTTATTGAAAATCCATTTACTATATTCAGTCGTGTAGTGTATAATAATGGTTGGTCAGGTGATATCTCTTCTCTTTCCGAAAAGATTGTTAAGTTAGTTGTTCAGGAGAAGAAAGATCTTTTCCTTTATGATCGTTTCGTAGACAGTCTTAAATTAGCTGGCGTATATGAGTTGGCTATCATTGAGAATCTCGATGAGTTCAAGGATGGCGAAGTAGATGAGAATATTGACCTCGAAGATTCCAATGCTATTATTGAGAATTACATCGATGGTATCACGACCAATCTCAATAAAGATAAAATCAAAACATATATGCGTTCACTATACAATGAAGCACTTACCCTATGATCGTATTCAAAACAGTTAGTGTAAAGAACTTTCTTAGTTATGGAAACTACGATACTAAGTGGTTTCTTGATAAACATAACAGCACTCTTATCGTAGGCAGGAATGGTCATGGTAAGAGTGTTCTCTTGGACGCAGTGTGTTTCGGTCTCTTTGGTAAACCATACCGCAATATCAATAAACCGCAATTGGTTAACTCAATCAACCAGAAAGCCTGTGTTGTTGAATTAGAGTTGATCGTCAATGGCGTTGAGTACAAGATCATTCGTGGTATGAAGCCGAATGTCTTTGACGTATACTGTCAAGGCAAGATGCTAGACCAGGAAGCAGCGATGCGAGATATGCAGACGTATCTTGAGCAGCAGGTTTTGAAACTAAACTTCAAGACATTCTGTCAGGTAGTTATCCTTGGCTCAGCTTCGTATACTCCATTTATGCAACTTCCTGCTTATCAGCGCCGAGAGGTAGTTGAGGATGTTCTGGATATCGGCATCTTTAGTAAGATGAATGGTTTGTTGAAGGATCGAATAGCAGGCACCAAGGAAGAACTTCGCATCATTGAAGTTAAAGTTGACGCAGCAAAAAGAGAAGCGCAGGCACAGAAACGTATTATTGAATTGATCGAGAAGAATAAGACTTCGCGTATCTCTGAGATCAATGGTGAACTAACAACACTACAGGAAGAACTGGGTGTAGTAATGAGTTCGCTATCTGATCAGCAAGTACCAGACTACGTTTCAGCGAAGGCTCTGCGCGAAAGATATATTGCCATTGTTGATAGCATCGATGAACTAAAGGCAACTGCTACACAACTAAAGACTAGGCTTGCGAGACTTGAGAGTCTTGAAGAATGCCCTACTTGCATTCAAGGAATCTCTCATGATCACAAGACAACTATCAAGACCAAGTTTGAGGAAGAATGTGAACAGATTGATCAGAATCTCAATGAACAATATCCATCATTGAAAGAAGTCGGTGGTCTCTTGCAAGCAGCAGAAAAAGAGCAGGGTAATTATGAAACAACAAAGGAAACTCTAACTCAGAGTAAGTCTGATCTAATCAAGTCGATCAAAGGCAAACAGGATCAGATCGAAAAGATCAAAGAAGATTCTGGTGACGTAGATACTGAGAAAGAGAAGATGAAGGCAATCGCCGCTGAGGCATTACAGTTCATCTCGCGTAAGAATGAGTTGTCAGAAGAAAAGCAACTGCAGGAAGTTTCGCAAGTTCTGCTGAAAGATAATGGTATCAAGACCGCTATCATTCGTGAGTACCTTCCTGTGCTCAACAAACTCATCAACAAGTATCTGACTGTGTTTGACTTCTTTGTCAACTTCAATCTTGATGAATCATTCAATGAAGTAATCAAGAGTCGAGGTCGGGATGAGTTTAGTTATGCAAGTTTCTCTGAAGGTGAGAAGAAACGAATCGACCTGGCTATCCTGTTGGCTTTCCGCCAGGTCGCTGCTATGAAGAATAGCGCAAAGGTAAATCTCCTGATCTTCGACGAAGTACAGGATAGTTCTTTGGATCTGGATGCTCGTGCCAAATTCAATGATTTGTTGGACTCTATGGCTGGTTCAAATGTGTTTGTTATCTCACATACTGACACTAGCCCTGATGCCTATGATGCTGTGATCAAAGTAGAGAAACGTGGTGATTTTAGTCAATATGAATATGTTTAAGGAGAATGATTATGCAAGTACAAGGAAATGAAGATGGATATGCTCTGACTGGGATGAGTATGATTCATCTTGAACTTATTACTTCTTTACTTTATCGAGTTCGGCTTGGTGAGAGCGAGACTAAGATCGCTGCCTATGAACTTCTACAGGTGCTGGAAGAGTTTAAAGTACTCCCAGTGTCCTGTTCCCATGAGTGGCCAGAAGATCATTGCACTATCGAAGTCTGACTTTACTTTTATTCAACTTCGAGGTATAATAACTTATCGAAAGTTGAAAGGAAAGAATTGGAAGCGAAATCGTTAGACCTCTTGAGCAAACTGATGGCCAACGAGAACATCACTGTTCTGCGCCAGAAAGTTCAGACAGCCTCTTTTGACCTGAAGAGCAGAACTCTCAGGTTGCCGACCCTCGTTGGAATGTCTCCTGCCGAAGAAACGGTAATGGAATTCCACGAGGTCGGGCATGCTCTGTTTACTGGCGAAGAGTACATAAATCTGGCCAAGAAACAAGAGAAAAAGAACTTCAGCTCCTACATGAACGTCCTCGAGGATGTGCGTATCGAGCGACTGATGAAGCAACAGTATCCTGGTTGCCGCAAGGACTTCTTTGCTGGCTACAAGGTGCTCAACGAGCGTGACTTCTTTGGCACTGCCAATCGCGATCTCAATGAGTATGGGATCATCGACCGCATCAACCTGCACTTCAAGGTAGGGTTCTCCTGTGGCGTAAAATTCACTAAGGAAGAGCGTGTATTCCTGACTGCTGCAGAAAACGCAGAGACTGTCGAGGACGTGTATGACCTCGCCCTGCGTATCTATGACTACGCAGCTACTGAGAAGAACAAAAAACAAGAAGAACAGGGTAACGACATCGAGTTCGGTGAAGGTGACTCAGATGAGTTCGGCGACGAAGAATATGATTTTGACTTCGACGACGATATGGTAGAGGAAGAAGACGCTGAGGACGCCGACCTGCCTCCGATGGATGATGGAGTCAATGAGGAGAAGGACGAAGAAGAAGCAGATGATGAAGACACTGCTCCTGCTCCTCAGACGCAGGACAGGTTCAATGAGAAGGTTCAGGCGAACACCAACGTTAATGGCTGGGACTTCATCTATATCGAACCAAAGAACTACTATGTGCCGAAGTTCATTGGGTACAAAGACATTGTGGCTGAATTCCGTGCTGCTGACTTCGGTGGTATTGAGATGAGTTCATATCGGAAAGAGCAGTACGTAAAGTTCCGTGCTGCTAACCAGAAGTCTGTCTCGCACCTTGTTAAGGAATTCGAGATGCGTAAGGCTGCTCAGCGTTACTCGCGTACGCAGGTTGCCCAGACTGGTTCGTTGTCTATGAGCAAACTACACCAGTACAAGACCAGCGAAGATCTGTTCCGTAAACTGGACGTAATCACCGATGACAAGAACCACTCTTTCCTGATGCTTCTGGACTGGTCTGGTTCTATGCAGAACTACCTGCAGGATTCGTTGGGTCAGGTTATTACTCTGGCATCATTCTGCCGCCGAGTGAACATTCCTTTCCAGGTCTGCGCATTCAGTGACTCTAGGAATGCAGATATTACCTACAATGAGAACAGCTTCGGGAAGTATAACGATGCAGTGAATGAGCCAGGTCAATTCGGTGTGATCAACGGAGATATGATCAATATTCTGAATTTCCTCGATTCGAAGATGAGCAACTCAGAATTTGATTTTGTTTGCGAAATGCTGTATACGTTTCGGTTTACGCAGTTCGCTGACTCTGCTCTGTCATTCAAGTATCGCCTCGGTGGTACTCCATTGATCGAGTCAATTGCCTGGTTGTATGACTACATCGATGAGTTCAAGAAGAACACCAAGGCAGAGAAGATGACTGTGATTACGGTGACCGATGGCGAAGGTCAAGGTATTTCGTATAAGACTACTGATGCTACTTATTCGATGAAGAAGATGCTGCGTTGCCCTAAGACTGGTCGTGTGTATGCCTGCAATCATCGCACTGAGACTCAGGGCAATATGATGGATATGATCAAGTATGCCAATCCAGATGTTCGATTCATTGGTTTCTTCATCGCTGGTGGTATCAAGAATGTTCGGAGCTTCAACTATCAGAATAACATGAAAGTTTCGGATCCTGCAGTAGTTATGCGTAAAATGAACAAAGACTACTTCTTTGAGTATCCTTCGACTGGTTACCATAAAATGTACATTATTCCCTCGCAGACTGGGAATATGGAGTTCAATACCCATGGGATTGACAAGGATATGTCTGCAGCGAGGATTGCGAAGTCTTTCAGCTCGTCTATGACGTCGATTATCAAGAGTCGGGTCGTTCTGACGAAATTCATCTCCGAAATTGCTTGACTTTTATTCAGTTTCGAGGTATAATAACTTATCGAAACGGAAAGGAAAGAAAAATGGAATACCAAGAGTTTGTTGTCTACGGTGATCATTGCTTGGCTGAGTTGGCTCTGTATGACTATAGCCTGGATCATCCAGACAGCTACAAGGATGCGAATCCTACTGCGGAACTTCATGGTTTCTTTCCTGCCTTTGTAGGCTATGACCTTGCTTGACTTTTATTTGAAGTTCAGGTATAATATATTATTGTTTATTTTGTGATGGAGTTTAATATGTGGCTTTCCCGATTCAATTCTCAAGAATTTGAGATTATCCGTAAGATGCGCCAGCTGGATACGGTGTTCTCTGAGACTGGCGAGTTCAAGCCAGCTCTGATCAAGACTGCGTGCGACGCTCTGGGTGTTCCCCCGAAGTGGTCTATTCGTGACAAGAGTCAACCTGTTAGCCGTGGAGTGTATCTTATGCATGGTGATAGTTCTGAGAATGCTGTGAAGCAATCTGAGCCAGAAGCAGCTCCTGCTATGATGGCTGCGGTCGAACGTAAGGTCGTTCCGTTCAAGCAGTCAGCTGTGCGTCAAACCCTGGTCGGCGCAGTCCCTCCAGTAGATCCTAAGTATGTTCCATTCGGTAATTACAAGAATATTGAGAAGATCATCAAGTCGCGGAAATTCTTCCCTGTCTTGGTGACTGGTCATAGCGGCAATGGTAAGTCTACTACCATTATGCAAATTCACGCTAAGAATGATATGCCTATCATTCGGCTGAATATGACCAAGCGCACCGATGAGGAAGTACTTATCGGTAGCAAGACCCTCGTAGATGGTAACGTCGTAGTTATCGAGGGTCCGATCCTGATCGCTATGCGTCAGGGTTGCACTGTGTTGCTCGATGAGGTGGATGCCGCTGAGAGCAATACGATTATGTGCCTCCAGTCTATCCTGGAAGGTAAGCCATACTACTTCGCTGCGATCGGCGAGTATATCAAACCAGAAGTTGGTTTTAACATTATCATGACTGCTAATACCAAGGGTCAGGGTTCAGAGGATGGTCGGTACATCGGTACCCAGATCCTGAACGAAGCCTTCCTTGAGCGAATCGCCTTTACCTTCGAGCAGGAGTTTCCTTCTCCTGCTGTTGAGAAGAAGATCGTGATGAACATCATGGAGGAGAATGGATGTGTTGATGAAAAATTCGCCGAAGAACTCGTCAAGTGGGCTGATGCGATTCGTCGGTCTTTCGCTGATGGTGCTGTTGACAGTCTTATTGCTACTCGCCGTCTTGAGCATATCGTTCGCGGGTTTTCTCTGTTCAAAGATAAGAAGAAAGCAGTCGAGCTGGCAGTGAATCGTTTTGATTCTATGACCAAGCAGGCATTCTTCGAACTCTTCGATAAGATTAGTTCTGAGGATGTGGTTCCTGTAGTTTGTGCTGCTATTGACAGTGATGTTGACCTTGACGCTCCTCCATTCTAATCATGCTTACATTTAACGATCTCTCCACTGCCCAAAAGAAATGGGTGTATATCGTGAATCACTTCCACCCAGAGGTGACTACTGAGATTACATTCAAGCAGATCAATGACTTCCATGAGGAGTTTATGGCTCTTCGCCAGAAAGATAAGAAGTATAAGGTCGGTCTCCCACTCTGGTTGATTGGTCACAATACGATTCGTCGTGGTGTTTACTTCTTTCCTGCTGAGGCAAATACATTGGCTCCTGCTTCCTCGAGACCAGTTCCCGTGAAGACTGCTCTGCTCGAAGAATTTAAGCAGGAATTGATTAAATACGGTATAAAATAATTTTACTTATAAAGTAAACCACGCTATACTATATCTTTGGTTGAGTAAGGTGTTCGGGCTTACTCTGTTAAAACCATTATCTCCCGAAAATTTTTGATTGGAAATTTTATGACTAAAGCAAAGACCCCTAAGACCAAGACCGAACAACTCCTGACCGCACTTCGCTCGGGCAAGGAACTGTCGGCAAAGGAAATCCAAAAGAAGTTTGGTTTCGCCAACCCATACCGCGCCATTGGTTATCTGCGTGAGAAGCGTGTCGCAGTGTTCAGTGATCCTGTTCCTATGCGCGATGGCACGACTGTCACCAAGTATAGCATCGGCGTTCCAACGAAGGCAATGCTCGCTATGGGTTTCACGCAGTAATTGAAGGGAAGCAACGATGACTACAATCGGTAGAAAGTATGATAGCGGGAAGCCAGAGTTTTCGTTGCTTCCACCCTGGGCTCTTGAGTCCGTGGCGAAGGTTCTTACATTCGGTGCTGAGAAATATGATATTGACAACTGGAAGCATGTAAGCAATGGTGAATATCGGTATCGGAATGCTGCGCTCCGTCATATCAATGACTATGTCAAGGGTGAAAAGACTGATCCAGAGAGCGGATGTAATCACCTTGCTCACGCTATTTGCTGCCTTATGTTCATTCTGGATGCAGATGAATCTGGTCAAGCACTAGCACCAGCAGAGAATAAAGCAGCTGGTCCAAAGTGGTTTGATGTTTCGCAAATGAATATCAACTATGCATTCTCTACTCCTCCTGCGAAGGAAACTCTGTTTCCCTTTATTTCTGATGTATGCCTATCGCCTACTCAGGAGGTTATGAGGTATGATAGTGTAACTAGTAATACAGATACATACAAAGCGAATTATGAGTTCCAGAATCGCAGTTCAGTTCATCTGGCTGGTATCGCTAGGCCAGTTGGCGCAGTTGGCGCAGAATGAAGTAATCTGTAATTAAACAATAAGGAAAATATGAAAATTTCAAAAGAGACCGTGCAGATCCTGAAGAGTTTCAGCGGTATTAACTCAAACATTATGATTCGGCAAGGCAATCGTCTTGCTACTATTAGCCCACAGAAGAATGTGATGGCAGATGCTGCAGTTGCTGAGACTTTCCCAGCTGACTTCGGTATCTATGATCTTTCTGAGTTCCTCGGTGCGTTGTCGCTGTTCGATGATCCGGATGTTAGCTTCGAAGGTAAGACTGTCTTGTTGAGTGAAGGTAATGATAGCATTCGCTATTACGCAGCAGATACTTCTGTTCTGACCATTCCTCCGGAAAAGAAGATTACCTTTCCAACACCAGATGTTGATTTCGTTCTTCCTGCCGCTGTGCTTACGAAAGCAATTCGTACTGCATCAGTTCTGAAGGCAGCAGATGTTAGCGTTGTTGGTGAGAATGGTGTTCTGAAGATTGTCGTCGGTGATCTGAAGAATGCGACTGCCAACAGCTACAATGTTAATATCGGTTCTACTGATATTACTTTCCGAGCTAATCTGAAGGTCGATAACCTGAAGATGATTCATCAGGATTATGCTGTGTCAATCTCTTCGAAGAAGATTAGTCGATGGGTCGCGACCAGTGGTGATATGACTGTGTTCGTTGCTCTGGAGAGTAGCTCGACGTTCTAAATTATTTTGATTTGCAGGGCGACTGGCGTATGATTGCACAGTCGCCCTTATTTATTATGGAGTATTGAATGTCAGATATTAACATGATGGTTTGGTCTGAGTTCTATCGACCAACCACTATTGAAGAGTGCATTCTTCCAGCTGAGACAAAGAAGTCTTTGATGGAAGCAATCGCATCTGGGAATGTTCCCCACATTCTTATGTATGGTCCAGCGGGTACGGGCAAGACTTCTGCCTGTCGTGCCATCGCTAATGCACTTGGTGCTGACCTAATGTATATCAATGCCTCTCTTGAGCGCAGTATTGATATTATTCGTAATCAGGTTGTTTCGTTTAGTTCCTCTGTGTCATTCTCTGGTGGTTTGAAGATCGTTCTCCTCGATGAGTTCGATGGTATGCCTCCACTTCAGCAGAATGCATTGAAGGGTGTTATTGAAGAGTTCCCGAATGCCAGGTTCTTCTTTACTAGTAATCACGTAAATAAGATCATTGATCCGATCAAGTCTCGTTGTGTAAATATCAATTTCAAGATTGATAATGCAGAGAAGCCAAAACTTGCATCTAAATTCTTCAAGAGAGTTACGCATATCCTCAAGGAAAGGAATGTTGAGTTCCAGACGGATGTGGTCGCGGAACTAGTCACTAAATACTTTCCTGATTTCCGCCGAACTCTGAATGAACTTCAGCGTTATGCTATCAGTGGTAAGATTGATTCTGGTATTCTGTTGAATCATTCTTCTGAGACGTTCAAAGAATTGTTCAATGCGATTCGTGATAAGAACTTCAAGGATCTGCGTAAGTGGGTTGCTTCGAATACTGATATCGACCCACAGGTATTGTTTCGTGATATCTATGATAATGGAAATGATTTGTTCGAGCCGAACTGTCTACCATCGATCATTCTGATCTTGGCTGACTATTCCTTTAAGGCAACCCACTCAGTTGATGCAGAGATCCTTGTTACTGCTGCGATGACTGAAATTATGATGATTGCGAAGTTCAAATGATGGAAGTACTTCTTTATTCTACAATTTTTATTATTGCTGTCGTCATACTTGAACGGTATGGGCAATACTGCTATAAACTTGGTGTGATGAGTTCAAAGGGTGCTCTGAATATTCTTTGTGAAGAGACTAAGGATGGGTTTATCTTCTATAATCTATTGACAGAAACATTCATCTGCCAGTCAACTGCATATGATGAGGGTGTTACTATGCTTAAACTAAAGCACCCATCTATTGACATTGTTGTTAGTATGGCACCTATGCGATCCAGGATAATTGATGAAACCATTTGAATATGTCAACGCAATATGCGCATCAAGGGATGACTACTGGGAGGATGGTGTATCTGAATCTGAGTATGAGCCATTCCTAGTCAATCGTGCTCTCTCGCATCACTATGATACTGTGATGTATGCCCAGGAAATGAATGCCAGGTCGCACATAAGTAAGAAGATGCAGTATGACTTCCTACGTATCGGTGTTCAACCAAAGAAGAAGCGATTTGCGAAGTGGGATAAACAGAAAGATGAGAACATTGAGTTGATTCAGAAGGTATACGGAGTCTCATACAAGACTGCGATCTCCTATGCAGCTATATTAAATAATGATGATTTAGAAAAACTAAAATCATCATTATGTAAAGGCGGATTGGGAAATGCAAAATAATTATGCGTTAGATGTGTATGTAGAATGGACTCCGGAGAAAATGCTCGAGGTGAATATCACTGACCCAGATTCGTTTCTGAAGATCAGAGAAACTCTTTCTCGTATTGGTATCGCTAGTAAAAAGGACTTCATCCTTTATCCGTCTTGTCATATTCTACACAAAAGAGGGAAGTATTATATCGTTCACTTCAAAGAGATGTTTGCGCTTGAGGGTAAGCAAAGTGACATTACTGTTGAAGATCTTGTACGAAGAAATACCATTGCTAAATTGTTAGAACAATGGGGTTTATGTAAAGTTATTCAAGAAGATATTCCAACTACCAATATGTCAAACATTAAGGTAGTTCCTTACAAAGAAAAGAGTAAGTGGACTTTCAAACCAAAATTCATGATGCTGACAGACCGAATTAAACAACGTCAGAATCAAGAATCGGATGACTAATATGTTGTCCGTATGCGCTCGCCGAAAGGGAGCATCCTCAAACTTTGCCGAAAGGGAAGAAAATGACTGATTTACAAAAAGTGTTTGGTGATATCGTTCGTAGTAGCGTTGGTATGGAGAAGTTCATGGATGCGCATAAGCAAATTGCTGATGTTGCTTCTAAAATGAATTCTCACTTTCCAGCATACAATATCAAGAAGGTCGAAGAAAACAAATATGAAGTAGAACTTGCTATCGCTGGTTACACTATTAGTGATGTCTCGATTGAACTTGAGAAGAATGTATTGTCTATTCGTTCTGAGAAACAAGACCTAGGTGCTCTTGCTGATTCCTTTATCTACAAGGGATTCACCTACAAGGGTTTCAACCGATCATTTACTCTTGAAGATAATGTTCGTGTTGAAGATGCTGAGTTGGTTAATGGATTGCTTAAGATTTATCTTGAGCGTCTGGTACCAGAAGCACAGAAGGCGAAGAAAATTGATATTCGTCAACCTTCAGAGAAGTCTACAAAGACTGTTCTGAATGAAGATGTCTAAAGAGTGAATGATGGGCTGGTTTCCAGCCCATCTTTCCTATGATCAATAAACTAACTATATTTCCTGTGCTTATGCGAGACGATTGGTTGTTTCGCATAAGCATAAGTGACAGCAGTAACATAATGCTTATTGTTCTTAATGTCAAGGATCCGAATATCTTTATGATGCGTTACTTCTCTGATTCAGATGAAGCGATTGCATTTATTGATGAAGCAGCTGCGGGTAAGCATATAGATTATTTTTGAGGATTTATTATGTTCTGTTTAGATATCGAAACGCTCGCGGTTGAAAGCACCGCAGTAATTCTCTCTGTTGGTATGTCTTATGTTTCTAATACAGAACCAAAGAGCTACCAAGAAATTCTTGACAATTCAATTTTCGTTAAGTTGAATGCCAAAGAGCAAGTAGCGAATAATAGATTCGTTGACAAAGATACGGTTGCGTGGTGGAATAAGCAATGCGACTTCGCAAAGGAACGCAACTATTACCCAAAGAAAACTGACTTCTCTGTTGCAGAGGGGATTACTGTTCTTCAGAAATGGGTAAATGAACGAGCAAAGAAAGACGATCTCTGCTGGATTCGAGGTAGTCTTGACCAGATGTGCCTTGATTCGTTGTTTAAGTCAGTTGGCGCAGAACCTCTCTTTAGGTTTAATATGTATCGAGATGTTCGGACTGCAATTGATATTATGTATCCAGAGACATCGAAGAATGGGTATGTGGATGTTGACCCAGAACTATGCCTGGGGTTTGACCGAGATCAAGTCCTTAAGCACTCACCCGAACATGACACTTCATATGATCTGGCTATGATCCTATTCGGTAAGCAGTAAGTTTATTTTACTTCTGACCCAACAGCAGGTATACTTGTACCTGCTGTAATTATTTTATGGAGAAGAATATTGAATGATTCGTTTTATACGAACGTAGAGATCTTCGGTAATACCGTTATGACACGCGAAGTGATCAATGGTGTTCGCCAGAAGTCCAAAGAACAGTGGCAGCCGACGTTGTTTCTCAAAGACAACAACAATACTGAGAGTGTGTTCAAGAGTCTGTATGGCGATCCTGTGAAGGAAATCGTCGCAGGTAATATCCGTGAGACCAAGGACTTCATCAAGCAATATGATGGAGTGGATGGGTTCTCGATCTTTGGTCAGTTGAACTTTACTCTGCAGTATCTCAACAATCGCTACCCACAGGCGATTACTCCAGATATGAATAATCTTTCTATCTGGTCAATTGACATTGAGACGCGCACAGGCGATGAGGGATTCCCTAAGCCAGAGACAGCGAACGAAGAAGTTGTTCTCATTACGCTGCAGAACGTAAAGACCAAAACCTGCTATACATTTGGCAAGGGTACGTATATTGGTTATGCTGGCTATGATTCTAAATTCGTAAGTTGTGCCGATGAGTATTCACTGTTGAAGCAATTCCTGATGTTCTGGGAATTTTCTGACATTGACATCATTACTGGCTGGAACATTGAGTTCTTCGACATTCCTTATCTGATCAATCGAATCAAGCGCATCCTGGGTGAAGATGCAATGAAGAAGATGAGTCCTTGGGGATTCGTCAGCGCAGAGATGCAGTCTTATCGTGGTAAAGAAGAAATGACTGTTGACATCAAGGGTATCGCTATCCTTGACTACTTGGCTCTGTACAAGAAGTTTACGTATACGAAGCAAGAGAGTTATTCTCTGAAGTATATCGCCGCTGAAGAACTAGGTCATACGAAGGTGGATCTTCCAGGTGACACTTTCAATGATAACATCGATCATCACTGGAATGACTTTGTTCATTACAACATCGTAGATACGCAGCTGGTAACTGAACTCGAGGATAAGTTGAAATTGCTTGAGTTGATCATTACGATGGCGTATCAGGCGAAGATCAACTTTACAGATGTGTTCAGTCCAGTAAAGATGTGGGATGCTCTGATTCATAATTCGCTGTTGCGCGAAAAGATCGTTGTGCCGCAGCGTGGGCATACTGGTAGTAGAAGCATCGATGGTGCTTATGTGAAGGAACCTCTCACTGGTAAGTACAACTGGATCGTCAGTCTTGATGCTACCTCGTTGTATCCAAGTATTATGATGTCATTGAATATCAGTCCTGAGACTTTCGCTGGTCGTACTGACATAAATATGGATTCTCTGCTAAAAGATTCAAGCATTACTTCTCCTTACGTTGACTCAGGTGCTGCTATTTCTCCTATCGGCGCAATGTTTACCAAAGAAAAGATTGGTATTCTTCCTCGATTGATTAAGGAAATGATGGCAGCGAGAAAGACAGCAAAGAGTCAGATGCTTGGGCTTGAGTCCGAGTATGAGAAGTCAAAGGATGAGTCATTGCTTCCGAAGATCTCTGCTTTGAATAATCAACAGATGGCTGCGAAGATTGCATTGAATAGTCTTTACGGTGCTACGGCGAATGAAGGTTTCCGATTCTTTAATCCAGATGTCGCTGAGTCAATTACTATCACTGGTCAATACATTCTCAAGAAGATTGAAGTTGCATTGGACATTGCTCTGAATAAGAAGTTCAATACTGGTGATCATAAGTATCTTGTATATGTTGATACTGACTCTGTGTATGTGAATATGAAGCCAGTTGTTGATAAGTTCTTGGAAGGCAGACCAACATCAGATATCGTTCGTGCTCTAGAGAATGTAGCGAAGGATATTCTTCAGAATGAGATCAATAAGATTTGCGCTGAGGTAGCAGATACGCTTGGGTTCTTTGAAAACAAAATCCACTTCAAACTTGAAGCAGTTGGTGACACTGCTATCTGGTGCGCAAAGAAGAAGTATATTGTTCGCGTGCATTCTTCGGAAGGTGTTACTTATGCCAAGCCAAAGTTTAAGGTAATGGGTCTTGAGATGGTTCGTTCATCGACTCCTGCATTCATTCGTGGTAAGTTACGCGAGTCTCTTGTGCAGGTATTTGATGGTACAGAGAAGACCGTGCAGTTGTTTATTAGTGATGCACGTGAAGAGTTTAATAAACTTCCTATCTCTGCCATTGCCTTTCCTCGTACTGCCAATTCCATTGATGAATATGCGGATAGTAATTCGATTTACAAGAAGGCAACTCCTATTCACGTAAGAGGTGTTCTGTTATATAATGAGATCGTAAAGAGGAAGAAACTTCAGAGCAAGTATCCTCTGATAAATGATGGCGACAAGATTAAGTTTATGTATCTGACGATGCCAAATCCACTGAAGGAAAATATCATTGCGATTCCTGCTGATGGAATTCTTCCTCCGGATCTTGGTTTGCATGAGTATGTTGATTATGAGATGCAATTCCAAAAGAGTTTCATCAATGCAATGGATATTGTTCTCCAGCCGATCGGTTGGACTTCTGAAGAAACAAGTTCCCTTGAGAGCTTCTTCGGATAATTTATTTTGTTTTACCCCTGATACCAAGTATACTTGGTCATCTAATAAGGAGATATACCTATGAGTTTGCTTGAACGACTTCGCAAGAATTCAACTATTAAAGATACTGCTATTCTTTCTGATAGCAAGTATTTCACCAAGAAAGATATGATCTCTACCTCAATCCCTGCAATGAATATCGCATTGTCAGGTGAGATTGATGGTGGATTTGTTCCTGGTCTTACTTTGTGGTGTGGACCATCAAAGCATTTTAAGTCCATGTTCTCATTGATTATGGCAAAGGCATATCTGGATAAGTATCCGGAGGCAGTGATGATCTTTTATGACTGTGAGTTCGGCACACCAGCTGCTTACTTTAAGTCACTGAACATTGATCAAGAACGCATTCTCCATGTTCCTATTATGAATATGGAAGAGTTTAAGTTTGATGTTATCAAGCAGCTTGAGGCATTGAATCGCGGAGACAAGGTTATCTTTGTTATTGATTCGCTTGGTAATATGTCATCGAAGAAAGAAATGGATGATGCCATTGAAGGTAAGTCTGTTGCGGATATGTCTCGTGCCAAGCAGATGAAGTCTATCTTCCGTATGATTACTCCATACCTGAATCGTCTGGATATTCCTATGGTTGCTGTCAATCACATCTATATGGAACAAGGTCTGTATCCAAAGGCAATCGTCTCTGGCGGTACAGGTGTTTACCTTTCAGCTGATAACATCTTTATCCTTGGTCGTCAACAAGAGAAGGAAGGTACTGAGACTATCGGATACAACTTCATTATCAATGTTGAGAAGTCCAGGTATGTTCGTGAGAAGTCAAAGATTCCTATTGAAGTGAAGTTCGAGGGTGGCGTCTCTACTTGGTCTGGTCTGCTTGATATTGCTCTTGAGTCTGGTCATGTTATCAAACCTTCAATGGGTTGGTACTCCAGAGTCAATAAAGAGACTGGAGAGATTGAAGATAAGAAGTGGCGTGCAAAGGACACTGACTCCAAGTTGTTCTGGCAGTCGATTATCTACTCGGCTTCATTCCAGGAATACATCAAGAACTCATATCAAGTATCCAATGGTGACATTATCACTGATGAAGATATTGACGCAGAACTAGAGGAAGTTTAATGATTAACATTCGAATTATCGAAAGAGGTATCAATGTCAAGCCACTGCTGGATGAGGTTCTTTCTCTTCCTCCAGAGACTTGGGTCTCTCATGCAAAAGATACAACGCATAAGATAATCCCTATGACTGTTCCTGTCATTTATGAGGGACAAGATACTTCTATCCTTGATTCGAGTGAGACAATCAATACTCCTAATTATTTTAAGTGTCCGAAGATTTTGAATTGGATGCGGCGCAGGAATTTCTATTACCATACCTGGGCAGGAATCTATAAACTTCCACCAGGTGGTATGGTTCCACCACACAAAGATGATAGCGGTGATTACTACATTGATAAGATGCGTTATCATCTTTGCCTTCAAGGTAAGTACCTTTACAAAGTAGAAGGCGATCCAGTTTATACAATTACACCAGGAACTCTTTTCTGGTTTGACTTACAGACAACACATAGTGCTGAGTGTATTAGTGATGATGACAGAATTACTTTGTTGTTCGATCTACCTAGACCAGATACCCTTGTTAATCCATAAGAGAGGTGAATATGATTTTAGATCAAATTGAATTAGTACAGGATGCAGAACCAGACAAGATTAGACCGATTAGAATTATCGAAGGTGAATTTGAAGGTTTGGTAGTTAGGTTTGGGCGCGCATGGTTTCCAGAAACTGGGGAAAATAATCTTTCCTTTGAGATTGACATACTTGAGGGTACAATTGAGTCTGAGCAGGAACCTCGTTTACACGATTTCCTTGGCCAGATCTTAATGGCATTTATCCAAGAAGAAATGAAACGCGAAGAAAGAAACAATGACAAATCTGAGAATTGAAGAAACGATTCTATCCAATTTATTGATTGATGAGGAATACTCACGTAAGGCTACGCCATTCCTCGATGCTGATTACTTTGCCGAAAAGGCAGAAAAGACTTTACTCATGGAGATCAATGGATTCTTCATGAAGTATAACAAGTTGCCTACGAAAGAAATTATTCGTGTGCAACTTGCGCAGAGAACTGATCTGACTGATACTGATCTCAAGAATGCCATTGAGATCGTTGATAACTTTACTGATGAGAAACCAACCAGTAAAGAGTGGCTGTTGGAACAGACTGAGAAGTTCTGTAAGGAAAAGAGTGTATACAATGCTATCCTTCGCTCTATCAAGATTATTGATGGTAAGGATAAGGAACTGAACAAAGAAGGTATTCCGAAGATTCTTCAGGATGCTTTGGCTATTTCATTCGATACTGCAGTTGGTCACTCATACCTTGAAGATGCAACTGCTCGTTATGAGTTCTATACTCGTAAGGAAGAAAAGGTCGCATTCGATCTGGAGATCCTTAACGATATCACCAAGGGTGGTCTGGCAAAGAAAACGCTGACTCTGTTGGCTGCTCAATCTGGTGGTGGTAAGAGTCTCGTTATGAGTCACTTCGCCGCTGCTGCTCTTCGTCAGGGTAAGAATGTTCTTTACATTACTCTGGAAATGTCCGAGGAAAGAATCGCTGAACGTATTGATGCAAACCTACTTGGTATTGACATTGATAAACTGGCTGATCTTTCCAAGGAAGAATTCGTCCAGAAGATTGCTACGATTAGTAAAAAGACTCAGGGCAAGCTGATCGTCAAGGAATATCCAACTGGCTCGGCTCATTCGGGTCACTTCCGTGGGTTGCTTGAAGAGTTGAAGATCAAGAAAGACTTTAAGCCTGACTTCCTGATCGTGGATTATCTTGGTATCTGTGCGTCCTCGCGTATGAAGATGGGTGGTAGTGTTAACAGTTATTCCTATATAAAGAGCATTGCTGAAGAGCTGCGTAGTCTGGCAGTTGAGTATGATGTTCCATTGATCAGTGCTACTCAGGTCAATCGTAATGGCTTTGATAACTCGGATATTGAACTTACAGATACTTCTGAGTCAATGGGTCTGGTCCATACTGCGGACTTGATGCTTGCTTTGATTCGTACTGAGGAACTGGATGAGATCAATCAAATCCTGATCAAGCAGCTGAAGAATCGTTATGCTGATACTGCAATCAATAAACGATTCGTCGTTGGTATCAATCGTTCCAGGATGAAGTTGTTTGATCTTGAGAAGTCTGCCCAGACATCTATTGCTACTGGCTCATCCTTTAGTCCGAAGGGTAAGATGAAGAAAGTTGAGGAGCCAGACGTTCCTCTGTATGATCGTTCGAAGCCAAGACCTACGGACTTCGGTGGGTTCAAATTCTAAAATATATTTCAATTTCCCTGAAAAAACTCGTGCAATTACTCTAAATAGATGATGACCAAGAATTTACCAAAACCCTATTATGTAAGCGAAATTCTCGCTGGTGGAGCAACACACGAGAATGATGCGACGAAATTTGGTGCCATGTAGGGTTGGCTCTGATTAAAAACAAAACCCTACTTCGGTAGGGTTTTGTCATTTTGGGGATTTTACTTTTATTCAAGTCTCAGGTATAATTTCTTTATGGGTTGAGTGAGGTAGGCGGTTCTGGTTAGTTTAGGTTTGAATCGCTTTACTTTTATTCAACTTAGCGGTATAATATCTTTATCGGTTAGTTGTTGAACTTGCCGATTACTCTTTAAAAATTTGTTGTTTTATGGTTCCAGGGTTCTCCCTGGTGCCATATTGAAATGCATTAGAAAACATAGATGCCTGTGGGTGAGAATCCTAGGCTGGGGTGCCTTCACCATATCCCGTAGTGCATTTCAATATGGTGACATCATAGTGAAGCATAGCACTTCACTGATAAGGAAGTCTGGTCGGCTGTATTCAACTGGCTAGTGCTATGCTTCACTATGATATTTGCTCGATTCGTCTATTGGTTAGGACTCCAGGTTTTCATCCTGGCAAGAGGAGTTCGACTCTCCTATCGAGTACCATAATAAGTGTGTGATAAGACGGTGCGTGATTGCCAGTATCGTAACTTCGAGAGCTCGTCGGTCGAGGGCACACTTATTATGGTACCATATTGAAGCGCATTACGACTGACCAACTTCGGGTGTGGTTAGTTCCAGAAATAGGTCGTAATTGATTTTACGGGCAGTGTGTTTCAATATGGTGTGTTTCCAGTTTCACCAATCTCTCAGTTAAAAGCTGTTGATGAGTAAAGGGTGCGAGAAAATCAAATCCTTCTGGGCAGAACATGCCGCCATATTGAAGTGCATTCAAGCAATGACAGGAGTGGTAGCCCTGTATCTTGCTGGACTAAAGACCTACTACGTCTGAGTGCATTTCAATATGGTAGACAACGGGACGGTAGCTCAGTTGGTAGAGCAGCGGACTTTTAATCCGTAGGTCGTGGGTTCGAGTCCCGCTCGTCCCACCAAAGAATAATGCGGAAGTGACGCAATTGGTAGACGTGCTTGCCTTAGAAGCAAGATTCTGAGAGTTCGAGTCTCTCCTTCCGCACCAATTTATGGGTGTTTTGATGCTATGGCGTGTGCATCCCGAGACTGTAAATCTCGTCCTATTAGGTAAACATTCCTGGTTCGAATCCAGGAACACCCACCAAGATATATTCCTCGATAGCTCAGTTGGTAGAGTGCCGGACTGTTAATCCGTTGGTCCCTGGTTCGAGCCCAGGTCGAGGAGCCATTTAGCGAGAGTGGTGGAATGGTAGACACAGCAGACTTAAAATCTGCCGCTCAATGCGTACGGGTTCGAGTCCCGTCTCTCGCACCAAGTTTTAGGTGATGACCCAAGCGTAAAGTTCCGGAACTGAGAAGCTAAGAAGCGTAAGTGTACAGCTGGTTTCGTACCACCTAATTTGCGACCGTAGCTCAGATGGATAGAGCAGCGGATTTCTACTCCGTAGGTCAGCGGTTCGAATCCGTTCGGTCGCACCAGATTTTTAAGACACGGATACGTAGCACCTCCCTTTCACGGAGATGTATGCTCGTGGCAATTCTATGTAATTCCGTGACTGACAGGAAAGAACCCATATACTGTCAACTTATTTTGGATCTAAAGTGTTCATGGACGCACACCTCTCTGTCTAAGAGGAAGAAGGAGATCGTTACTCCTTAGATCCGCCATGATTAGGGTTTTCCTAAGTGAGAGAAAGGAGAATAAGTCTAAGTGTAATCACTGTAATAAAAATGTAATATTTTGAATGTTTTAGACTAAATACTTGTGGTGGTTGTATTAGCAGTTTCAATCCACTACGTCTCAATTTGTTAAACCGACATTAAAGGTCAAGAAGGAGTACTGAATGTCAGAATTAACGCTAAACAAAATCACCTCTCAAAAAGGTATCCCAATCGCCGAGGCAACTCGTCGCATCGCTGATCTCGGCTGGCAACCTAGCTATGTCCAGGAAGCATCAACTTTCCCTACCGACTATAAGATCGGAAAAGCACCTCGTGACCCAATGAAGCAAGTGCTGCGTTCCTACTTCCCAATGCAGGAAGAAAAGGACAGCCGTGTTTATGGTGCACTTGATGCCGCACTTCGCGGTGATATGTTCCGCAATACCCAGCCACGCTGGATCGAATGGATGAAGTTGTTCCTGGCTATCATCCCTTTCCCAGAAATTTCGGCTGCTCGCTCGATGGCAATGGTTGCTCGTCTAGCCCCAGGTGAAGAACTTCGCACTGGTTTCACCATGCAAATGGTTGACGAGTTCCGTCACTCCACGATTCAGATGAACCTGAAGAAGTGGTATATGGAAAACTACATTGATCCAGCTGGTTTCGATATCACTGAGAAGGCATTCGGTCAATGCTATGCTACGACTATTGGTCGTCAATTCGGTGAAGGTTTCCTGACTGGTGACTCGATCACTGCAGCAAACATCTATCTGACTGTTGTTGCTGAGACTGGCTTCACCAACACGCTATTCGTTGCTATGCCTTCGGAAGCCGCTCGTAATGGTGACTACGCTTTGTCAACTGTATTCCTGTCGGTTCAATCTGACGAATCGCGACACATTGGCAATGGACACTCTCTTTTGATGTCCATCGTCAATGACCCAAGCAACCACCTTTTGCTCGAGCGTGATCTACGTTACGCATTCTGGCAAAACCATGCCATCGTTGATGCTGCTATCGGTACTATCATTGAGTATGGTACGACTGACCGTGATAAGAACAAGGAGTCCTACTCTGAGTTGTGGCACCGTTGGATCTATGAGGACTACTATCGCAGCTATATGCTGCCTCTGGAAAAGTATGGTATCAAGATTCACCACGATGATGTTGGTGCTGCTTGGGATCGTATTGTTAAGAAGAACTACGTTCACAAGACGGCTCAGTTCTTCTCAGTTGGTTGGCCTGTCAACTTCTGGCGCATCGAAGCCCAGACAGAAAAAGACTTCGAGTGGTTTGAACATAAGTATCCGGGCTGGTACGCTGAATTCGGCGACTACTGGAAGTGGTACGAAAAGCTGAGCCACCCTGGTCAGACCAACGTGCTGTTCAATCAGGAAGTTGGCTACTCGTATCCACATCGATGCTGGAGCTGCATGGTTCCTTGCTTGATTCGTGAAGACTTTGTCTATGATGAAGTTGAAGGCGAAGTGTTTACATACTGCTCGGAAGTTTGCCGTTGGACCCACAAGGTCGCTTTCTCCGGTGAATATGAAGGTCGTGCTACTCCAGCAATGGGTCGCTTTAGCGGTAAGCGCGAGTGGGAAGAGTGCTATGATGGTTGGGATCTAGCTGATGCTATTAAGGATCTAGGTTTTGTTCGTCCTGATGGCAAGACACTGATTCAGCAGCCTCACCTGCGCTT